GGTACACGACAACAACGGAACACCAAAAGAGAGCGTCAACGTCTTACCAAAAGAAACGGGCTAACTCTTTGAAGATATAATATTATCGGTTAATCCGACTACGGTTGAATTAACTACAATTGTAGACTACGGTTTACAAAAAAACATAATATTATATATCAGCTCTTTGACAAATAAATATGTAGGTACTTTGAACAAACTGTTGAGTACAGCATATATGATGAACATATGCTTAACACGACTGTTGAGAAACAGTATGCGAATAGAGTCCACCCTATCTGTTATTGTAGGAATGATAATCATATATAGTCAAGGTTCAATAAGTGTAAAAAAACTATATATTTCATTAACGGTATTCATCACTATAGCTATAACTATAACTATAGTGACGAACGGTAAGAAAAAACCGATATCAAATCAGGCATTACGATACCTAGTAGCTATGGTGGTTGACTTGTCCCACACGTGACACATAGTGAAGAATAAATGTATCAGTCTAACCTTGTATTAACCGTGTGCAAAAATTGGAAGATTACATAGGGGGGAAACTCTCCGATTGACTATAGAAAAAGATACTATAATCTCAAAGATTATGGTATCTATATGCTGATAAATCTATAATTTGTCGGTATATAGATACCATAAACAGGAGGTGATACATTATTTACTGTCATTTCTTTTATGCTATGATTGTTTGTGAAGCTCAATCACGACATCTTGACAACGGTTTTAGACTTTGTACCGATAAACAAAGTCTTTTCACTTCAAAAAAAAAATTAATATGCCTACTAAATAGGCGAAAGAGAGGTACATTATGGCAAAAACTTATGTAAAAACTAACAATGAAGTTACCCTTGAAAAGGGTAAAGTCAACTTTTTCTCAACGTCTAAAAGCTTCACGGAAGCTGTAGACAACTATGCGAATGGAGTATGCAAGGTGGCTTGCATAAACAAAGCCGTTAAGGCTTCCGTCGCAGCCCGTCGAACTTTGATTACGGAGAAGCTTACAAGAGCGTCTAAAGAGACGTTCATCAATCAGACAGCTCTTGACGCCGAAATCAAAAATCTTAATAACGAAATTGAGGCTATTTATGTCCTTGCTTCAAGCAAGATAGCCGAGATTAATAGGTCAAAAATGACCATAGGCGATGTTGATACCAACATGTATTATGCCTATAAGGAATATCAAGAGGGTACTCTTGACAAAAAAGAGTATGTTCGTGCTATTGCCGAATGGTTCATTGCCCATAATGTAAAAGCTCACGTTGAAACAATCAACGCTATTATTGCCGACATCGGCAAGAAAAAGGCGTCAGGTAGTCAGATTATCAAATCAGAGGGTAAAAACTTTGTGGCTGTCTATGCAAAAAAACCTTACATAGATTTGTTTTATAGCGTCCTTGCCGATATGATGGCAAAGGCAGGAGTCATAAAACCCTTTGACTTCTCTTTGGATTATTTAGCATAACTATGCTTTGGAATTTTCTCACTCATCACACTACGCCTATATGGATTAACGTCTATACGGGAGAAGTTATTAACACACTTGCAAAAATCTTCTTCCATATCAGGGGCAATGAATGGGTGCCATTAAAGTACTATAACATATGCTCTGAATCAATGAACTAAAAGGAGAATACAGCGATGAACACAGACATCAATACATTACAATCTCGCATAAAACAGTTGGAAATACAAAAGGCAATGCTCGAAAAAGCTATAGCCTTGCAAGCAATTCGTGCCGACAGAGAAGCACGTCACGCACGAGTAGCAATTATCCAGAATGACCTTGACGCTGTAAAATCTATCACAGTCAAAATAGAGCGAAATTTAGCAAATAATCCCATTCTCGTACTTGACTTCGAGTACGATGAATTGATATAAAGGAGAAACAAGAAAGGAATTAAAATTATGACAAATTCTATTGAAAAGGTAATGAATTTCGTAGCAAGTGGCTCAACCATCAGTTCAGCAATTCTTCAGACTTACTCTACTTCAAAAATTAGATTTCGTTTGAATGACAAGATTTGTAATATGTCTATAGTAGATGCTAACTTGGATGGAAAACTTAAGAATGGATTGTTACGAAATAGAATAACAACGTATGGAGAATTTATTAACGCTATATCCAACAAGCAGCCAATTCGAGGAATGGGCAAAATATCTTTAAAACGAATCTTTTGTCAGATTGTTAATACAGCATGGAATAATATGGACATCAACGAAAGAGCATTGTTCTTGCTTGACGTTGATGAAAGAAATACGGCAAAACAGTAACTTACAATTAAAATAAAAAAGGAGTAAATAATTATGAAACACTATGCACCAGGATCCTTTAATATGATTGATAAAGGATGATTGACGGTTGTAGTGGATTTTATGGGGATGAACTTGAAAGCAATGGCATATTAGACGAGTTACCTATGGAAATTAAATTTATTGATTAATAAGGGAGGATATGTTATGGAATTGAAATTAAAAGGACTTAAGAAGCTCTCATCAGAAACAAAAAATCTCTCAGGATATTATAGTGGAAAATATATACAAGTAAATTATGATCCAAAAACAAATGAAATTTGGGGAGACTATCATTACTCTCTCGGTCATAATACATGGACTGTATATCACGATAAAAATATTATTAATTGCGGCAATGTTTACGAACCTTGCACTATGAAATATTTAATGAACATGGTGCAAGCGGCAATAACTTTATAAAAAAAGGAGATATAAATATGCAAAACTACACAGAAAGCAAAAAAGTACTTGATAAAATAGCAGCAAAATATAGCTGTGCTGGCAATCTTATTATGAAAGTTGCGTTCCAGGATCTTTTAAAGGATGGACAAAAAGCACTCCAAAATGAAGAAGCGTTCGCTGAGAAAATAAAACAGATTAATGATTATCACGATGAACGTGAAGCAAATGGCAAAATTCCATTCATAACAAGAAGCTTAGATATGGCATTTCTAAATTGTACCAAGGAGTTAGCTGAAATTTCAACATATGACTTGCTGATATATATTCAAAAGGAAATGTATTGGTCGCTCGAAGACAGATGAGGACAATGAAGATTACACACATAAATTTAGAATTAATGAGCATGATTTTGAGGAGAAATAAAGTATGGATATTCAAGAAGTTCGTTTAATTGGCATTGCTATTGCTGCAAATTATGCAGCCTGTTTGGAATCAGATAATAAGTTTGATTTCGGAGGCTTTGGCTCAGATAGTATTCCAAATTGTTATCATTATATTAAAATTATTGATGATATTATCAAAATAAAACCATCTTATATTATTGCAATTGATAAAGACAAATATTGGGTAAAAACAGAAGAGTTTCGATGGGATATTCAAAAATCTCTTGAACGGGAATTTACAAAGGAGAATCAAAAATGAATGCTAACTATAAAGTGTTATTTAAAAATGATTTAATTTCAATTGTATGGAATAACGATAGACTTGACCTGCTCGATTCTGACGGGGAGTTTATTGATTATTTCTTCTACGCTGAAGATGAGGGAGATGACGCAGAAGCATTAGCTGACCAGTATGTAGATGAGCTTAAGAATCTACCTGAAAAACGACTGTGTGAATGGATAGAAGGTATATTTGATATCTTTAAAGTCGAACCATTCAGCGGAGACGAAGAAAGGATGAGCGAACTCCGCGAAGAATACGGAGACGAATGGGTAGTGAGAGTTGGAAATACAGCATTGATTATTAGAGAATGAGGTGATTGAATAATGTTAAAGTACAAAGATAAACAATTTGATAGAATATTGACCGAAAGAGAATTGGAACAAGAGTGGATATATGGTGAGTATGATGAAGATTTTGATGATTGGATTCAAGCACTTATTAAAGAAGAAGAAATTGAACTTATTATGGAGGAGAGATAAAATGAATGGAATTTTAGGTACAACAACAATTCAACATGTTACAAAAAAGTTTATAGATAATATCCTAGAAACTGAATGTAATGGTAAACACAAAGAACCATACGGATTATTTTATTACTACTCAATGGATGATAGAAAATATATAGCTATGGACAATTCTGAGGGAGATGCCTGGATGGAAGAATTTGATAGCTATGGTGAGTGCGTATTGTGGTTACTTGCAGTGGTGAATGCTCAGGGAGAGCCGATAGATGATAACGATAAACCTATTAACGAATATTTTAAATAAAAGAGGTGGTAGTTTATGGCAATGATAGATTATGGAGCAATAGCTTTTAAAAATGGAAAGCTCATCTCAACTGATATGTTTACGCCAATGAAAGATATGGTAGGATGGGAAGATGACGAACATGATACATACTACGACTTCGGTACAAAGGAAGATAGATCCCTGCGTCTGAAAGGAAACTACTTTGCGTACATTGGCGACCAAGAATACACCGTGGCATTCTATAAATGCACAATAGTGATGGTACGGAGGATTAACGATGAATTTTGGCACGAAATAGAAATTTTAAATTCCTCAGATTATATATGGTCAAAGTGGAAACATCTTACTAGATACGGCGATATCATAGTAACTAAACGTAATGGTTATTATGTTTGTCGATGGAATTATAAAGGAGACAAATATAAAGTTTATTTTGGATATGGCGTTGATTTTGACTACTATAAAAAATGGCATATAGTTAATTACTATCGTTCAATTGGATACAAGCTAACGAACATAAAATATTGGATTGAAAGAGGGGCAAAGAAATGGCAGCATTAAGACATAAAATGGATGGAAAATACATGTGCATGAAAACTTACAATGATGAAATTGAAGAATATGGAGTAGATTTTCTTTGTGGTAAAGACATACACAGATAAAACAACAGTGATTAATGATATGATTCTTTCACATAAGAATAACAGAACAAAGTGATTATAATATAGGAGGTTATGCAAATGGCACAGTTATTAAAGGTTAGCACAAAGTTGACGGGAAAAATGGAAGGTATGACTGTAATAAGTAGTTCAATGACAAATAACGCAAATTGTCAGAAATTATCTAAGTGTAACGGAACTATTTGTCAGCATTGTTATTCAAAATCGGCACTTAGTTATCGTCCGAACGTAAGAAAGTGTTATGAAGCAAACGGAGAAATTTTGAGTGGTAGTATTATTCCGAAATGGCAGCTACCCTTTATTAATAGTCAATATTGTAGATTTGAAAGCCATGGAGACTTACATAATGCAATTCATCTTGAGAACTTTGTGAATATTGCAAAGAAGAATCCTCATTGTCAGTTTGCGTTGTGGACCAAGCAATATAAGATTGTTCTGGATTATTTTAAGACACATAAACAGCCTAAGAATATGAATATAATTATCTCAAGTTTAATGGTTAATAAACCTATTAATCCGGCACCGTTTGAGGCAATTGGATTGAAAGTTAAGACTTTTACAGTGTGGGATAAGGAGACAGCTAAGAATGTTGAGATAAATTGTGGTGGTAAAAAGTGTATAGATTGTTTGTCATGCTATAAGAAAGGTGGACGAGTAAAGGTAATTAATGAGGTTATAAAGTAAGTGCTATACAGTACAAAGTGATTGATAAACGCAAAAAAATATGATATAATACAATAAAAATATCGGAGGTATGCATCAATATGGAAAATAAAAGTAAAAGTAAATATTGGAAGTTTGTAAATGCTAATCCAAAACATAAATTTACCGATGATTGTGTTATCAGAGCATTATGTATTGCAATGGATACACCTTGGGAAAAGGTGCTAAGAGACTTAACCGAATATTCAGTAAAATATGGAGAGATTATGTTTGTGGCAAATATATATGGTAGATACCTCGAAGATAACGGATGGGTAAAACATAAGCAACCTGTTCATGAAGATGGTACTAAGATAAAGATATCAGAATTTCTCGATAACTTCAAAGGAATTGCCGTTGCGAATGCAGGCAAGGAGCATGTAACACTTTTACTTGCTGGATATGTATGGGATCTCGGTGATTGTTCAGATAGAATAATTGGCAATTATTGGACTAAGGATGAGGATGATGAAGATGAATAAGATAAGACGTCAAAAATTGCAGAAAATTATCGAAGACTTGATAAAATCAAAAAATGAACTTGAGAACGTTATGGATGACGAGCAGCTTTCTTTTGATAATTTATCAGAAGGTCTTCAAGCAACAATGCGAGGTTCAGCAATGGAGGAAGCAATTGATAATTTAGATTCTGCAATGGACTCAATAAACGAAGCAATAGATTACATTTCGGATGCACAGATGTGATATGGAGGAATACAAATGGAAATGATAAATTCACAGCCTTTAGTTGGATTATACGGTAGTTATATATCTCGAACGAAAGCGGTTGGTTATTGTCGTAAACATCACGCTCATTTAACTGTAGCGACACTTAAAAGACATGAATGTCTTAAAAAGAATTGTCATGCACTTAAAAAGCACGAAGAAAATGATTATTGGAGGCAAAGAGAACAGAAAAAGGCAACAAAAAAAGCTAATAAAATATTTAGGGAGGATGTATAGTGGACGCTCTTAAAGATGCGATAAAGAGCCGGGAGTATATAGGCAAGCAAAAAAGAAAAGTATTAGAAAATCAGGATACTAGTAATGAAGAATGCCAGTTACAGCAGCAAGACGTATATAACAACCATTGGAATTATAAATATATGGATCGTCCTGGGACTATGGCAAATGGTACGGCATTATTGTTCTATATTGCCACTATGGTTGGTGGCTGTATTTTTAAGGATAGATATATAATTTGGATTGTGGCAACAATTGTGTATGTAAAATTTAGAACTAGACATCAATAAAAAAGTGGAGGTGTATTACTATGAATGGTAGACTAGAGAAAGAACAAAAGCTTCAAAATAGAATAGAGGAAAAACTTAAAGGGCAACCAGAAATTTTACACACTTATTACACCTATCTTCGTGCAAATAAGAAAGCATTTTCTTCTATTGATGTTTATTTAAATTATGTGATAAGTTTTATGAAATTTGTTACTCATAATTCTTATGATGAAAATTTTTATAAAGTTAATATTGAAAGCATTGAAGAGTATTTGATTTCTATGGAAACGTCAAGAAAAGCAGATGGAACAATTAAACGTATTAATACAGATATTCAGGCCGCTAGATGGAGTGGTCTAAAAAACTTTTATGATTTTTTAGTAAAACGTGGTTATTATGTTTCTAATCCCATTGATAAGACATCGAGACCTAGCACCACTAATAACGAACATAATGTCACCTATCTAACTAGACAAGAAATTAAAAAAATTATGGATGTTGTTGATAAAAATCCATATAAGATTACTGCCGCACGAGATAAAACAATTATTGGGCTTGGATTAGCTACTGGTTTAAGAGCAGGAGCAATTATTGGCTTAAATATAGAGGATATAGATTTTGATAACAATGTTATCCATGTTATTGAAAAACGCAACAAGGTTCGTAATATTGAAATTGGAGAACAAACGGCGGAACTGCTACGTGACTGGATTGCTGTCAGAGGTAGGGCTTTTAAGGATGTTGATACTAATGCGTTATTTATCTCCCAAAAGCACAATCGAATATCTCCTGACGCAATTAATAATATGATTCAAAAATATACTAAAGAAGCTGGTATAGCAAAACATATTACTGCACATAAATTACGTAGTTCAAGTGCAACTAATTTGGCGGCAGCAGGTGTAAGTATTCAAGCAATAGCTAAACAATTAGGACATAGCAATATAGCAATTACACAAAGATATGTTGATGTATTAAAAGAAGAGAAAGAAAAGACAATTAAAGTGTTAGATAATTTGTTTTGATATAGTACAAAATGATTGATAATATTGTATAGTGATGATAGAATAATAAATTGAAAATACCCACAAGGAGTGTGGAAGCGAAATGAATTATACAGCAGAGGTGGAATTAAAAGATTTTTTAGAGGAATATATGCGTAGTAGATTTGATATTGAAGAATCTGTTAAGGCAAAAATATATAAACTTGTATCATATGAGAATCAATATCAAAAATATTTTTATGATTTTTCTAAAGAAGAAGTATTAAATATTTATCGAGAGACAAACACAATTTCAGTAAAGTATTTGCAAAATTTTAATATGATTGCCAAATATTTTGCACGATGGGCAAAGGATAAAAAAGGGTCAGAGATATCAAATGTATATGATGAAATTACTAAAGCGGATTTGATTCCTTGTGTGAATAAGGATAAAAAACGTAGTATGATACTGTCAAGGGAGCAGCTAATAGATATTCAAAATGAATTGCTTAATTGGACAGATAAAGCTATATTAGAATTATTATTTTTGGGGGTAGGAGGACAATGGCTTAAGGAATTATGTTACTTAGAAAGAACACAAGTTAGTTTAAATAATATGTGTATTTACTTTAAAACAGGAAAGGTTGTTCCTTTAGATGAACGTGCATATGTTATTTTAGAAAAATCCCTTCGTGAAATGGAATTAGTATCATATAATTCTACTGATCCGGTAATTGTGCGAAAAGTAAAAAATTTAGGTATCTACAAAATGAATGCGAATGTAAAAGACACATATTCAGACTCAAATAATCCCTCTGATGCCGAGCATCGTTATAGATGGTGCCAGAAACGCTTTATAACAATTCGAAAGTATTTAGATATTAATATGACACCAACAAGTATTCAAGAAAGTGGTTTATTGCATTGCATTAAACTTGAAATGCAAAAAGAAAATATGACATTCAATAATTTTATTACAACTCAAAATTGTAAGAAAATAGCTAGGAGATATGATATTTATTCTGACTTATATCCACAGATTTTAAAAGCAAAATTTGAGCAATATGTATAGTTTGCTAAGGACGTTATTGTCCTTAGCAAGTTTTAGCATTACATACAACACAAAGTGATTATATTATTTTAGCCAAAATTTACCATATATATATTTATTGACAATGGTCTTTTAAAAAATGTATAATCTGAATACAAAATATTATTTGAATTGACAAATGAGGAGGGCAGAAAATGCAAGATTTTTTAACATTATTTAATTCAATCAATAATTCACCAGGACTTATTCATATTTATCATAAGCTATTTGGCGGCAAAAGATATAAAACTGATTGTATTCATATTATTTGCAATGAAGACAAGATAGGAGTGAGGTTTAAGGATCAAGATTTATATATCCCAATGAATGATGTCATCGAGTTTGCATATGACAAAAATGTTTTTTTAATTAAGTCAGACAAGCAGCTAATTAAGGTATTTGTAAATAAATTGTGAATATTATAAAATGACTCTTGACAAAAACGTGAAAGTGTAGTATAATCATTGCAGTACATAAGACAAAGAGGCTAAGGGGGACAGCAATGAGAAATGTCAGATTTGAAACATAATAAGAGTTATTTCCAATGTATATGTGGACACATACATTGTTCTAATATAAATTACAACCAAATTAAAGATGAATTATATATTGATGTATACTGCTCAGAATGTAGGGCAGTTACATCTCATCTTTATGTAGGCAATGACATATTAGAAAGATATGAATTATACGATGTAGTATCGGATGACCGTTATTATACGTATCATATAGAACAAAGTGATTAAAATTTTATATTTAATAAGGAGATAAATATGGCTAGCAAAAGAATTTTTGATTTACCTGTTACAAAAACAGAATTTGTGCTTTCAGGCATAGTAAGTGGCACTGCAAAAAACGGTTTTTATACTGAAAAGGATACCAAAAATGGCTCTAGATTTAGAGCAATCAATTTCGGAGTAGAATTTGCTCCAGGACAGACTGAGTATATATCTTTAAATGGTATGCCAAGACAGAATGTATATTTCTACGATTCGAAGTCAAAGAAAACAGAAACTGTAGCTTGGGCAGATAGAAATGAGTCTCATAATGGACAGTTAATTGGTATTAAGGTTGGTCTTGAAAAAGATGTTGCGTCTGGCAAGAATATCAATCGCAACATGACGGAATATGATGCTTGCGAATATGTTAGAAATCATCTCAAGGACGATGTGCCTATATATATTCGTGGCACAATTGATTTTAGTCTTTACGTTGATAAAGATGGTAATCCTAAAAGAAGCACTAAGTTTGTACCAACGCAGATTTCTCTCTTATCTAAGCCTATAGATTTTGACGCAGATGATTTTCAGCCTACGGCAGATTTTAGGGCTACAATTATTTACCAGGGCATTGATAAAGAGAAAGATGATAAAGATAAGGCAACTGGTAGATTTGTAATTGACGCACTGCATGTTGCTTACGCTGATATCGTTCCGACGACATTCGTTGCTACAGATGGTTCGCTGGCAACGAATATAAAGAAAGGACTCAAGCCTTTTAATTCTATTGAGATTGCTGGTTCAATATCTAGCTTTGTGCCTACTGAGACTGTAGAAGTGGAAGACTCTTGGGGCACTGAGAAAACCACATTTGATAGACCTACTGGTAGAAGAATTTCCGAGCTTGTTGTTAAGAATGCAAAGCCTAGCACAATTGACAAGGAGACTTATGCAGAAGACTCAATTGCTGCGGCGAGAAAAGCTATTGAGGAGAACAAGAAAGCTGATAAGCAGTTCGGTAAAGCTCCTAAAAAGGATGCAGATACATGGGGAACAGCATCAACATCAGCAAGTAGCAATGAACTACCTTGGAGAGATGATGTAAGTAGTAACGAAGATGAGGTAGATTGGTAATCAGTGGAGTAAGAATCGTGTTGTTTGGGTAGGTTTTAGTATCTACCCCATATGGCACAAAGTGATTGAAGAAATGTTTTATAACAGATACAAAGGAGATAGTAATATATGAAAATTAGACAAGGTGGACTAATTAAACCCAAATTGAATATGCTATTTTATGGTGCTCCAGGAACTGGCAAATCTACACAGGCTTTTGAAATTGCAAAATTTAAAAGAGAAGACGGTACTCCGTTTAGAGTTTGGGCCTTTGATATCGAGTCGGGGGGCGCAGATGAAGTGCTTGAAGAACTTGAAATACAGGGGATAGATACAAGAAATGTCTTTGTGGCTTATACTCAGAGTCTTTCAGAAGTAGAGTTGTATGTTAATAAGATAGCTAAAGGAGAAGAACTTTGTTATCTTGATGAGGACGGAGAAGAGACTAACGAGCCAATTCTAGATGCTTATGGAGAGCCGTTCGTTCCCGATGCAGTAATAGTAGATGGAACTTCTGTTTTAAAGTTAACAAATACTCAGTCACTTCTTCAGCTTTCACAAAAAAGGAATCGAATTAAGGCTAAGAATAACGGTGGAACTGCAGAAGAAATTTATGTGGCTACACAGAATGCAGGACTTGAATTTAAAGATTACGCAGCAATGAACTATGCAGGACAAAGACTTGTTCTTTCACTAATGGCATTGCCAGTGCATGTAATTATGACAGCAAGAGAAAAGGAAGAAACCGTATCTTCGAAGAATGCAGATGGGCAATTTGTAAGTACTCCTACGGGAAAAACTCTACCAGACTCTTTCAAAAATGTGGATTATAATGTAAAATCCTTAATTAGAATGTTTAGAAATGACGAAGACCAAGTGTGCTACTCTGTAGAAAAGGACAGAACCAAGACATTTGAAGTTGGACAGGTTGTTGTTAATCCATCACTTCTGGCATTCGAAGAGACCTTAAATAAGGGAGCTGGACGTAAGGAATATTCAATCAGAAATGACCTTGATGATGCTATTCAAAAGGATAGAAAGATTTTTGAAAAGGAAGTGCTTGGTGATCTTGCAAGCGACGACGCACCTAGTACTACCACAGGAGAAAAATCAGCTGAAGAGTTGTATAACGAAGTTTGTAACATTATGAGAGGACTTTCAAAGGTAGAACAGGATAAGAAAAAGTCCGCTCTCGCCTCAGCAAACCTCCCCTCAACCCCAGCAGCAATGAAGAAATCTGACGCAGCAACTCTTCAGGAAATTCTTACAGTTCTCAAGGCATAAATTAAACACTAAATGGGAGCGTGGAGTGATTACTCCCACTCTCATATTTTTTTAGATTTGGAGGGGTTTAATGATTAATAGAATATGTAATGAGTGTAAAAAAAATATTGCTATAGATAAAGATAATATCCCCGATGATATATTGTTTTATAAAAATCAGTACTATCATATAGACTGCTTTAAGAAAATGTGCGAAATAAAAATTAGTAGTCCAAGGGCAAGAATAGCTATCTGGAAACAGGCTTTAAGTGGCATTCCATTGTTTGTTGCAGAGTTTAAATCAAAGATAAATACGCTGATAGACAAAGATAATATTTTTGTCTGGATTAGCAAGGAATATAATATTTCTAAAGTAAATGATAGAGTATTTGAAAAACTCGATCAGGTTTACAAGGGGAAAGTCAAAGGGCAAATCTATGAAATTTCTCCCAAAGAACTGCTTAAAGAATGGAAATATTATATAGATGATTTAAAAGCAATCCATTATCGGCGAAATATAAAAGGTGGTATTAACGCAATCTTGTATGATTTGAGTATATTAGTAGACTGGAATGCAAGATATAGAGAAGACATGCGTAAACGAGAGATAGCGGAACAAGAAAGGGTAAGAGAAGAAGCAACAAAAGAGCATATTGACTACAGTAAGGTGCAAGGTCTCAAAGGAACCCATACACAGGATAATAATGTAAATTTGAGTAATATTCTTGACGATTTTATATAAGATGGCGGTGTGTTTATGAATGAAGAACTTGAACTACAATTATGTTCTACGCAAACAGAAATGATTGTGCTTGGAACATTTTTTAAAGATTCTTTAGTATCTTTTTCTTATACTAGCGTCATTAAAAATGATGACTTTTTCGATAAAGGTTGCGCTTTTTTCTATCAGTTCTTTCAAGATTATATTTTAAATTGTTCTGATACATTCACTGCTGCAAAAGCCAATATGTTTGCGGCATCATCAGAGGTACGGTTACAGGGGTATAAAAAATTTGGTGGTTTTAAGTTCATCGAAGGAGTTATGAGCGTAGCCGTTGAGCAGTATGAGCTAGGCAAATTCGTAGATAAGCTTAAAAAATATAGTTTATTACGTTCACTCAACAAGACCTATGATGTAACAAAAGTACTATCTCATCCTAAGTTCGAGCAATTAACGGCAGATGATTGTGCCAATATTGTTCGTGGAGGACTTGATACTATATGCTCTAGAGTAATTACTGGTCTTGATGAGCCAATAGATGCAGTTGCAAATGCAAGCTCTATTATGGATGAGTATTTCAAAACACCTGCTCAAGGTTATAATTGTGCATGGGATTTTATTACTAAATATTGTAGTGGCATATTACCGGGCGATACATACGGAATTGGAGCTTTAAGCAACTCAGGTAAGGGTAGATCGTTGATTTATCTATGCACACATTTGGCTTTAGTAGAGAACGTTAAGTGCGCATTTTTTGCTAACGAAATGCAGACAGATAAGATGTTACGATGCATTCACGTATCTGTGTTAAATTCTCCGGCGATTCAGAAGCTTTTTGGGCACGAAATTTCTATCACAGAAGAGAGATTTAAACATGGATTGTATTTAAATAGCAATAAAGAAATAATCTATCGCAATCCCGAAAAAGAAACAGTAGAACAGTTCATCAAGCGGCTACAGAATGAATCAGAAGAATATCGCAATGTAAAAGATGCTATGAAATGGCTTGAAGAGCGTAAAGATATGATTTTATTCAAGAATGTTGCGGCGAATTACTCTGATGAGAATATCACACGTTTAGTAAGGCAAACTGTGCGTGTAAATAAAACACAGTGTTGGTTTTATGACACTCTAAAGCATTCGTCTAATTCAGATATGTCATCATGGTCTGATTTTGTAAAAACTACAACGCTTCTGACGGAATTAAATGTTTCTTTGAATGTTGCTGCCATTATGAGCTTTCAGATGGCAGATGCAGCGAATGCTTTAAAGATTGAAGATGTAAATAGTACTTCTGTTGCTACTGCAAAGCATATATTCCATTTATTTTCGAATATGGTCATGATGCTTCATTTGAAGTCTAATCAATATGATGATTACGAAATAGTTAATACTGATAAACCACTTGTGGGTTGGACTGATGAGGTTGCTAGTACACCATTAGACAAAAAGAAGAAATATGTATTATGCAATTTGATAAAAAATAGAAATGGTGGTAAGGATATGTTTGCGTTAGAAGCGGATTTAGATAGGAATGTTTGGCAGCAGGTACCAGGAACGCTCAGAGCTGTCAATAAGCACAAGAGAAATCAACAAGATTGAGAGGATACAAAGATGGAAGTTAAGTATCATATTGGAGCAAGGTTTACATTCCAATATATTGAGATGAATGGACTTCACCCAAGCAACCATTTGAGATAGCAAAAATTTTTATTGAAATTGATAAACATACTACGAATGTAACTTATCAGGTGGAAAATGATTTTAGACCACGGCACAGAGAAGATATGTGCTTTAGATCTATGGAAGAATGTCAAACATGGTGTGATGAACACAATAAAATAGAAAGGAATTAATTATGGGATTTTGGGCAGATTATGATGAAACTGTATCCAAGCTTAAGAAGGGTGAAAAGTTAAACGAGAGGGAAATTGACACTCTTGTGTGGAACGGTGTTAGGGTTGATGAAATCGAAGGTGATAGTAGTGGGTGGACGCAGCGCGTCGGTACTATTATTGAAATTGATGGTGAGCTGTGGAGGATCGATTGGGATAGGGGATTGACAGAGTGTCTGGAGGAAGAGTTTTGGGATCAACCGTATAGAGTGAAGAAGATTGAAAAAGAAGTAACTCGGATTGAAGTTAGCTACGAGAAAGTTTAAAAATGTAATGAACTAAGGAGATAAATATGATTGTAAACGGAAAGAGAGCATTGGCTCATATTGAAAAAGTCACCAATATTAGGCCTATTGAAGGAGCAGATAATATCGAACAATGTTATGTTCTTGGTTGGAATCTGATATGTAAGAAGGGTGAATTCAAAGAGGGAGATCCTTGCGTATATATTGAGATTGATTCAAAAGTACCTGAAAGAGAAGAGTTTGAATTTTTGCGTACCAAGGGATTTAAGGTTAAGACTATGAAGCTTGGTAAGTTTAATTGTATTTCACAGGGACTTGCACTGCCACAGTCTGTGTTCAAAGAATTGGATGGGCTCAGAGAGGGAACTGATGTTACTGATATTTTGGGTATTAAATATTCAGTTGAAGAAGATAATATTAGAAAAAGTAATGGAAATCCTAATGCTAAGTATAAGTTTATGAAGGCACGTCATCCCAAGTTTTTTAGTAACAAGTTTGTTAAGAAATTGATGAAGTATGAATGGTTTAGAAAACTTATTTTTGTTTTTCTCGGAAAGAAGAAAGATGCACCCAAAGGTTTTCCAAAACATTTTCCTTTTATTAAAGTCACCGACGAGGAAAGATGCGAAAATCTTCCGTATATTCTCGAAAATAAAGAACCGTGGATTAAAACGCAGAAGGTGGACGGAACAAGTAGTACCTACATTCTTGAGAAAAAGGGCAAAAAATACGAACAATATGTATGCTCTAGAAATGTAAGACAGCTGACTCCATCGCAGGCAAATTATCATAAAGATATTGATGGTAATGTATATTGGATGATGGCGGAGAAATATCACATATTTGATTTCTTGAAAAAATATCTAGAAAGAAATCATCTTAGTTATGTGTGTATACAGGGAGAAACTGCGGGACCAAACATTCAGGGCAATCCTCACAAGCTTAAAGAAATTTGTTTCTTTGGATACAACCTTATTCGTTCTGATATTGGTAGAATAAATTCTATTGATGCTGCGAAGATTTGTAACAGAAATGGTATTCCGTGGGTGCCGATTGCCGACGAACATTATATTCTTCCTGATACGATGGAAGAATTAAAAAAAGACGCTGATGGTTCTTGTTTAGTTGGAGAAGGACTAAGAGAAGGTTGGGTTTATAGAAGTCTTGATGGTCAGAGGTCATTTAAGAACGTAAGCCGCGAGTATTTACTCAAGAGAAAGGAATAAAAATGAATAGACCTAGATTAATCTTGCTATGTGGAATTCCAGGAAGTGGCAAGACTACATATGCTAAAACAAACGCATTTGAAGATGATATTATCTTAAGCTCTGACTCTATTCGTAAAGAATTTTATGGAGATGAATCAATTCAGAAAAACCCAGTAGAAGTATTTACTACTATGCAAAAGAGGGCTGTGGAAGCATTAAATGACGGACGAACTGTCTGGTATGACGCCACAAATATGACTCGCAAAGATCGGTCTTGCATTATTAATGTATGCCCGAAGTTTGCCAAAATTGAATGTCATATCATATGGGCTCCGATTGAAGTTTGTATTACTCGTGATGCGGCGAGGGAGCGTACTGTTGGCAAAGAGGTGATTGATAGAATGCTTAAGCGTTTTCAGGCACCTTATTACGACGAAGGAATTTCTAAAATTAAAGTTGTTCGTCCTGACGATTTTAATGAAACAATGTACATCAGGCAAGTTTTGAATAGCGCAAAAATTCCACATGATAACCCACATCATACGTTGAGTATATATGATCATTGTATGAAGGCATATTCTTATGGGGTAACAAAAGCATTTGATTGGGACGTGTACAGTGCTGCGCTCTATCATGACATAGGAAAACCTTATGTAAAATCATTTCGAAATACAAAAGGAGAATTGTCTGATTCAGCACATTATTATCAGCATCAATGTGTTTCGGCTTATATGATATATGGTCTTGGTGAATCTGCGATAGAGATAGCATGGCTTGTATCGACACATATGGATCCGTTTTTAGATACAAGGTATTATAACAGGTTGTCACCCTATCTCAGAAAGATGATTGATGAATTGCACGAATGTGATTTATCAGCTCATTAAAATATTTGTATGTTGTGCATATTGACAGGGCAAAATAATTATGATAGAATACAGCAAACAGAACAAGGTGGTTGTCTGTGAGATTATAAAGGAGTAGTATTTATGGAATTATATGAACCTACAAACAAAAAATACGTTCATATTGTTAAAATTTCTAAAAAGGAAATTGACAAAATTGGCATTGAAATAGGGCAACAGCCTCGCGAGACATTACAGTCTTTCTACGATAGGCAGGCTAAAAAACCCAATTTAGTTACGAATCTTGGGCTCTTCGGCATGAATAGTGCTGGTTTACCATGTTTTTCGTTAGTGAGCAATCATCAACAGTATGCATATGACGGGTTACGAACCGAAGGCTTTGGAATCACTGATTCCAATGAGCTTTTATATGGGCGGCATAAAGAACGAGAATGGAAAGATTTTTGTAGTGCGTACCCGATGCTTATTAAAGAGGGTAAGAAGACTATCATTACATATGCGACAGAACTGGCATACAAAACAAGACGTACTTGTATAGGATATGATGCGAATTATATTTATGTAATTTGCGTTGACTCTCCAGGTATGACTTATGACGAACTTCAAAATCTTGGATTATCTCTTGGTTTGAGTTTTATGTTAAATGCTGATGGTGGTGGTTCGAGTCGTATGATTTATGATGGCAAGACCATTACGAATGGATTGGAAAATAGGGCAGTTGATAATATGTTGGTAATTTATCTCAAAACATCTTCGAGCACCACGCCAACCAAAAATCCAATAGAAATGAATAATAATAAAGGAGTGGGTAAAGTGAATATTATTGAAGATATAATTCCACAGAAAGGTGGAAAAGTTAGACCAGGAGATGTGCGACAAAAGAAGTGGATTGTAATTCACGAAACAGGCAATTCATCTAAAGGTGCCGATGCAAAGAACCATTCTACTTATTTAAAGAATCTTGCCAAGGCAAATACAACTTATGTCTCTTGGCACTACACCGTTGACGATCATGCAATTTATCACCATATTCCAGACAACGAAATTGCGTATCATGCTTCTGATGGTAGAGTAGAGGGTGGTGGTAATATGGCATCAATAGGCATAGAAATCTGCGTCAACTCTGATGGAAACTTTGACAAAGCTAGAGATAATGCTGCATGGCTTACTGCAAAGCTTCTTAAAGAACATAACCTAACTATTGGTGCTGTTAAACAACATCATGACTTTGCTCCTGATGGAAAGAACTGTCCTCAAACAATTAGAGACAAGGGGCTTTGGAATAATTTTCTTCAGGCAGTACAGAAATATTACGGAGTAACTAATTCTTCTTCGTCTTCTAATACAACTAATACTATAGTACCAGTTTTTAAAGTAGGGCAGGTTGTACAGTTCAATGGTACTAAGCATTACAAGTCTTCCGACGCAATTCAAGGTTATATTTGTAAACCAGGCAAAGTAAAGGTTAATAATGTTTATCGAGTAGGAAAAAGTAGACATCCATATATGGTTATAGCCGTTTCTGGTGGTGGCTCTACAGCATATGGTTGGGTGGACGCAACTGACCTACAGGAAATTGCAGTAAAGACATTTATGCCTTATACAGTGCGAGTAACAGCGAATGTACTTAATGTTCGGTCTGGTCCGGGGACAAGGTATAAAGTAACAACTTCTATCAAAAAGAACGAAGTATATACTATTGTTGAAGAGAAGAATGGTTGGGGAAAATTAAAATCTGGTGCTGGATGGATTTCGCTCAAGTACACAAAGAAAAAGTAAAAAGGATAATTAGATATGACTAGGACACAGAAAGCCTATTTTGCTGCTGCCAAGGCGGTATCAAAACTCTCAGACCACAAGCAACCCCTTGGGGCAGTTGTGGTACTTAAACACAGAATTATTTCTAGTGGGTGTAATAGCAATGTTAAATGCAATCCACTACAGGCGAAGCTTGATACGGAAAGATATGGCATAGAATGTCCTGGTAAATGTCATGCAGAAATAGACGCATTACTTCCGTTGATTAAAAATAAAATAGATTTAAGCAATGCGTCTATTTATATTTTTCGCCAACATAAGAATGGAGAACCTGCGATAGCTAGACCCTGTGAGGGTTGCGAAAGAGTTATTCGTTCGCTTGGCATCAAAAAAGTATTTTATACGATAGAAAATGGATTTGCTGAAGAAAGGTGGCAATAAGAATATGAGAGTGAAGATTAGATTGGATAAGATGGCAGACATTAATAAGTTTGTTAATATATGCTCTGCTGAAAGAGAGAATATTTATCTTACTGATGGTAATAATTACACTGTCAGTGCAAAGTCAATACTTGGAGCATTATGTTCTCTAGAGTGGAATGAACTTTGGTGTGTTTCTGATATAGATATATATAACAAATTAAAAGAATTCATTGTCGAATAATTTAGCGGCATTGTCCATAGACAGTACAAAGTGATTGTGATATAATAATGTCACACTAAAAGAGAGGATGGATAATCGATGAGGGTCGAGATTTTAAAAGAAAAAATCTTAGAAGAAAATAAGATTGAAGAAATTCTCGAAGACATTGGTTGTCGCTTTATTCGACGTCATAGTAATGGGTATATTACATGCTCGAATCCTGATGGTGATAACAAGAGCGCTATTACAGTATATTTAAATGACAATTTGACTGTAATTGATTACACTCGTGATATATTACCTCAGGAGCAGAGTCGCACAGCAGATATTCTTGACCTTGTAATGTGGGCTAAAGATTTAAATTTCATTGATGCCCTCAGGCATCTTTGTAATATTTGTGCTATTGATTATTATGACAAAGAAGAGCCAATTCCTGAGAGCTTGCAAATTTTAAAACTATTAAAGGATATGCAGTCAGGTGACTGTATTAACAGTTCAGATGACATCCTAGTTAAACCGATTAGCGAGAAGATATTGAACTATTATCTACCAATAGGGAATCATCTTTTTGAGAAAGACAATATTTCTTTGAGCACTCAGCGTTTCTTTGAAGTTGGGTATGATCCTCAGACCAATTACATTACTATTCCTATTAGATCAGAGATAGGGGATTTAGTAGGTGTTAAAGGACGTATTTTTAAAGAGAAATTAGATTCGTCTGATATGAAGTACATTTACCTTGAACCTTGTTCAAAGTCACGTTTACTATATGGGCTTGATAAGCTACTTAATAATATTATTCAACAAGGTAGAGTGTTCGTAGTCGAGTCAGAAAAAGCAGTAATGCAGCTATACGAGATGGGGTTTTATGGTGTATCTACGGGTGGTAGTAAGATTTCTAAGCATCAAATCCAAATGTTAATTAGACTGGGTGTGCAAATTATTTTTGCGTATGATAAAGATATTAATAGAGAAACTATTCAAGACATTGCTAATCAGTTTTTAGAAGGTGTTCCTGTTTGGGCGATTATCGATGCTGATGACATTCTGGATGAAAAAGAAAGTCCCAGTGACGAGCCAGACAAGTGGTTTAATCTATTGAATCATGATTTGCAACGAATTAGGTAAATTGTAAATAAATTGTGAATTACGGAAATACCGTATTGACAAATAAAAGATAGTATGATATAATATATACACAAAACAAAGAGGTTGGGGGCAAACAATATGGGAGAGGTCGTATGGAGCATATTAGCGGCACTAGGATTATTAGGGCTTTCGCTACTAATAATTTGGATAATTTTGAAATTCTTTAACTCTGGTGGCGACGATGATAACAGTTGCTATGTTTAATAAAAAAAAAGATAGGTGGGAGAATTAATTATGGGCACTAACAACGATAAGAATATTAATAGTTTTTATGCGACGGACAGAACAATTTATTTTGATAATGGCGCAACTGCAACTACAACTGTAAATGCGACTACAGTTCCAATTAGTAACACTATTACTGGTATAAGTACTGTCGCTAGCTATAGTACAAAAGATAGCCTTGATGATATTTTGGTGAAAGCAAACGTTAAACCAGATGTTAACCCCGAAGTAAAAACAATGCTTACGAGGGATGATCATGACGGTAAGCTAGTCGCTAAATTTTATAAAGATGGATTCCTGCAATCCACTAAGAAACTGATTCCTGATATCAAAGATGTAAGAATTTATAATAATTGTGCAATTGTTGTAGAGTTTATGGATGGTACAACCGAAAAAGCAGTAGTTCATCAGTGCGATGAATTCTCTGTAGAACAGGGCATTTCAATTTGTATCACTAAGAAGCTTGTTGGTGGTAGCTCAATTTATAATAAGCTGATTGATAGAGCTATAAAGGTTATGCTTAAGAATGATGGTGAAAAGACCGAAAGAGCGATAGCAGAAGAAAAACGCAAAGAGCACAAGAAGAGAAAAGATGAAAAGAGAGCTCGTCGTGAGGCTGCAAGACGTGAAAAGAATATCAATGAGCAGAAAGAAGCGTATATACGAGCATGGAAAGAAATAGGTATTGGTGGTTAAAAAATGAATAATAACAATAACGATGATTTAGTTGGAAGAAGAGTTAATCACCTTGTTGTAATATCTCGTGAAGGTAGGGATAAAAATCGTAATTCTCTTTGGAAATGCCGTTGTGATTGTGGAAAAGAGATTTTGGTTAGGGGATTCACTTTACGATCACACGATATTTTTTCGTGTGGTTGTGAAAATAAACGTTGTATTACTCACGGAGAGTCAAAAACTAAATTGTATCACGTTTGGCAGGGAATGAAGAATAGATGTAGTAATTCAAATTATCACCAATATTACCTCTATGGTGGAAGAGGGATTTCTGTTTGCGATGAGTGGATGGACTATATTGTCTTTAAAGAATGGGCACTAAGTCATGGGTATCAACCAGGATTAACTCTTGATAGAATAAATACAGATGGAAATTATTGTCCTGAGAATTGTAGATGGGTGACTCAGAAGGAACAGCAAAATAATAAACGCACTAATAGAACCATAGCTTATAATGGAGAAACACATTCTTTGATGGAATGGTGTGAATTGTTGCAATTAAATTACGAAAGGGTATCGTCTCGATTAGATTATGGATGGACTTTTGAAGACGCTATTTCGTTACCTAAAAATTCTTGTAGGGCAGGGGAAGATACATAAATAATGTAGGCTAATTATAATACAAAGTGATTATGTGTTTGGTGGTTCACTTTAAAAACCACTATGTACCCCACTGTAGCCCAACTGGCAGACAGGCAAATGACTTAAAATCATTAAAGTATGGATTCGAATTCCATCAGTGGGACCAAAAGATAGGTTGCTTTACTATTTCTAACGAACTTTTCAAATAGGCAGAAAATAGCGTGGGAGCTACGATAGTGCCATTAATATGCAGAGTAAATCTAAGAGGTTTGGAGCCCGCCTGCTAAGCGGTGCGTACTGTAAAAAGTATCAGCTTCGATTGCTGTGCTCTGCGTTTATGGACAGGATAGCTCAGTTGGTTAGAGCACGTAATAATCAGGCTTAGTTATAAGCCTAAACTGCAATGTTATAATGCTCTGGTAAAGCCGTGGTCGCAAGTTCAAGTCTTGCTCCTGTCCACAATTTGGAGATAGTAGTCAAGTGGTAAGACAACAGCAAAATAATAAGGTTTGTTAAAATCTTATACAGCAATGTTAAAAGGCAAGCTGTAATCGTAGGTTCGAGTCCTATCTATCTTCCTCTAAGACGCTAACAGCAAATTTTTTCTTGCATAGTGGAAAAAAAATGCGTCTTGCTAAATTCAAAGAGACCAACAGCAAATTTTATATTTATAATTCTATATTTAAAAAACATCAAATAATCAATACGGTCTCTTGTAAACTCCTAAGACACTTACAGCAACTTTATTGGAATGAACTTGTAATTCATATAACCAAAGGTGTCTTGGATTTTATAAAAAATAAAATCAATTTTAAAGGAGAAAAAGGAAAATGGCTTTTATAAATGCTCTTAAGAACGAGTTAAATGACGAGAAATGTTTAACGACCAATGGTGCTGTTGGATACGTAACCTCTGGCAAAAAGCTGCTCGATTTAAACTTTTCAGTAACTTCACTGAGAAAGCAACCGGAGCGAGAAATCATTAATAAGTTTATGGATGCTTATTACGAAGATCCTGTTGTAGTTATGCGTTGGTTATTTTACTGTAGGGATTGTAGATATGGAATCGGTGAGCGCAGACTATTTAGGGTAGTCATGACATACCTCGCAACTCTTAAACCCGACATGGTACGTAGTGTTTTACATCTGATTAGTGACTATGGACGATGGGATGACTTGTTGTGTTTGCTTGATACTCCTGTTAAGGATGAAGTTAAGGCATTAATTGCTACACAGTTATCTATAGACATTGCACATATGAATGATGGTCAGTCCATTTCCTTACTTCCGAAATGGCTTCCGTCCGAAGTGGCCTCGTCTAATATAACAAAAAGATATGCTGCAACCATTCGTAAGTATTTGGGGATGACTTCTAAACAGTACCGTCAGACGCTTTCTCGGATGCGTAAATATCTTGATGTAGTAGAATGCAAAATGTCTGCCAAACAGTGGAATGAAATTAACTATGAAGCTGTGCCTTCTCGTGCAAATCTGATTTACAACAATGCGTTTCTTAGAAATGACGAGGAGCGTAGAAGATCATATCTTGGTGCCCTTTCTAAGGGAGAAGCTAAGATCAATGCATCTGTATTGTTCCCAGACGATATAGTTCATAGGTATACTGAGGGTTGGGGCAATTATGTTACAAAGTACGATGAAACCCTTGAAGGACTGTGGAAAGCACTGCCGACACTCACTACGGAGAATACCTTAGTTGTGCGTGATGGCTCTTGTTCGATGTATGGTAAGCCAATGGACGTAAGTACTGCTATGGCAATTTATATGGCTGAAAGAAGCACTGGTGAGCTCCATAATCAGTTTATTACTTTTGGTGCAAAGCCGAAGCTGATTAGTCTTGATGGCATGGATACCTTGAGAGAAAAGCTTGTAAAGACTTATCAGGAGACTGATTGTAGTAATACTAATATTGAGGCTGTGTTCGATTTGATTCTTAGAACTGCTGTTAATAGCAATATGTCTCAGGAGGATATGCCGAAGAATATTGTTATTATATCTGATATGCAGTTTGACGGACAGGCGTTTAATTTCACTCAGCCATTGTTTGAAAGTATTGCTAAGAAGTATGAGAGGTACGGATATAAAATAGGACGTTTAATTTTCTGGAACGTTAATGAGGTTTATAAAAATGTAGTACCTATTCAACAAAACGAACTTGGTGTAGTGCTTATTTCTGGATACAGCCAGAATCTCGTTAAGATGATTATGTCTGGGGAGACAGATCCCTACAAGTGTTTGGTAAAGGCCTTGCAGGATGATAGATACAAACCCGTCGAAGAAGCTTTAAAAATGTAATATAATTTGATGAAAAGGCACGTACAGCAAATTCACTGGAATAGACTTGTAATCTATAATACCAAAGTGCCTTGTTAATAATTGTAAATAAATCATGAATAACATAAAATACTTGTTGACAAAATAAATAAGTTATGATATAATTCATACACAACAAAGTGATTGAGTTGCAAAGCTTAATCCAATATGGCGTATTACTCCAACAGGCAGAGAGACGTGTCTCAAACACACGGCAGTTTCGGTTCGAATCCGAAATACGCTATTTGATTATGCGATATTAGTGTTAGTGGTTAGCACGTTAGCTTCCCAAGCTAAAAGCGTCAGTTCGAGCCTGATATATCGCTTGAAAAGTCATGCAACTAAGGCTTTTGTAAAGAATCGATTAGGGTATTGAGCCACGAAAGTTTCTTAGTTTTCTTCTGAGAAAGTGTACATTATCTTAGTGGTGAGGTTGTAATTAATCTTGATTGGCGATAAAGGCGGTCTTATTATACAAGAACTCGTAAAAACCAATCGGCAAGGTTATCACATACCATTTAAATGTGGTGCTGCTAGTGGCTAAGGGTAGCATAACAATGCCACACATAATGGGGATTGTTGTAATGGGAGCAAGAAAGTCTTTGAAACTTTAAGCACAGGATCGTAACCTGTATCCCCAATTCATTTTAAACATATTCAACAAAAGGAGACTGAAATTTATGAAACACACTTGGACACCCCAGACAGCACTTGCAACCCTTTCAGGAAACTATGAGATCAAAGATAAAATCATTATTGTGCGTGGTGGTTTCGCCGGACTTACGGCTTGTAGTGCGGCAGATTACCTCAAGAATCATTGTGGATATACACTACAGTTCTTGCCTAAGCAGGAATAAATATTATGTGGTATTGCTTAAATTGTCATCACGTTTTTGATTCTCCTAAATACTGCAAAGACATTATAGTGGTAGACCCTTACCCAGATGGTCCAATGGTTAGTGTGTGTCCTTATTGTCATTCAGATGAGTTTGTCAAAGCTATCCAGTGTGATTGTTGTGGTGAATACATTGAGGGTGACTTTATTAAGATAAAAACAGAAGAATGTTTTTGCGAAAACTGTTATACAAAACACGATATTTTAGAAGAGTGAATGGTGGAGTGGGGGAACTACGCTCCATTTTTTTTGTTTGATAAGGAGTGCATATGCCAAAAGGTACAAATTGCCCAAACTGTGGAGCAGTATATGAAATTGATAAAAATAAATGTCCGTATTGTGGAACAAGCTACGACGATATGTCAGCCATAGACTTTGAAGACGGAGAGCCGTTCTATCTGAAAATCAAAACTAAAATGAATGGCAAAACCATCTATGTAACACAGCTTGTGGTACCAAAGTTCGGAGGTCTTACATTGAATAATGAATGCGCCTACGCTTACGGAAGATATAATGAAAGATTGTGTTCATGTGTTACAAACCAAATTCTGACTACAGACATAACATTTGAAGTCGTCCCCGACAAAAATGGTTCATGGTTCCAAATAGAAACATAAAAAGAAAAAAGCTACTAACTGGTACAGTTAATAGCCAAAGCAGATATTATTTGCCTGAGCAAGCTTTGATGATAATCCAGATGAGTAATATACCTATCCATACGCCACCTGTAATGATTGTCATAAAAATATGAAACACAACCATGGCTCCACTAGTTCCGTTATTGTTAGCCATTGTTAATTTTCCTCCTTGTAGAATCTTGTTCGATATTGAGATATTATAGCATATTTGCAGAATAATTGCAATATTGTGCTAATTATGATTGAGGCGATAGTTTGAAATACAAGTTAATTAATAACTCTGAAAATAATATTAATGATATTATTGGAACAACATTAAAAAATAGAGGTATCGTTGATGTAAAAAAATATATTCAGTCATCCAAAAAAGATGTTGCAGATTGGCAAAATCTCAATAATATATATTCAGCTGTACAATGTGTAAAAAAACATTTAAATAATGATAATAAAATTTGTATCTTATCTGACACAGACGTTGACGGTGCCTGCAGCTCTACAATTATATATAAATATTTGAAGGACATCAAACCAGATGTCGATGTCCAGCTTATTGTTCATACTCAAAATAAGTCTCATGGTCTTTGTGGCGATTTTGACATACCGACTAATACAGCCTTATTAATATGCCCAGATTCGGCCACGAATGATATTATTGCTCACAGACAGCTTAAAGACCAAGGTATTGATGTTGTTTGTTTAGATCACCATGAGCAGTCAGTTGAGGTAATTCCCGACGCTATAGTTGTTAACAACCAATGTAGTCCAAATTATAATAAAGATGAATGTGGTGCGGCAATTACATGGCAGTTTTGTAGAGCTTTCGATGATGAAAACTGGACAGACTATGCTGACAAATATATAGACTTGGTTGCGATAGCCAACATAGCTGATGTAATGTCACTTAAATCAATAGAAACACGAGCTTCTGTTAATTGGGGATTATGTAATTTAAAAAATAAAATGCTACTTAAAATTTTCGAAGCACAAGAGTTTAGTACAAAAGGTATCATCAATCCCTTTACGGTCAGTTTCTATATTGCACCTTTGATTAACAGCTTTCTACGTATGGCAACGAAAGATGAACGTGAGCTGCTATTAAAAGCCTTCTGCGAAGATGAGTCAAAGACATTTGAATATACCAAAAGAGGAACGACAGAACCTATTACAGAAAATATTTATGAACACTGCGTTCGTCTTATGAAGTCATATAAAGGTAAGCAGGATCGATTAAAAGAAAAAGGCTTTAGTGCTATTACAAAAATCATAGATGCTCAGGGTACAGATAATAAAATCATTATGTGTGATTGTACTAAAGACTTAGAACAATCAATGACAGGCTTGGTAGCTATTAAGATTGCCGAGAAGTATAATCGCCCCACTCTGTTATTAAGACAGCAAGTAGAACACCCTGATTTGTATGGTGGCTCTGGTAGGGCATTTGACTATTGTCCTATTGAAGATTTTAGGGGGCTAGTGGAAAGTTGCCCATATGTTACTTTAGCTCAAGGACATCCAGCAGCATTCGGTGTAGAAATACCTACTAAGGATGTGAATAATGCAACTCTTTGGTTTAATGACAAGTTGTCCGACGTTGATTTTGCAAAAATTTATAGAGTGGATTTCGAAGTAGATAGTAGCAAGATTGATGCATATGTATGTAATGAGGTAGATAAATATAAATCAGTTTGGGCTAAAGAAGTTGAAGAACCGTTATTTGCCATCACTAACATCACCCTGCGCCGTAAAGATATTTACGTTCAGGGCAAAGATAACAACAGTGTAGCTTTTGAGTGTAATGGGATAAAATATGTTCAATTTAAAATGCCTGAAGATGCACCACTACTTCAATATGTTAATAGTTGGGGAGACCCTGAAGATAAGATTACTTTTGATGTGGTAGCTACCTGTGCGTTAAATGATTATCAGGGAGTGCTACAGCCACAATGTATTATTAAAGATGCACAGATAACAGAACAAAGTGATTAAGGAAATATTATATTATGGAGAATATTACATTAACTAAAGGACAAGAAGAAGCTATAAAAGTAGCGGTACAAAGGTATAAAGATAATGAAAAATATACTGTTATTGCGGGGGCAGCCGGATCCGGCAAGACGACCACAGTCAGGTATATTGTGGACGCATTGAACGTAGACATGAGTGATGTCGTTTTTGCAACATTCACAGGCAAGGCAAGTCTAGTTCTGCGCAACAAAGGATGCCATAACGCAATGACATTACATCGACTTTTATATATTCCAAAGACATTATCTAACGGAGATGTTGAATTTGAGGAGCGAGCTACCCTTGAGTACGATTATAAAATAGTTGTTGTAGATGAAGTTTCTATGGTGCCTCAAAAAATGTGGGAGCTATTATTGTCCCATCAGATATATGTTATTGCATTGGGAGATATGTTTCAGTTACCACCAATTTCAGGCAATGCAACAGTTTTAGAGCATCCTCATGTGGTGCTTACAGAAATTGTGAGACAGGCTCTAGATAATCCTATTATTCGGCTTAGTATGGATATCAGAGAAGGAAAAACATTGTCTCATGGTGGTCCCAAAGAAGCAAGAATAATACCAAAAGAAAAAGTATCTAATAAATTATTACTTGGTGCAGACATTGTATTGTGTGGACGTAACGATACGAGAATGACATTAAATTCACATATTAGAAAGCTAAAATGGGGTAATAATTATCAAGATGCTCCTATTGAAGGTGACAGGATTATTGCCCTCAAAAACGATTGGTGGTTTTCTAGTGATACCGGTGAAGCATTAATAAATGGTGAGCTTGGTGAAATTCGTAATATTCGTACCCAAAATACTAAATTGCTTAAACCGAAAATGACTGCGCAATTTTGGAGTGATACTAGTGGGGTGTTCCGCAAAGTATGTATAGACTACAAATTGTTACGTACAGGCATCCCTACAGTGACTAAGGAAAATTATATGGATTTTTATAAGGTTCAGAAACCTAAAGAATTTGCATATGGATATGTTGTTACTGTACATAAGTTTCAAGGTAGCCAAGCAAATAAAGTGCTTGTGTATGCCGAAAGGTTGGGGGACAGAGAGTATTTTGCAAAATGGTTATACACAGCCTGTACTAGAGCTGTTGAACAGGTTGTAATTGTAATGTAATTTATGAATAAAATGTAAATAATTTAACAAGGCACTTGACACACAAGTGCTTTTGTGTTATAATTCCAATGCAAAACAAAGTGATTAAGGAGGGCTATAAGATTGGTTAAGCTTAACAAGAATGGCGTTAATGCCGCAATCAAAGCACACATTTTATCTGATGAACAAATGCGGGAAGCTAGATTTAGTAATAACAGAAATGAGGGTTGGTATTATTGTAAGTCTCTTGGTAATAATATTACATTCAATGTATTTATTCCTCTTGATGGGAGTGACATCTCAATTGATGTGCTGGATGAAAATTTTCTTCAGCCTTATGATTATCAGATGATACTTGAAACAAAAGAAAATCCACCTCAGTTTGCTTTTGATATTGCCGAGAAGGTCGAAAAAGAGATGGAATGGCTTCAGACGTTTGGTATATTAAGTGGACATGTGAAGGGAGAGTATATTTAATGGACAAGATTCAGAAAATTAAAGAGCTTACTGAAGAATTACTATATCATTGTCATCTTTATTATGATTTAGATGCCCCTGAAATTAGCGATGCTGAGTATGATAAAAAATTTGACGAGTTGAAACATCTCGAAGATGAAGCTAATTTTTGGCTTGCTAATAGTCCTACGAGAAAAATGCCAGGGCAGGTACTTGAAAGTTTCCAAAAGATAACTCATTCTAAGCCTATGCTTTCTGCGGCTAAAACAAAAGATGTCAATGAAATCAAAAAGTTTATTGGTGACAATGGTTTTTACTGTAGCTATAAACTCGACGGCCTAACACTTTGTACTCGATATCAGAATGGCAAATTTGTTCAGGCAATCACGAGAGGTACGGGGCTTATAGGTGAAGACGTTACAGAACAAGCCAAAATGATTGAAAATCTTCCTATGACTATTCCTTATGATAATTATATAGAACTTCGTGGTGAGTGTGTTGTATCTTGGGATAATTTTAATAAAATTAACGAAAGTCTCACAGAACCTTATTCTCATCCTAGAAATCTTGCCGCAGGCTCGTTAAGAAATCTTGATACTAATATTACTAGACGGAGAAAACTTTCCTATATAGTCTTTGAATGCGTTTCTGGCTTATATGATGAAGAAACCAGTGATAAAGATTGGGATTCTAAATGGGAACAGCTTGCCTATTTAGACCATCTTGGATTTACAACGGTCAAAAGATGTATTGGTAATGTTGATGATTGTGTGAGAGAAATGTCGCCAGAGTTATACGAATTCCCAGTGGACGGACTTATATTTGAGCTAAATAGTGATAGTTATTCTAAATCTCTTTCAGCAACGACTCATCACGAAGGCTGTCGCATGGCATTGAAGTGGTCAGATGATGAATATAGTACCACTCTTCGCAGGGTTGAATGGTCTACAACAAAATCTGGTATCGTTGCTCCCGTGGCCATATTTGACGAAGTTGATTTATCAGGGGCGTTAACAACTAGAGCAACGCTTCATAACGTTTCAATTATTAGACAGTTGGAACTTGGTATTGGAGACGAAATTGTACTGATTCGTTCTAATATGGTAATACCAAAAATTATAGAAAATAACACGAGGAGTAATACGCTTACTTTACCAACTCATTGTCCATCGTGTGGCACAGAGCTTGAACTAAAAAATACGGGCACGGCAGATGTGCTTTACTGCCCTAACGAGAAGTGCCCGTCAAGAAAGCTTGCTCTTTTTGAACACTTCGTAAGTAAAAAGGCTCTCAATATCGATGGTTTATCAGAAGCCACAATTGAATTCTTAATTAACAAAGGATGGATACATACTTTTAAAGACTTATATCATCTTATAGAGTATAAGTCAGAATGGCAAAAATGCGATGGCTTTGGTAACAAGTCCGTAGAGAAAATCCTTGATGCCATTGAAAAAAGTCGTAATGTTGATTTGGCTCACTTTATCACAGCACTTTCGATTCCGGGAATTGGTTCGTCAGCCGCTAAGACTATTTCTGAGGCTTGTAATGGAAGCTGGGATATTTTATGGGATATGTGGAATCATGAATACGATTTCACACAGCTTGATGATATTGGAGAAATTACCGCAGATAGCCTAGTTAAATTTTTTGATGAACATATTAATGATATTAATAGACTATCAGATGAAATGCATTTTACCATCGAAGAAAAGAAAGAAATAAAAGATAACCCATTTATAGGAAAATCCATTTGTTGCACTGGAAAATTAGAACACTTTCCTCGTGATTCTATAAATGAAAAGATTGTAGAACTTGGAGCAAAAGTAGCTTCTGGCGTGACATCTAAAACTGATTTTTTGATAAATAACGACCCCAATAGCAATAGCTCAAAAAATAATAACGCTAGAAAGTTTGGCACCAAAATCATAACAGAAGAAGAATTTTTAAATTTAATTGGAGGATAAAATTATGACTATTCATGAAGAACAGAGAGACCTTTTTACAGTACCACAGGGATACTATCTTGCTCATTGCATCTCGGCAGACTTTGCGCTTGGAGCAGGAATTGCCAAGAAGTTTGATGAAGTATATAACATGAAATTCAAGCTATTCAAGAATTATGATGATAATTATGATAATTTTGAGTTCGATGGTGGAGAAGCATTATTGATTGATAATGTATTTAATTTGGTAACTAAGCCTCAGTGTTACAATAAACCAACATATGATACTTTAAGAGAAGCACTTGAAGCTATGAGAACACAAATGGAATACTTGGACATTACTAAGTTGGCAATGCCAAAGATAGGTTGTGGACTTGATCGTCTACAGTGGGACAAGGTTTATGATATCATTTGTGATGTTTTTAAGGATACTGACGTGGATATTTTGATATGTGAATTATAAGGTGATGATATTTAATGGTTAAAACCAAGGAAGACTTAGTTGGAAGAAAAGTTGGAAGATTAATTGTTATCAAACAGGTAGATGACTATATTGGTTCAAATGGAAAGCATTATGATCAGTGGATGTGTGAGTGTTCTTGTGAAGATCATAATATAGTTATACTTAGAGGCAGTAACATAAGAGGACAAAGAACACTTTCTTGCGGTTGTCTTCGCAAAGAAGTGGCTGCGGAAAGATGTCGTAATAATCGTAAAACTAATAAATATTCCACTGTATGTGAAGATCAATATGGAAAATATTATATTGGATATACAAATAGTACAAATGCAAAATTTTTTGTTGACGCAGATGATTTTGACAAAATAAAAGATTATTGTTGGAGCGAACATATTTACGCAAGTGGATATCGTCGATTAATAACAAAAATAGATAAGAAAATTATTGCTATGTCAGATATGATTGGTTGTAAATATTATGACCATAAAGACAGGAATCCACTAAATAATAGAAGGCATAATCTTAGACCAGCAAATCAACAAGAAAATAATCGCAATCATTCAAAATCTAGTATTAATACGTCTGGTGTTATTGGGGTTAGATGGCATAAAACTCTCAATAAATGGCAATCGAGAATTTACATAAATAAAAAAGTGATTCATTTAGGGTATTTTGATAACAAAGACGATGCAATTAAGGCAAGATTATATGCTGAACAAAAATATTTTAAAGAATTTGCGCCGCAAAAACATTTATACGAACAATATGGAATAATTGTGGAGAACAAAGATGATAGAGATTAGACCTACATACCTAGTTATGGTTAGTGCAGCAAACAATAATAAGTACTATAATATTTTTCCTGAAAATAATGAATTTCGAGTCGAGTATGGAAGAATTGATGCTACCAAAACAATAACTAGATATCCCATAAACAAATGGGAATCGCAAATTAAAAATAAGTTGAAGAAAGGCTACGTCGATGTAACCGATCTTAAACAGGACTTGGTAGAAGAAATCTCTTCTACCAATCCTGATAGTCCATATAAAGAGATTGAAAACAAGGCTATTAAGACTATTGTGGATAAGTTACAGTCTTTCGCCAAAGACACTATTAATAGAAACTATACAGTTAAAGCTTCTACTGTTACATCTGATATGATTAACGCAGCACAGACAACTATTAATGAGCTGGCAAATAACAATTCGTCAGTAGAAGAGTTTAATGATATTCTTTTAAAGCTCTTCATGATTATTCCTCGAAGAATGGGCAATGTTGCCGATTATCTAGCATCTTCGAAAGATGATTTTGGAAAGATTATTTCTAAAGAACAGGATTTGCTCGATGTTATGAAAGGACAGGTTTATATAAAACCTATCGTAGAAGCTAGTAGCCCTGTTGATAAGAAAGATAAAACTATTCTTGAAGAATTTGGTTTAGTGTTTGAGGAAGTTAATAAAAATGATGTTGCCCTAATTAAAACCCTAATTAACGAATCGGCTAGTAAGTTTAGAAATGCTTGGAAAGTTACTAACTTACAAACTCAGAAAAGATTCGATAAATTCGTTAAAGATAATAGTATCACTAATACAAAGCTTCTTTTCCATGGTAGCCGTAGCGAAAACTTTTGGTCCATTATTAAAACTGGGCTTGTACTTAGACCAACTAATGCTGTGATTACAGGAAAATTATATGGCATTGGAATTTATTTTGCACCGAAGGCGCAAAAATCTATTGGTTATACGAGCTTGACTGGTAGTTATTGGGCAGGAGGCTCCGCCAATACTGCCTATATGGCGGTTATGGAAGTTGCATATGGCACACCATATGATGTGTATGATTTTGATTCACAGTATTATAATTTAAACTATGAAAAGCTACAATCATATCAAAAAGGAGCTAATTGTCTTCATGCTCATGCTGGGGCAAGCTTAGGACATTCTTCTTTAAAAAATGATGAAATTGTTATTTATAAAGAGGATCAATGTACAATTAAGTATTTGGTGGAGATAGGCAATGACTGATAAGAACGGAGATAATTAAATGAGTAATTATTATATTTCTGATACACACTTCGGGCATTCTAACATTATTAACTTCGATCACCGTCCGTATAAAAATGTTCAAGAAATGGACGAAGCACTAATTAACAACTGGAATAGTATAGTATCCAATGAAGATACGGTATATATTCTTGGAGACTTTTGTTGGCTTAAAGAAGATAAATGGTTGGAGTATTTATGGCAGCTTAAAGGCAAGAAGCAACTTATTCGAGGCAATCATGATCTCTGGAGTATGTCTAGAGCATTGAAAAATGAATTTGCAGATATTAAAGAGTACAAAGAAATTACGGATAACGGTCGGCACGTCATTATGTGTCATTACCCTCTCCTGTGTTATAAAGGTTCTTATGATCCAAAAACATGGATGTTACATGGGCATACCCATACAACAAGAGAACAAGGTTTTGTGGAGACTTGGACTAGAGAACTAATAAGCACTAAGATGAATAATTCTGATTCGTGGGGACATATCATTAACGTAGGTTGTATGATTCATGGTTATATTCCAGTAACGCTCGACCAACTGATTGCTTTTTACAATAATAAATACAACTCTCTACTAGGTGATATATGAAAATTAAAATTCCAAAAGGTCAAATTCATTGGCAGTCGCTATGTGCTATTGATGGTACTATTAAACAGGTCGTCACTAGCGATGAAATGAAAAAGAAATGGCATTTATATAATGTTAATGATGATGGCACATTAACTAAAATAGAAACTAAGGATTCGCCCGTATTTGATAAAAGCATTTTATAAAAAAATGGAGTTGCAAATTGTAAAAAATTTGTTAACTCCATTTTTGACTATTGATTTATAGAAAATAAAAGAGTATAATATGCACAGCACAAAGTGATTAATTTTTAGGAGGGTGACGGAATGTCTAGTAGCTTACATACACATTCATATTTTTCGATTTTGGATGCATATAGTTCTCCAGAAGAAAATCTAAAACGAGCCTCGGAATTGGGTCTTAGGGGTCTTGCTATTACAGAGCATGGTGAGCTTACATCTCATCCATATTATGCCGAATTGCAAAGTAAATACCCAGATGTAAAACAGATGTTTGGTATTGAGGCATATGAATGTGACGATAGGGCGATAAAAGATCCGAATAATAAATATTATCATATGATTATTATTGCTCGTAATGAAGAAGGACGTCGTGCAATAAATCGTATTTCAACTCTCGGACACTTACATGGGTTTTATTATAAGCCACGTGTAACTCGTTTTGACATTGCAAAAGAAGGGGCAGAAAATCTTATTATTTTATCGGCATGTCTTGCCAGTAAATTATCTAGAACAGAAAACTATGAAGAATGTCTTAAGTTCGTGCAAGAATATAAAATGCTGTTCCCATATTATTTCTTAGAGATACAGGCTCACGATAATGAACAACAGATGTTGTATAACCAAAAAATTATGCGACTTGCTAAAGATACTAACACAAAAGTGGTAGTAACAAATGACGTCCATGCTGCTACCAAAGAGGACTTATATTATCAGAATTATTTTCTTCGTATTGCACAGGATAAGGAAACTGCATCAGAAATTTACGATGGATGTTACTTAATGTCAGATGAAGAAGTTCATAAAGTGCTTGATAAACAAATTGGCTATGATGCCGTTTGTGAATGTCTTAAAAATACGGATTTAGTCACTGACTTATGTGATGATATTGATATGCCATGGCACGAACCTGAGCTTCCAAAAATTGAAATTCCTATAAAGTATGCTAATTCAGCCGAATATCTTCGTAAGCTGGCGTGGGAAGGGTATACTCGTCGAGGTATGGATAAATGGTCACAGGAAAAACAGGACATCTACAAGAAGAGAATTGAAGAAGAGCTTAATGTCATTGAAAAGAAAGATTTTTGTGACTACTTTTTAATTCTTGTAGACTACATTGGATGGTGTCGCCAAAATAGTGTTATTGTTGGTCCAGGACGAGGTAGTGCTTGTGGTTCATTAATATGTTATTTACTTGGTATTACACAACTTGATTCCATCAAATACGATTTGGATTTTGGTCGTTTTTTAACTATTGAGAGAAAAGACCTTCCTGATGTCGATGTTGACGTAAGTGATAGGGCAAAAGTTATCGAATATCTTACGAATAAATATGGTGAAGATAGGGTAGTTCAGGTTATGAACGTAGTGTATACATCTCCGATTACAAGCATTAGAGATGTAGGCAAAATACTTGGTTTTCCTTATAAAGAAATGGAACGTATAAGTAAGGGATTCATACAAGATACTTGGGAGGAGTGCTTAAATAACAATAAAGAAATTGCTAACAATCCTAAGTATAAAGAACTTTTAGAAATCGCTGGACATATTACTAACCGTCCAAGAGGTTATGGTATTCATGCAGGAGGTTGTATTGTTTGTCGTAACTCATATGACCATTATATTGGTATAAGACGAGGACAGAATGGCGAACATGTAATTTCAGTTGATAAGGTTATGGATGAAAAAATTTCTCTTGTTAAATTCGATATATTGTCTGTTGCTTCGCTTATTGCAATTAATGAAGCAATGCAAGAAGACAATATTGATTTGTGGGAAATTGATATCAACAACCCTAAATTTGAATATAACGAGGGTATTTTTGATTTAATTTGCAGTGGTCGCACCGATTCAGTTTTTCAGATAGAAAGTCAAGGAATGAAAGATTTGATTGCAAGATTGCAACCAAGATCGTTAAATGAGTTAACAGCCCTGATCGCCTTGTATCGTCCAGATGCTATGCCAGCAATAGATGCTTATGTGGATTGTAAGAATCACCCCGAACACATACATTATCCTCATCCGAATATGGCTACTATTTTTGACTCAACTTTTGGTCAGAACCTATATCAGGAACAGAGTATGAGACTGACAAAAGTTTTTGGCGGTAGAAGTGATGCAGGAGCAGATCGAATGCGTAAATGCCTTGCAAAAAAGCAGCCCGAAAAGGTTAAAGAAGAAGTTACATTACTTCATCAAGAAATACTAAATAACGGATATACCGAAGATATTGCAGAGTATATATGCAAGGAGCTCTCAACCAAGGGAGGATATGGTTTTAACAGGAGCCATGCGGCAGCCTATGCTGTGATTTGTATGCAAACTGCATATTTAAAGGCATATCATAAAACTGCTTTCTTTAAGGCAATGTTAAACTTAAACAAAGACAAAGCAGGTAAGGTTAATAAAATCATCATTGATGCTAAACAATGCGGAGTGGAAGTTTTGCCTCCCAATATCAATAAGTCTGATATAAATTTCTCGGTATCAGAGGGTAAAATCTTATATGGCTTATCAGCTATTACGGGTATAGGCGAGACATTGGCAGAAATCTTGATTTCAGAACGCAATGCTAATGGTAAATTTCTTAATTTTAAAGATTTTACTGCAAGAATATGCCCTACTAAAACACAAGTAATTAGTTTAGTTAAATCTGGTGCAATTCCTACAAAAAATAAAAGAAATTTCTTAATTAATTATTTTAAAAATAACTATGAAATCAAAGAATATACTCCTGTACAGTCATACGGTACAAAAGCAAAACTGTTAGATGAATGGGGTATTAATGCCGATGATTTTATAGTTGGAAAAAAGATTGATAAAGAAAAGGTATTAGCACTTTATAATGCTAAACGTAAAGAGAAATATGATATAGAGCAAATGGAAAAATACAAAGCTTATATCAATGAGTGTGAAGAGAAGTATTTACAGGACGAAGAATTTTGGGAATTTCAAACACTTGAAACTTTTATTAGTGACGCAAATCCTTTTGAAAAAGCTCTAGAAATTCTAGATGATTTTGAGGATGTGCCAGTTGGTAATAAATGCACGATTGTTGGTATTATCTCCAAGATACAAAAAAAGAAAACAAAAAAAGGAGACCAATTCTGTTTCATTAATATCTATACTGGTACAGGTGGTTTGATAGAAGCTACGTGCTGGCCTGATGCACTAAAGAAATTTCAGGACTTAATAGTCAAAGGCACTCAGGTTGCAGTTCTGTGCAAAAAAGAAGATGACGATAAAGTTATTGTTGATAAGATAAAACCTTATGCACAGTGGTTGCAAGACATAAAAAGATAACAGAACAAAGTGATTAGTACAAATTTGCGTTAATAATGGCAAATACATGGTTGAATAATTCAGTCCCCCCAAAGCAGTTATTATTGTTGGAACTTTTTGCCGAAACAAATTATAACGGAAAGTTTAAGCAAGACAGAATGATTAAGGAGCAATAAAATGATAGATTTACTACACGGTGATTGTATGGTGAAAATGCAATCTATGTTAAATGACAGTGTTGATTTTACATTAACGGATATACCATACAATGTGGTTAACAGGAAAGATAATGGTCTTAGAACATTAGATAAGGGCAATGCAGATGTTTTAACTTTTGACTTAGAGAGTTTTCTCGATGAAGTTTATCGAGTCACTAAAAACAGTATTTGTATTTTCTGTGGAAAAGAACAATTTAGTGACATTTATAAATATTTTGCCAATAAACAAGGAACTACACGTCCTATCGTATGGCAAAAAGCAATCCCAGTCCAATGAATGGACAATATATTTATTTAAGTGGTGTTGAGTTTGCTGTTTGGTTTAAAAAGCGGGGAGCAAAAGTATTTAATGCACATTGTAAAAATACAGTTTTTAGATACCCTAACGGCAGTAGCAAACTACATCCAACGGAGAAGAATCACAACTTGCTACAAGAGCTCATTCTTGACAATACCAACGAAGGAGACATCGTGTTCGATCCTTGTGCTGGTAGTGGCAGTCATTTATTAGTTGCATATAAAAACAATAGAAATGCAATTGGTATTGAATTGAGTGAAGAATATTTTAACATTGCTAAACGGAGGTTGCAGATATGAAAAAGATGCTAGATTTATTTTGTGGCACAAAATCTATGGCAAAGGCCTTTGAAAGAGCAGGATGGGAAACTTATACAGTTGATTGGGAAGAAAAATTTGAACCAACATTAAAGGCAGATATTGGTACTTTAACGGCAAAAGATATTATTAATCTTTGTGGTGGTGTACCTGACGTTTTATGGGCAAGTTTTGACTGTACGACATTTAGTATTGCCGCTATAAGCCATCATCGTAAAAAGAATCTAGAAACAGGTAATCTTGACCCAGTAAGCGATTATGCTAAGTTCTGTGATAAGGTAGACCAAAATGTTTTGAAACTTATTAAAGATTTAAACCCTATATACTATTGGATAGAAAATCCTGTCGGTGGTTTAAGAAAAATGACTTGGATGAAAGACATTCCATATAGATATACAACTACCTACTGCCAATGGGGTGAAAAACGCATGAAGCCTACAGATTTGTTTACGAATTATCCGAACGCGTATTTCCCTAGGTGCAAAAATGGTAATAGTTGTCACGAAAGAGCACCAAGAGGTAGTAAAACTGGAACACAGGGGATTAAAGGCTCTAAGGATCGATCTAGAATTCCTGATGCTTTATGCGATTATATCGTTTCTTTGTGTGAACGAGGGTTACAAGACAAAGTGATTGAAAGGGGGGCATCCAAGTCATGACAGAACAAATTTCTATGATAGAATTATTTTCCGGAATCGGAGCTCAAGAACGTTCTCTTCGTCAGTTAAAATTGCCTTATGAAATAACCCATACTTGCGACTGTGACCCCAACGCAGTTCTTAGCTATGCCGCAATGAGGTGGGATTTAGAAAAAGAAATGGAGACATTCGAGTTCCCTTCACAAGACAAAATGATTGAAGAACTTCAGGCGAAGAATCTAGGATATAATTTCCAAAACGGAAAACATAGCATCATAAAGAGAACACCAATTAACAAGTTGAAGCAATACTATATAGCAGATTATCTTAGTAGAAACCTTGGAGATATATCGAAGGTAGACAGTTTACCTTATGTCGATATCATTTGTCACAGTTCGCCTTGTCAAAGTTTCAGTTGCGCTGGAAAGGGAGAAGGTGGAGACGAGGGTAGTGGTACCACAAGTTCACTAATGTGGGAATCTCTTAGGCTAATTGGCACATCCATGCCCCGGTTCATAGTCTGGGAGAACGTGGCTGCTGTGTTGAGTGGGAAACATAGACATAACTTCATTAAATATCTTGAAAGACTTAGTGAGATGGGATATGAAAGTGCATTTGAACTACTAAATAGTAAAAATTATGGAGTACCACAGAACCGTTTGAGAATTTTCTGCGTAAGTAGAAAAATTGAAAATGAAGAAAGTCGTAGCACAACTATCAGGGAATGCAACAGTTCTAATAAGCAAGTTCTTAGCACTATGAAAGAAATTAGAGGAAAACATCCAAACATAAAGATTTGGGAAGACTTTACTTTCCCCGAACCCATTCCTCTCACAACTCGTCTCAAAGATATTCTTGAAATCAATGTTGATGATAAATATTATTTACCCGATGAACGTATTGAGAAACTTTTAAATTTATCTAAAAACACAAATACAGAACCTTTTGTGGTTGCCTCTCGTGGTCGAAATCCAGAGAATCCATCTGATAGAACAACTGGAGCACCGACTGAGCAAAGATTTGAACCTAACTTTAGTGGCACAACAAATTGTCTCACAAGCGTCGCTAAAGACAATTACATTTGTGAACCAGTTATCATTGAAGATTTTTATAAGAGTAGAGAAGCAAGAATATATTCAGAAACTGCACCGACGCTAAGAAGTGAACGTATAGGTCTTGAAGTAGCAGAAGAATTTCCTTGTAGCACTCGTGGTAAACAGGTAGCGTCAGCTATACGAGCTTCAATTTACAAGCAAGGAGCCCGTAATATAGAAGAGAATATTATTAATGGGTTGGGCTACGAGGGCGTTGTTGAAAAAGAGCAACCTATAACTAGATGGAGAATTAGAAAGCTTACGCCTGTTGAATGTTGGAGGCTTATGGGATTTACTGATGAGGATCATAATAGGGCTGCACAATATGTTTCAGCGAGTGCAAGGTATAAACAGGCAGGTAATAGTATCGTAGTCAACACTTTAGTTAGTCTTTTTTCAAGCCTACTAGTTGATAATGGGTATAAATCAGAAATTTGGACTAAATATATAACAGATTTTACTGATAAATCTTATTAATTTTTGTATATTTTGCCCATAGACAAAACAAAGTGATTGATGTATAATATGTGTACCATCTTAAGAAAGGACAAAACTTATGGACGAAAATAAAAAGCCCCAAGAAAAAATTGCCGAAGAATCCGAGCAGACAAAAGTAATTAAAGAAGCTGCCGAGAACATGGCGAAAAAAATTCACAACGATGCTATGATCTACGGAGCAAGGATGATGTGTAATGTTATATTACAGATTATCGACAAGCATCTTAACCAGCCAGCTAAAGTAAGCTTACGTGACTATAAGAGATGTATAACTGAAATTGTCACAGTCGTATCTGTTCCACTGAAGAAAGCAGAGGAAGAAAAAGCTACACAATCTACAGAACAAAGTGATTCTGAAACAACAGGAGATATAAGAAATGAATAAACGAGCAGTATTTAAGGAGCTCCTTGATAAATTTGAGACAGAAGATATGCGTTTGTATTGTGAAGATATGATTGAGCAAATTCCAGATTACATTTTTACAATGCCTAGTTCAACAAGTATTAGATTTCATAATGCCACACAATGTAAACCGCATGGTCAAGTTTATCACATTGTTATGTTTGGTAAAATTATGAACTATCTTTTGGAACTCAAATGCAATCAGGAAAAGTTCCCATCTCCCGTACAAAGAGATGCTATGAGATGTGTCCCCATATTTCACGATGCATTGAAATGTAATTGGGAAAAGTCTGAATATTCTGTACATGAACATCCAATGTTAGCTGGTAAATGGGTAAGAGAAGCCCACGTCGAGCACGATATTGACGAAAAGATTAAGGAACGAATTGCTCGTATGTGCGAACGACATAGTGGAGAATGGACGACCAGTAAGCACAGCAATATAGTTCTTCCCGAACCAGAAAATGAAATGGAAATTCTAGTACACGAATGTGATATTTTAAGTAGTCGTTCAGACATTGATATGCTTCCATCAGAATATCTTGAGACAGTTCTTGGTACAGAGCCAGAAATTCTTCCAGACATAAATGAGTGGAAATTTAATTTTGGTAAGTTTAAGGATAAAACAATTCCCGAAGTTGCAAAAGAAGAAATAGGGTATTTGTATTGGATGCAAAATAATTATTTTAAGCAGCCAGCAAATGCGTTGATTAAAAAATATTTAAACGAAAGGACGAATAGTTAATTATGGCATTGGTAGTTGTCGGCTGGACTTCTCCTTATGATGATGTTTATCCAACGGTTAATTTTACACTAGAACGTAAAAAGGCATTGGTGGAACGTATTCGTAAAAGAGAATATAATTTTACCCACTTTGACCATGAGATGATGCCTTATTGTATCCCCGTTTACTCTGATAAGGTAGTGTGCAAGTTATCAAAATCTCAGTGGGACTCTACGATGAGCGAGGCATATAAAGAAAATCCTATTGGAGCAAGACTGATGCCAATGGACGTGATTGATAGAGCACCTAAAAATTCAATTTTATATGAAAAAGAAAAGTTTGAGAATGAAGGGAGTGGCACAAATGAATGAAGATTATTATGACAACTTAGACAAGGATATGGATGATATCCGAAAAATAGGCGTTTGTGAAGAATGTGATGAAGACATCTATGATGATAATACCGAGATTTACATCAGCGAAGATGGTTATTATTTCTGTTGTCTTGAATGTGCATTAAGATTTTATGGTATACAGAAAGCTGAAGATAGTATGGTGTCAAATAAGGATTGATTATGAAATATGCGATATATTATACGCTAAAGAATTTACTCGATATTATTTTTTCAAGGAGAAAGAGTTAAATGGATTTTACGGTTGAAATTTTGAAACACCCTACCGAAGATGATTGGCAATTATGTAAAACTTGTACGTTAGTTACGGTAGGAAAAGAAAGCTCAAAACCGCCTACAGAAGAATGGAAAAAGAAAATACTTAAAGCAAGACATTCTCCTATAAGAACGCTTGAATTTTGTTTTAGATTAAATGGCATACCAAGCTGGTGCGCGACGCATCTTGTACGGCACGTCCATGCTACCCCATTCGTTAAAACACAACGATCTGACAGAAATAATGGTCATGATAGAGGAGCAGATAGACAGGATACTCCAGTTAATATGTGCTGGTTTGTCAATGCTGAAGAACTTATGGTTATCGCTAATAAACGATTATGTAGACAAGCAGCATATGAAACTCGTCAAGTGGTTCAAGCTATTTGCGAAGCAGTGATTAAAGTCAACCCAGAGTTTACTGAATTTTTAGTACCAATGTGCTATTGGAAGAATGGTAAATGTGACGAGTTTAATTGCTGTGGATTTAATCAAACCTATCAAGGTGGTGAAACTAATGCAGAATAAACATGTGTTGATGTGTATAATGGCAGAGTCGGCAGCAGGTAAAGACACTTTGATTCACGAGCTTTGTAAGCGAAATGGTTGGAGTCAACTAATATCATATACTACTCGTGAACAGAGAAAAAATGAAGGTATAACACATATTTTTGTAGGGGTGGATACTTATAAGGCAATGAGAGAAAACGGTGAAATTGCTGCCTATACTTACATTAATAATCAGCATTATTGGTCAACAACTGAGCAGCTTTACGACTCAGATTTTTATACGGTAGACCCACTAGGCGTAGCATCATTGAAAGCATTGGACTTGCCAAATCTACGTATTGTTTCTGTGTACGTCAATGTTCCAGAAGATATGCGCAAAGAACGTGCTATGGCACGAGGTGATAATCTTATGACATATAGAAGCCGTTGTCTATCGGAAAAACAGCAATTTAGGGATATGAAAAAGAATATGGATGTAGATTATGTTATTCCAAACGTTGATTTTGCGACCGCATATTCGGTATTAAAATGGATTTGTGACGTTGAGGGGGTTTGGAAGAATCATATAGATGGAGCAAAGGAGTGATGATATATTAAAATTGCATTAGATATAGATGATATTCTGTGTGATTTAGTTTCAACAGGTATTAAGTTATATAATACTAAAATGGGAAAGAATATCACACTTGATGATATTACGTCTTTTCATCTACACGAATGTCTTGACCCCCAAGATGCAGATATGATTCTAAATATCTTTGAGGGACAAACAATTTATAATTACCTTAACCCTATTCCAGATGCTCAGTGGGGACTTGAAACATTAATGAAACAAGGACATCGAGTGTTTTTGGCAACAGCTACACCATATCGTAGTTTTGCTAATAAAGTAGATTGGGTTTGTAGGCATTTTCCTTGTATAACCTCAGATGATATTATACGTATTCAGGATAAAAGTTTACTTAATACGGATATTATGGTGGATGATAAATTAGATAACTTAACTAAGAATTTGTGTAATAGGGTTGTGTTAGATTACCCATGGAATCGCGATAAAACTAAAGATTATGTATATGATCTCCACAGAGCTTATAACTGGGTGGATATTATAGATATTATTAACAATATAGAACGAAAGGAACAAGAATTATATGAGCAAGAAAGTAATATTTTATTCGAGTAAGTGCCCTCGTTGTCTGGTTCTTGAAAAGAAGCTTCAAGCTAAAGGCGTTAAATATGAAGAATGTAACGACGTACAGCTTATGCTTTCGAAGGGTCTTGAAACGGCTCCGGCACTTGAAGTGGACGGAACAATGATGAATTTTAAAGAAGCAGCGGAGTGGATTAAGGAGCAGTAATAATATGGCAAAATATAGTAGCTACGAAAAATATATTAATTTTATTAATAAGTATAAAAAGGCAAGTAACGCATCTAGTGGTAGTGAAGTCGATTCAAATGCAAATGTTGATAATAAAAATATTGCAACAATGCAAGGAGAGTTGACTAAAAGAGAAATTATTGGTACAAATAGACTTTTGATGATTAATAAAATCACTGAAATGTTTGGTGAAGATATGGCGTATGAATATATTCGTCAGCTAGAGTCTCACGAGATTTACAAGCACGATGAAACTTCGGTGATGCCGTATACATATGGGGCACAAGAAGTCGTAAATGTAAAATATTGTGGACGCACTTATACGGTATCGTTTGAAAGATTATATGAAATTTGCAATGAAACAGAAGAACTTATTGATGAGGTTAAAGATGTGTGGGCAAAATATCCAAACGATATGTACATTGAAGACAAGGATGGGTTTACACGAGTCGAAAGATTAATTAGAAAGCAAAGGCATAGAGATTTAGTGAGAGTTAAGGCTGCGTTTAGCAATGATATTATTGTCACAGATAACCACCCAATGATTGTTTGTGACAATATAAACAATACTATACCAGCATCTGAATCCTTAAACAAAAATCAATATCGATGTTCTTCAAAAATGACATTTGGTGATATCAAGTTTGTTGACACTGGCAAACTGTTGGATTATGGTCAAATGACATACAACACATTAGAACATGGTTTTGTTGCACATACTGGTAACAATGCATTATGGTATGCATACCCTAAAACTATCCAAATGGATCGTGAGATTGGATATTTTGTTGGATTTTTCATAGGAGATGGTGGATTTAATATTTCTAATGGTTCTATAGATATATCACAAAAAGATTCTAGTGTTTTGTATAAAATTGCCGACATTCTACTTACTCATTTTAATTCTCCATCGAATATTAATTTTTCTATCAACGATGAACGATATAAACTTATTGTGTCAAATCCAGTAGTATATATATTCTTGCGTAATTATTTAGGTATTAAACCAAAAGCACAATTTAAAACATTACCTGAGAATATTTTTGAATTCAATAGAGACTTTGCAGTTGGAATTATTGAGGGATTGATTGATAGTGACGGAACAATTGGTAGTAATGGAGAATATTCTATTAGATTATCATCAAGAACTGCGATTATGCAAATTGCTACAATTGTCAATGCTCTTGGCATAACAACTGGGTGTACAACACAACAAACAAGGTTTGGATGTAATGAAAAAATTAAACAAAAATATCAGTTATTTGGTGTAAACTTTAGAGATAATATAGATATGGTTTTTGGAGAAAGTTATAAAGCATCAAAAGCAAGACCTATTACAAAGGGAAAGAAGGGATCTTTTGATGAATGGCAAACAATTACAGACGTAACAGTCATTGACAATGGGCCGTTCTTAGATACAAACGAATACATATACGATATTACAACGGAGTCACATTCTTTTGTTTGCAATGGTTTGTGGGTTCATAATTGTGTGAGCATAACAATGTATCCTTTTTTATTTGAAGGGCTTAAATCAATTGGTGGCATGTCTGAACCACCACAGAACTTTGATTCGTTTTGTGGTTCTTTCATTAATCTTGTTTTCGCTATCGCAGCACAGTTTGCAGGAGCCGTATCAACTCCAGAGTTTCTAACTTATTTGGACTATTTTATTCGAAAAGAATATGGAGATAATTATTACCTACATACAAACGAGAGCGCATCTCTTAGCAGGAGAAAAAGAACTATTGATGATGTTATTACAGATAAATTTAGTCAGGTTGTATATTCTTTAAATCAGCCTGCAGCAGCACGTAACTTTCAAAGTGTATTCTGGAATTTAGCCTATTTCGATAAAAATTATTTTGACGGCATTTTTCATGATTTTATTTTTCCAGATGACACGGAACCACAGTGGGAGAGCGTTAGCTGGTTACAGAAACGATTTATGAAGTGGTTTAATGCAGAGAGACTTAAGAAGCCCCTTACGTTTCCAGTAGAAACTATGAATCTCTTAGATGACGGGTTGGATTACGTAGACCACGAATGGGCAGATTTTGCTGCGGAAATGTATGCAGAAGGACACTCCTTCTTTACCTATAGAAGTAGTAGCGTTGATTCCCTTGCTTCGTGCTGTCGTTTGCGTAATGAGCTTCAGGATAATACATTCTCATTCACTTTAGGAGCGGGTGGTGTGTCAACTGGTTCCAAGGGAGTCATTACAATCAATATCAATCGACTCGTGCAAAATGCAAAACGGAGCAATAGAGATATATCAGAAGCAGTAGCAGAACAAGTTAAGAAAGTTCATTGCTATCTTAAAGCTTTTAATGAAATTATGAAAGACAACTTTAAAGCAAAACTACTTCCTGTGTATGATGCTGGATATATTTCATTAGAAAAGCAATTTTTAACAGTAGGTATGTAATTATGCCTAATACTATTTTTCCAGTTATCGCTGGGGTCACAGTGGTGGCTAACGAGGAAACCTAAGCCGAAAGGTATGGCAATCTCGTGGGAGGTTTACTTATGATAAAGGATATTTATAAAATTACAAATTTAATTAATAACAAAATATATATTGGACAAAGCGTAAATGCAAAACATAGATGGGAGCAACATGTTTCCGCATCTAAGCATAATCCAAGGACAATTGTTGATAGGGCAATAAAAAAATATGGAGAAGAAAATTTTTGGGTTGAGGTAATTGAAAAAACGGAACAGTACGACGAACGAGAACGATATTGGATTATTTATTATAATTCAACAAATCACGATATTGGGTACAATGTGTGCGTCGGGGGTGGAAGTGTGGGGGTTGGAGTGCAAAACCCAAGAGCAAAAATCGACGACCAAGACACACTAAATAAAATTATTGATGATATTCGTAATTCCAAAACAAACTTTAATAATATTGCGAAAACATATAATATAACACCAACATCTGTGAGCGAAATTAATAACGGAATTTATTATAGACAAGAAGATTTGGAATATCCACTTAGAGAGACAAAATATACTACTGAATTTTACAAGAGATTAATATATAGTATTCAACACGAATTGGATAAGCCACTAAGGGATATTGCTAAAGAGTATGAATTAGACTTGAGTTATGTTATAGAAATCAATTCAGGATCAGAAAGATGGCGTTCTTATCTACAATATCCATTAAGAGAATCTTTTTGTCATAGGGTTGGATGCAAAGAATTTGATAATATTGTAGATGCACTATGTAATACAAAATTATCTCAAAAGGAAATTGCTCAAAAATTCAACGTCTCATTCAGTGTTGTTTCCGCCATCAATACTGGAAAAACATACAAAAAGAATAACATTAATTATCCAATTAGAGAAAATCAACAATCAACCAAAACAAAAAGAACTCTATCTCCAAATGAAGTTAACACCATTATCGACAATTTGTTACACACAAATAAGTCTTGTATACAAATTGCGCAAGAAGTTATTTGTCATCCTAGCACAGTCCAAGGAATTAATAGTGGAAAAATTATTAAATATAGAGACAACAAATATACATATCCTTTGAGAAAAATATAAACCCCTGTATCGACTATCCACGTATAGTGGAGTAGGGTTGCTATTGATACGCAATTCGAAATGATAGTATTATTATCAATGGATAATAATAAGAAATAGTCAGTGCTGCTAGAAATAGCAGACAAACACGGTAAACGGATTTGTCGAAGGTGCAGAATTTCTTGGTATACCAATTACTCCAAACGAACAGTATTTTGACTATTGTGAGCAAATTTTAAAACCCATTTATGACCTAAATAGAGCTGAAAGGACTGATGAATTAATGTTTAATACAGAATTTGTCCCCGCAGAAAACTTAGGAGTTAAAAACGCCAAGTGGGATAAAGAAGACGGGTACTTCGTACCAAGAGATTGCTACAATAGCTATTTTTATGTTGTCGAGGATGATAGAACGAATCTAATTGATAAGTTCATTCTTCATGGCAATAAATTAACAAAATACTTGGACGGAGGCTCCGCACTCCATGGAAATCTTAACGAACATCTTTCTAAGGAACAGTACAAAGTGATTATGAAAGATGCTATTAAAACTGGTTGTTCTTATTTTACATTTAATATTCCGAACACTATTTGCAATGATTGTGGACATATTAGCAAGCATCATCTCGACCATTGCGAAAAATGTGGTAGTACAAATATAGACTATTTAACTAGAGTAATTGGATATTTAAAGCGAGTATCTGCTTTTTCAGAAGCTCGACAAAAAGAGGCGGCGAAAAGGTATTATGAATGAACAACGACTAAAATACCTTGGATACAGTATCGTTTTTCAAGAAGTACCAGACGAAGTAACACTTGCCATAAATATTAGTGGCTGCCCTCACCGATGTGAGGGTTGCCACAGTCAATATTTGTGGGAATATGAAGGCAATTATATATCTGATGATTTAATAGAGCTAATTAAAAAATACAAAGGACTAATTACTTGCGTATGTTTTATGGGTGGAGATCAAAATTGGATAGAACTAATACAATTAGCTCATATAGTTGGCCATTATGGGTTGAAAGTTGCATTATACAGTGGTTTACCATCTAGATTATCATTATATGGCATTGCAGTATATTTTGATTATGTTAAAGTTGGAGCATATGATAGCAGTCTTGGTGGCTTGGCTTCAAAAACAACAAACCAAAGAATGTATCGACAAATCAATAAACCATCTAATATATGGGAAGATATCACGTATAAATTTTGGAAAGAAGATAAAGTAAATGGCTAAATATAAAATTGTATTAAATGACGATTTGGAACTAGTAGCTGAAGTAAATCGTCAACTTCAAGAGACACGTGGCTATTGCCCTTGTGCTCTTGTGTGGAACAATGATACGAAATGTTGTTGCAAAAAATTCAGAGAATCCCTAAATAAGGGAGAGGAAATAGAATGCGATTGCGGCAAGTATAAAATAGTTAAAATTGAAGACTAAGCAAAACAAAGTGATTGAAAAGGAGACTAAAACTATGGAAGAACTTAAGAGAGAAAAAACACTTGAAGAACTCAAAAAGGAATTTGAAACTACACAGAACCAATACAACACGCTGAAGGAAATTATTAAAAAGAAAGAGGCGGAAGAAATAAAGAAAAAAGAAGCTGCACTCGCATCAGAGAAAGCAGCCCGTAGAAAAGAGATTGAAGATAAGATGCACGAACTTGAAAAGCTCGAAAAGGCATATGTAAATGACTATGGTTGCTATAGTTATTCTAGTGAATCAGACCCATTTTCATATCTGTGGCATCTGTTCCTTTAATTGAGGTGATTGTATGAGATATTTTGAAGTAGTTAAAGATGAATTTAGAAAAAATAGTGGGGATATTAAACTCCCCACTAGAAGTACAGAACACAGTTCTGGTTATGATTTCTATTCTCCAGTAGATGTTGTTATCCAACCTCATGAAATGGTAATGATTTGGAGCGACATAAAGGCTAACATGTACTGGGATAACACGTTACTTATTGTGCCTAGATCAAGTATGGGTAAGCAGCCCATTATGATTGCAAATACTATCGGTGTGATTGATAGCGACTATTATAATAATGAATCTAACGATGGAAATATCGGTTTTCGTCTTTTTAATCTTGGCACAACTCCTTATGAAATTAAAAGAGGTGATCGCATCGGACAGGGCATTTTCGTCAAGTATGGTCTTGTAAATGGCGACAACACCACAACCAAGCGTAACGCGGGCTTTGGTTCAACAGGAGTATAAAATGAGAAATGCAGCCAAAATAATTTGTATATGTACAGTATTAGCAATTATATTCATTATTACACTTATATGTGTTTATAGTTGTGAAGCTGACATGCCGGAATACCCAATTGTTGAAGCATCTACGGGTATTGGTAGAGAACAAGAATATGTATACAATATCACTTCTGTGGAACGTGAGATGCTTGCACGACTAGTTTATAGAGAAGCTAATACAGAAAGTATTGAATGTCAAGAAGCTATTGTATCTGTAGTAATTAACAGGTGGCAAGATGGTCGATGGGGAGATACGTTAGAAGAAGTTGTGTACGCTAAAGATCAGTTTACACCCGCTAGCTTACTGTATTGTACCACACCAAATGAAACTAATTACGAAGCAGTAGATGAAGTTATTCAAAATGGATGCACGATACCTGAGTATGTATTATTTTTCCGAGCAGATTATCATTTTAAATGGAAGGGCTATAAGGCGTATCAAAAAATAGATTCTACATGCTTCGGCTATATAGAAAAAGATAAAAAATAAAAAAAATAAAATAGCGGTGGTAGCAAAATATCATCGCTATTTTTATACACAATAATATAAAACGACCAAGGAGAGACAAATGGCAAAAACTATAATTAAAAAATATTCTAATAACACTACGGTGGTTATTACATACAACAACGAACCTTCTTTAGAGGCTATCAAGCAGTATGCCCAAAAATTAAAGCAGACAATTGACAGCAAAAGTATTCAGAGTTAACATATATTTATAAAATCAATAGAGAAGGTGATATTCGTTGGAAATGCGAAATGAATACAATCCAATTATTATAAAATATGTTGCAGAATATTTGAGAAAATCTAGAGGAGAAACTACAGAAGACTTAATAAAACACAAAACGATTTTAGAAGAACTGTGTAAATCTAGAGGATGGATTTATGTTGTATACGAAGAAGTAGAAACTGGAGAATCATTATTTGCAAGACCAGTTATGCAACAATTATTAAGAGACGTTGAAGATAATATTTACGATGCAGTTGTATGTGTTGATTTAGATAGATTGGGTAGAGGAGATTTAGTAGATTGGGGACAAATAAAAAGAGTATTTCAAAAAACTAACACTTATATGGTGACTCCAAGTTCTTTATATAATCTAAATGACGACAATGAAGAATTTGCCGTTGATTTACAAACCTTATTTGCGCGTAGAGAATATAAGAAAATTACCCATCGATTATCTATGGGTAAGAAGGTTGGCGCGAAACTTGGCGCGTGGACAAACGGCACACCTCCAATGCCATATGAATATCAAGAGTGGATAGACCCAGCAACAAATAAAAGATATTACAACGAAAAAGGACTTGTTGTTAATTTACAGAAATTATCAATATATAGATTTATGGTTGACTCATTTATAAAAGACAAAAAGAGTACAAATGAAATTGCTTGGGAATTAAATAGGCGTAATATACCTTCTCCACGTGGTGGTCGTTGGTGTAATATGACAGTTCGTAGATTGCTTGTAGATGAAACACATCTTGGGAAAATTATATCTAACAAAACTAAAGGCGATGGGCATAAAAACAAATCTCCTAATAAACAACCATTTCAAAAAATACCAAAGGAACAATGGACTGTCGTTGAAAATAGACATGAAGCAATAAAAACACAAGATGAACATGAAAAAATATTAATAGGAATTCAAAAAAATTTAAAATCACCATATAGACGGAGTGATCATTACTACCCACTAAAAGGACTGATTAAATGTGGATTGTGTGGATATGGTTTACCATTAGAATATAAAAGAGGCAAAGATTTAGTTGTAAAAAAATGCTGGCATAAAGATTATCTTGGTAATAAGTGTCCAAACTCTAGCGGAAAAGCTCAATATATAATTGATGCAATAGATGAACAATTAAAAGAGTACGAAGAACAAATAAGAAAAGAAATAGAAAGCTGTGAGGACCAATCAACTGATTTGATTCAGCTTCAAATAAAAACTATTATGGATAAATTAAATAAAAAAGATATAGCTTTAAAAAGGGCAAGAATAGCCTATGATGAAGGTGTTGATACATTAGACGAATATAGATCCGCAAAAGAACGAATACTCAAAGAAGTGGATGAATTAGAGAGTCAATTGAGTATAGAAAATTTAAAATTACAAAAAGCACAATCTATAACAAACCACGAAAAACTTCATTATATAGAAGAATTTAGAAGAAGTAGATGGGAAGATGAGCTTGACGATAAAGAACTTAACGACTTGTATAAGACCATAATTTCAAGTATTATATGGACAAAACAAGGTGACAATATTGATATTAAAGTAAATTTTCTATAGGCTCGTAACAGCCGAAGATTCTGTGTTTCGAGTGGAGCAAGTTTTAAACTTGCCATTGGTGCCACGTGTAGAACTTTCTCCATCTGAAGACACTTGTTACGAGCATAAAAAATAAGGGACTATCAAAAGATAGTCCCTTAAATATTTGGAAGTATAAAATGTGGTGATTGAGATATGGTATTTATATTATTGCCGTTATCGACCAATTTATTCCACATAATCCCCCTATTGGCATTTTTATTTTTTTTGCTATCAAATACCCCAATATTGACGGCATTTTAGCTTTATGATAATATGCAGGGGAGAGGTGATTATAGTGAAAGATGAACGAAAAGCGATTACAATTCGTGTATCTCCTGAGCTAAAATTTCAAATTGACAAAGCTGCAAACAAAGATAATCGTACTATAAATTCATGGATTATAAATTTAATTAAACAGCATCTTGAAAGCCAAAAAAAATAGGGTGCAACTTTTATATTGCACCCTATAATATTAAACAGTTTCTTTAGATTTTGTATTAATCTTTTTGCTTGTTTTGCAAATCTGATCGATCAGTTCACTAACTTTCGCAAGAGATTCTTCTGTTAAGTTAAAATTAGAAACTTTTGCGCTTACTTTAACCATTTCAAGTACCCATTCTTTACGTTCAGCCCCAGTCTCAAACATTGTTTCTGCTGTAGCCATATACTCCATAGTCATTTCAATAATCTTATTCCAATTCTTTTCTTTTACAAATGCTACAATTGTACTACATAGTTTAGTAACAAGTGGTAGACATACAGCCAAAGCCCCACATATAGCTACTACAAGTTCAATCCACATCGAATATTTTTCCATAATTAAAATCCTCCTAAAATTATATTGTCGTAGACGACGCATCTTGATATATAGAATTATCAATCGACATCGCTTCTTCAGCTTCCATATCGAGTTTTCCATTTATCGTGTCAAGCTCATTCTCAATTTCCATTTTTGCACGATTTTCATCTAGCGCACCAATCTCTTTTAAAATCGTATATTTTTCCTTTAAAAAAGCCATACGTAATTTGTAATTATTCTCTGATTTAGCTTTTGAATAATAAAATCCACAAGCTGTACCAAAGGCACCTCCGGTGGATGTTAACAATGCTACAATGGATGTCCAGTCAGTATACGTATTCATAATCAACGATATGGAACAAGATACGATTGTATATACTATAGCTACAGCGAATAGAATACCAATAAATAATATAATCTTTTTTGAAGTTTCCATTTTCTTGTTTTTCATAGAACCACCTCAATTATTTTGCCATGTAATTTAATCATTGTGTATCTTGATAAAATCCTGTTGTTTATAATATTTTTCAATTGCGTCATACATTTTTGTTCCGATATGATTTAGCCCTAATTTGTTATGATATTTATCGTATACTTCATCTATTCTAAGCATTTCTTCTGGGAATATCTGCAACCCCCTACAACACTTATTATAATAAATTGATAGTTCTGATTTTAGTCTTTCCGCTTCATTTTCCAGTACATTCTTTTCAACTTTTTCAAGACGCTCTTGTATTTTTGCATCGTTAGTTAAAGACTCGTCGAGTTTATTGTTTAATTTTTCAATATTATCAATCATTTTTTGATATTGAGATTTATGAGCAATAGAATTTACAAGTATCTGCCTCAAAGGTTTAATAATTGTGATTAATAATGCTATACAAGCTGAGATACAACCGACAACTGTAGCAATGTTTTTAAATATTTCCATATCACATTCTCCTTAAATATAATTAATATTCATTTTAGTCATTCTCCTTTTATTTCTGATAAAACATAGTTCAATTTATTTTCTAATTCATACATTGTCTGTTTTAGTGCTTCGTTTTCTTGTTTTAGCTTCTGAATCATATGTGTATTAAGTGCAATAAATTCATTATATATAAGACCATACTCTTCACTGTATCCACGATAATCGTCTGAATCTTCTTTTACTGGGTAGCGTAGTATGCCACCAAATTTAATGTTATCAAGACCACTTTCTGTTAATGCGTTTTCAACAGACTGTGCTCCAAAACCAATATGATACCTTCCAGATGCCCCATCATTATATTTAAATGCAACGGGATGTAATTTATCAAAAAATGATTCATATTGATTCAAATCGATAAAACTATTCTTCAGTCGCTCGTCTGAAGTTACAGCTACGCCACTATTGTTAGGTGCTCTTACAGTTTGACCTCTTAGATTTAAAACTGTAGAGTATGAAGATGATCCAGCCCAGCCAATACCCGCTGTTAATCCGTCAATATCTCGATTGATAATATCATGATTTGCATTGTCCTTCCATTGGCAATACATGGCGAAAACTAAATCATTATATGTAGACGTTGACCCAAATTTTCCATCTGTTGCAACATTGCCCGTGACGTTTGCTGTGCAATTAAATGTAAGTACCCCAGAAGCGGTTTCTAATATAGAAGAGGTAACATTTGTTGCATTGTCATATGCAAATACAATACCTGGCTTGTATGGAGATATCGCGCCAGTTTTGCCTTCTGTAGTTCCTACTAAATATATTCTACCATTATTGCTTATACACGCACCCTGTTTACCATCATATGCGTCTGTTTTCCCATTAGTAAATAATTCTTTATACGATACTATATTCTCATTTACATAAAAATCACTATCTCTTAACTGCCAATATCCTTGTGTAGTAAACGCAGAATTATCTACAGAATATCTTCTACGACAAGTAACGTTTCCACTACCGTTCACATATAATTGCACCCTAATATCTGCAGTTTCATTAGTACCATCTTGATTGATATCATCAGAAACACTCCTACGAGTTACAGTAACGTATTCTTGTGTAGAATTGTCTATATTAACTCCTTCTTTAAAATGTGTCTGCCAGTTACATTCAAATAGACCAGAAGCAGTCGAATCAACTACTGTGCTTAGACCGCCAATAGCAACGCCATTACCATATTTGGCAATGTTAATCGTGCGTTCAGACACGCCTAAAACTATGGATTTGTTGTTTGTATTATATGAATCTTGAATAATTGCCTTGACAGTGTAGCTTGAAGATGTTGCAAAATCTCCATTGTACACACCAGTATAAGTGTTTGATGTATTATCTGTGTCCAAAACTGTTATTGTAGAAGCATAATCATCTTTGCTACTACATAATTTAACTGTACGAGTATTTGCTCCATCAACAGAAGCATAACTAGTTTTAATAACAATTTTTGCATAAGTACCATTATTATCTAAAACACCACTGGCATTACATCTTTGTGCAGAAATAGAATTAATCTGTGGTGCTGCATATTCATATACATTTACGGATACAGTTTTGTAATCCGAAATTCTACCCCTAGCGTCTTTGGCTGCAACCTTATACTGAACTGCTCCAGACGTTTGAATAGTGCTACTTGTACGAGTGTTACTTGTACTGTTATATGTGCCTGATGAGCCTGAGATATTTGCACCCTTAAAGACATATGAGCTAATTGAAGATCCACTACCCGCAGATGCAGAAGCTACTAATTTAATTTTTGATTTACCCTGCACGTACTTATTATTCAAACCACTAACTAATGTAGTACTCACCGATGACACCGTAGGTTTAATACTAGATGGCACGTTAACAGTTATTTCTTTGTAAATACGAGCAATATAATCAGAATCACTGTTTGCAGAATCCAAATAGGTATAAAGAAAAACTTTCATTTTGGTGCTTGTAGTTTTAGGCAACCAGCTATGTGGAATTGTATATGCAAATGATGTTGTACCTTTTGCAATCCACCCACTAGTGTATTTTGAGCTACCATCTATTTCAAATCTAATTTTATGCTTAAATGTAGAACTAGATGGTGTTATTGTTGATGTTAATGAAGAGCCTGTATTTACACTTGATGGAATAGATAATGCCGAAGAACGTGGTATAGTGCCTAAAGTAACTGATTTAGAAGCAGTTAAATCAGACACGTATGTTCCACCATAAGTACCATTAAATTCCATATTGGCTTTAATTGTAATACTTTTTGTACCATCACTATTATGAGGTACCGTGACAGTGTATTCTGTGACCTTGGTTGTTTGTAATACTGAAGTGTTATTAATATTAAAGCTGTATGCCCAATTCTTCTTATTTCCATTAATAGTAATATAAGAGTCAGACAGTGCAGAACCCCTTAGACCGTAATTTTTAACATAAACCTTTGCCGTCACGCTAGACGTATTTGCACTAATATTATCAGTTGACGACCATGCCACATAAAGGCTTAATCCATTGACTGATCGTGACGAAAAATTTCCTGATGCCATAATATTACCTCCTCATTAGTTCAATACAGTAAAGCTAAAACTACCGTTATCTTCAATTGTCATATACATATTTCCTAGATTAATAGTACCTTGAACATTTAAATTATTTTCTACAGTTACCTTTGGAGCAATTAACTGGTTGTTCGCAAGGGTAAGCAACTTGTCTGAATCCTGATAAAAAGCAAGTTCCGTATTTGTAAACAAACTAGTAAACGGACTAATTTCTCCGGAATCAGTTTTTGCACCTATTTGCAATCCTTGAGAATTAATGCGAACGTATTGTGATAAATTGTTCAATGTTTCATGTATATCGTCTAATTCCATATCATACTTTAATGTTGGAGTCCAATCATCCGCATTATAAGTCGTATTACTAGTTTGTGCCTGTAATAATGTTCCTTGTAAATATGTCCCATGGTCTTCATCAGAATTAGTAATCCACAAGTCACCAACATTATATTGCGAAGGTCTACTTGTATATATCTTGTTGTTCGAATCTGCATCTGCTGAAATCCAGTTTTCTTCTGCTGCGTCCCAAATAAACATCATATATGTGCCATTGTCATTCTTTTTAATCCATATTTGTCCATCTTGTACATTCTGAGGAGCCGTATCAGAAATAATAGGATCGGACGTGTCTGTTAATGTCAATGTATCCATTATTAAGAAACCATTTTCTTGACTTTCAACATCACACTTAAAGGTGGCAGTTGATGTAAAATCATTTGCTGATATAATTTTAACTTTTTCAGATTGTCCCATTGGAATATCGCTACCATTGGTATTTATTTGGCTCCAATAGTAAGATAGTTGTTGTGAATTATCAGATGGTTCCCAAGTAGTTCCATTATATTTTTTCAATGTAACAGTTTCATTGTTACCATCAATGGAATACCAATAGTCATTTGTATTAGGATTTTGTGGCTCAATAATAGAAACTGGGCCGAGCAATGGGTCTACTTCTCCGTATTGGTTGTATATTAATATATATATAATCCAATAATATTTTTTAGTAAAAATATTAATATTACTTGATATGCATATAACGATGTTATATGTATCACTTTTATCTTCAACCATAATAGTTGCTGTATACGTGTTACCGTTGTAAATCATGTCGCACTTATAGTTTTTAAATTTATTTACGTCATCACGAGTAACTATATATGAAGATGAAGTGCCCTCTTGTATCAACGACCATTCTGCATCATTTTGTTCATACCATCTATATGTTGCTTCTCCTGTTTGTATCTGTGTGCTTCCAACGTATGCAACAGTTTGTAGAGTAATAGATTCTATTGTGTTGGATAAAACATATCCATTAGGGGCATACAACTGAAAAGTTACACTTGCATTTTCTGATGTTGAGGTTGCACCAGATACAATTAAAGAAAAAGATACTTTTTCAGTTGCAGTTAACCCGTCTGCTGTGGTAGCAGTACAAATATATGTAATGATTCCACTTGAAGAAGTAGATAAATTGTTGGTACTTACTGTTAGAATCCCATTAGAAACAGTTTCTCCTGAAATTAAATTAACAGGAGTTGCCCCACCATCTTGACGTTTCCATGTAATAGATTCAATAGAAGTTGTAACGTCTGCTGAATTTAAAAATACTGTTGGTGTCAAAATTAAATTTGTCGTCTCCCACGAAGGAGAATAAGTTGCTGGATTTTCGCTATTATTTTTAACCTGCACCACAGGTAAATTGTATGCAATACTGATTGATAAATTCTGAGAATCTGTCATATCAATAAAGGTTTGCTGATTTGACATAAGTCCAACTATCATATTATGTTCCTCCGTAATTATGTAGTAATTAAATAAATATTATTGTACATATTCTATATCATGACCTTTCCAATCTGATAACACAATTTCTCTAAAACAATGCTGACTATCTGCTAATTCATTTATTTTATTAAATATTTCTTGCTCATCTGGTATTAAATGCCCAGACCTGATACGAAGTATTTTAAATCCTTTTGATTGCAAAAACTTATCTCTTTTAATATCTTGTTGTTGGTCTTGATGCCAAAACCACCCATCATATTCAACATCAATACTAGTATCATTTACACAAACAAAAATATCCAACAAACAGTTACTAAACACATAGTTCAGTGCCGCATTTGGATATTTGTTTTTAATAATTTCATATACTTTTATTTGCTGCGTTGAGGTTTTAATATTTCCATTCTGAGAAATTGTTTTCATAGCTTTTTCTTTCACAAAAATGCTTTGGTTGGGAAAATCAACACCATACCTTTCAAGACATGTTTGTCTTGTTTTGGTTTTATATTCATCTGTTTGTGAAAAATACTCAACACCATATTTGTTTAAACATGTTAATTTAATTTTATTTTTAATTTCTTCCGATTGAAAAGGATTTTCAACACCATATTTTTGCAAGTTAATATTTTTAATTTGATTTTTAATATTATTATCTTGAAAAACACATGGCACACCATATTTTAAACGATTTGATTGTTCTGTTTTTTTATTTTTGCACTTAATACAAACATCAATATCAAGTATATCAAGGTTGTGTTTTTCTAAATAATCATAATATGGTCTTTTGATAAGACATCCACATATATCACAAACTATTTGAACTATAGCATGACTTCCGGCTGTTAAATGTTCTACTGGCACTTTAATATTTGTGCCAGTTTTAACATCGTACCCAAGCTGCTTATAGTGTTGAAAATTTTTACTACCTATTTTTACTTCAACTAACTGTTCACTAACTAGCATCATCATAATCTCCATTTACGTAGTTTCAACATCTACTTTACAATATATTGTTGCATTTTTTTCTACATCTAGATGTGTAACAACTATTGATTTCATTCCAATATGTTTAGAATTCCATATACTGTCGCTTGAAGAATCAGCGGATGTACGAATCCATTTAAATTTGCTACTACTAATAGTATTTGTTTTATCTTCACCTTGATTGTAAATTTTACAAGTTAATGTAGCTGTTTGACTTTTATCAGTAAAAACTGTTGGTCCATCAGAAACAATTTCAATTGTCCAACTAACCGCCTGTTGAAAATCATTTTTTGTTGCATATGTACTACTACCATCTGCTCCAAGAATTTCAACTGAGCCATTTGAATTTACTTTAAACGTCCCGCCTTCTCCCCCGATTTCTAGCGAACCACCTTTAATCTCCGATCCTTCAATATATCCACCAATCATGCAATCAGTAAGAATACCCCACCTTTTTTCACCTTTTACATTAAATGCTCCAAACACGCCCTTGCTAGTATTCCAGTTATCATTCGTAAATACAAGCTTATTGTTACTCAGAAGAAACTGTTCTGGTTCATATGTATTCTCAGTACCCTCAACTAATTTACGACCCAAAATTCCCCGAGAATCCCACGAGATACTTTGATTAGACGTGCTACCAACCTGTAAGGCTGCATCTTTTAATCCATCCTTAATAGCTTTATCTAATGCTGTACTTTTTTCAACCGCTTTTTGCCAACTTGACGAACTCGCTGCAACAGTTTTACCAGCTGTTACTGCTTGCTGCAACAAATCTGCTGTTTTATCAACTTCATCTTTTGTAGTAACTAGATCACCAAATGTGCAAGAAAAATCTGACAAATTATCAAAATTAATAGAGACCTCTAATAAACGAGCTCTCTTAATATAATTCTCTCTTAATTCAACTTTTACAAAATTTCCTAGTTGGAATTGTTCTCTTAGCGGTAAAAATTCAGGTATAGCCATAATATTTGCCATATCTATACTGAATGACAATTTAGGTTGGCAAATCTTTTTAAGTTCCTTTGTTGCCTCTTGCAACAATGTTTTTTTAATTGAAATTTCTTCTTCTTCTGATTCATACCCTGTTAAAATAATATTGTCATTAGTATATTCATCTTCTCTAATGAAAGGAGATAGTCTTATTAGCTCTCCTTCTGTAAAGAAATTTTCCATTGCTGATTGCTTTTTTAAACTATTCATTCTAGATAAATTAACGCCTTGTGAACGACTATAAGCAATGTATGGAATACCATTGTCACCAATATATACAGCATATTCATTTTTTAAATCTCTTCCAATAGTGAAACGAACAATACCAAATTCTTGTTCGTACCCAACAAGCGTAATAGTTCCCTCCTGATACTCTTCAGGGAAATACTCAGCAATAACGCTCATTAAATTTTCAGAATTGACTTTATCCTTTGTAAAATAGCGGGATTTGACAGCAACACCATTTAATAAATATGATGCTCGTAATTCTTTTTCAAGTAGAACTTCCTGTACTACTTGTAATTTTTCATAGTTCTCTATATACCGAGCATAATTTTCATAATCGCTCTGATTCTCATTATTCTCTGTTGGGTCATACTCTATCCATGCCCTGTTCTTATAGATATAAAGCTTTAATGGACTGCTATCAGTATCAAGCCATTTTGTACCAGCAGCTATTTCTCCAGTTGGTTGTGTATCACTAGCAACACACTGGTTCCCTTCTTTTGAATAATAACCTTCAGTTTGCACAATAAAGATTTTAGTATAAACAGATTGCTTTTCTTGAAGAAGTTTAATACCATAATCTTGTACATTTTCTTTTTTTGTTTCGTCTTTGACGAGACATAAGTAAGCACCCAAAATACCAATTGATTTAACGGTATAATTATTTAATCCTAAATAATTAGCTGTTAATACTTCTGTTACCCATTGTCTTAAAGAATATTCTACTGAAGAAATAACACCTGTTGCCGCATTGGTTATAGTTCTACGAATTTTATAAACTGACTCCTCACTATTATAATAAACACGAATAGTTGCACTATCAGAATCAGCATTTTCTAAAGTTAATAGTACGTTATCTGTTTTATTACATTTTGTATCTTCTTTAACATGGTATAAATCTAATTTCTTTTCTAAGGATGTTTTTGCAGCATTAATCGCCGTTTCTTTTTCGTTATCGGAAGCCCCATCCTCGTACACAGGTCTGTACAAACAATATAATAATTGAAATTTATCTCCGATGCGTAGCACATCTTGCGATATGGGAATAGCATTCATTAAATCACTATATTCATTATAAGCAGCCACCCACGCGGACATATAATTCGTATATTTCTCTGTGTTACTTTCCACTTGACTGATATATTTGTTATATGCAATATATAAATCATTACCTAGCCACATAGGGTCATTGTAAAAAGATAAATTCATTATGTTACTTTCGCCTAGATTTACATCACGAATTGCCAGTCCGTCTCCACCAGTTACTTTTAATTTTGTCCTTATTTCGTCAGTAGAATACTTAATATCAATTTGTGACGCCAAGTTTTCTCTAGAAATAAATACGTCAGTATCCCAGCGAGTTTGAATTTCATTATTATCAGTAATTCCATCTTCTTCGGTTGCGTAAAAATTAGCAACCCCATTAATCGAGTCCCACTGTATCACATATTGAAAAGCTTCCGCAGCAGTATTACATAAAAAATCATATACTGAAATTCGATCTTCGCTAAAAGTACGCTCTTGAAACCATAAGTCTGAATCCACCGTTCCAATTTTCCATTCAGGGATATAATTAAAAACAATGTGTAATAAACTTAAAGCCGGATTAGATGGGTTATAAAATCTGATATTAGGAAATGCTTTGATATATAATTGTTCATCATATTCAGCAAATGCGTTTGCGTCTGTAATTTTCACTTCGGTATAAACATAGGAATCATTGTCTGTATATTCCTTAATAAAATATCGTTCATATGGGTCAAATGTAGTCGGAGCATTTACATATGGTCTATCTATAGAATAATCCACACCATTTTTTTGCATATGATAAATGTATTCCAAAGAGTCATCTTCACCAGTATTAACTCTAAATGTATCAAGAAATTTTGTACTTGTAGAATACTCTAATGAAAAGCAAGAAACTGTTTTACTATCATAATCGTTTAAATTTTCTTGAACATCTTGAATCATAAAATGCCCTATACCGAAAATATAAATGACACGCAAAGAATCAATTAATGAATAATATAAGTTCTCTACACTCTTGCCTTGTATTGGATCATTATACGTTTTCGCAACAGAAAATTGAATCTCAGAATAGGTATTAAATTTAAAAGCACCTGAAAAATCATAAATCTGTAGCTCTCCTATAATCTCTTTATTTGGTTGACATAGAAATACCGAAGGCGGAATATAATTCTCAAATAAATTTGATGGTAAATTCATAGCTACTCCTCCTTGGAATTATAACTGTCCGACCTTACGTGGTTCAGACCATTCGATTTTAATTACACAATTTCCAGACACTGTAATATTATTTTCTCCATTAATAAAGTAAGGAAACTTCCAATTAAAATCATTACCAAAAACTCGCAAGGGCGTATTTGAACTTGCAATAACTCGATTGGTACCATCCAAAGTTATCACTTCATTTTTATAACAACCCGTAATGATAGATTTTGCAATAGTAATCTTCTCATCTTTGGTGTAAGTATTAGATATTTCTACACCATTATCAACCTTGCCTATTAGCTGCCAGCCGTAACCTTGATCGCTATGCACCCCTTTGTATACGCTCATATCACTAGAACTCAAATAATATAAGCCTGTTGTGTCAGCACTAGGAGTTTGATTCTCAATACTACCAGAAAAAGTGCCAGCTAAAGTATATTTTTGCCCATCAATATTCACGCAAAGAACAATTTTGTCTAAACCACTTTTTGGGTCTTTATACGTATATCTATAGACCGTATTAGGCATCATATCAAAAGTAGATTGCATAGGGTCTTCCGTTGTATCCAAATAAATACTATTGCCAATAGTAAGTGTAATTTTTGGATATAGTTTCTTCTCTTCTTCGTCACTATGACACTTAATTAAAATACTCTCTGAAGAACTTACTTCTTTTTCTATTACCTTTATTGGCGAGTAAGCATATGGAGATATATTTTCGAACTCACACACATATCCAATTACTCGATTATTAGTTATTTTTTGTTGCTGTAAAGTAACGATGTTGCCATGCAAGATATACGATACAACTTCGGTGTCATCTTTGTATATTTCAAGTTTTTGCATTTCACTACTACCAGACAGCCAAGATAACATACGTCTATTTTCCCAGTCATTGAAATCACTAAAATCATTTTTGGCGAACGTCAATGTCGCTGTTAAAGGTTGGTTGTATTTATAGCCATGTATTCTTTTATATGAGCCATCCCAACTAGTGGATGACACTACTTCTTTATTTAAAAAGCTATCAGTTTCACCATTATCATCAGAAAATGCAATATCGACAATGGCGTCAAAATCTATATTAGTCTTGTTTCTAAATCTAATTTTGTACGGACTGATCACGTCGCAATCACCGTTCCTTTCTAACTACTACTATATTTATATAACAAAAGGAGGGATTTCTCCCTCCGATTGTCATATGTTGTTTTATTGTCCAACTCTTTTAATTCCATAGTTAAGCTTTCTTGCAAATACATCAAGTTGTTCTTGTACAAGCTTCTTAAGTTCAGGAATAGTTTCTTTTGTTGCATTTTCCACTTTCAATAATGTATCGAAGGTTAGTTCAATATTATTATTAGTAGAAATGTCAGGAATAGATACTTTAACTAAGTTGTTACCAAGCTCATTTGTTGGGGTTTGAACAAGATCAAATATACGCTTTGTAATATCTGCTGGTACAACACTTGTGCCTTTGCGCATAAAGGAAAGATTTCCTGAAGCACCAGGGATAAGAACAAGTTCATCACCATATTGTGGTTCGTCTGTAATAGCCCATTGGTCTTGCTTAGTCCCCAATGTACCTTTTGCATACTCTTCAACATATCCTGATTTAGCATAAACTACAGGATGTTTAAAAGCACTAAAAGCTAACATTTTGGACCCAGCTTTATAATACAATACTTCGTTAGCCGAAGCCATAAGCTTTGCAGTATATGGAATTTTTGTACTACGTTTTAAATAATGGCCACTATAGTCTTTACCACTAGCGTCAGAGCCACATTCATAATAATAATCGCCATTCACTTTTAAATATTTATAATACTTTGTTTTTTTCTTTGCTTCTTCTTTTTTATTAGTGTCTGATTTTTGTGTAGATTTAGATTGACTTGTTGTAGTTTTTCCACTACTACCACTATTGCCTCTACCAGATGTATTGTTAATAACATTAGCTGCGCTTTGTGCATTATTGGCAGCATTATTCATGCTATTAATAGCTGTCACTGCATCGTTTGCTTTATCAATAATCTTTTGAATGAGATTTTGAACATTACTAGACCACAAGCTCCAGGGATCGTCTGAGGGCGCAGTGACATTTGAGGGAACGACATCGGCAAAATCATCAGATTTGTTTATAACGTCGTTCAATGCATCTATAACCACTTGATTAAATTCTTCCGCATTATTTACTCCCTCTTGGAAAGCGATTATTAAATCATTTGTTAATTGCTCTTTTTTGCCAGAAGCGTCATCAGCTACACTTTGTAGGGCATACATTATTTCTGGAGCAAATGTATTTTGTGCATACTCTTTAACTGTCTGCCAAGGCAATTGTAAATCAGAAGTTAAAGGAGAAGTAGCTTCATTAACAGTCACTCTGACAGATTCCACAACACCTTCGACACTTGTTTGGAACAGACCCGCGGCTAATGAACCATTACCGAACAGATTGTTAATTTGTTCAGTAATTATACCACTATAGATTCCTGTTTGGTCAGTGAAGTCGACTAAATCAAGAATGCCACTTTCTTTATATGCTGTAGCTTGCAGCGCGGCATTTTGCCATGGGAGCATTAGGTAATCTGACAAAGTTACGCCGTATTCTGATGAAACATTATTCAAGCCTGCCAGCACTGAATCTGCATTGACAAGCACTTGTGCCATACTATCAGCTACTATTTTTTCTACATCTTTTAAAGCTTCACGGAGTTGTTTAACATAGTCTTCTTTTGATTTGGTATAGCTGTCAAGTTCGTCATCATATGCAGAATTTTGAGAATCAACTGCATGGTCATAATATGTATCATTTAATGACTCTTTAGCTTCGCGTAGTTGGGCTTCTAATTTCGACCGTTCGGCTATTGTTGCCGCATCTGTCGAACCCGACATTGCTGCTATTTTGCGCTCTAATTTACTAATATCTGAGGACTGCTTTTGAATATCTTTTCTAAAATTATATAACCATTATGTTACTATATAAAATGAATAAAAAACTTTTCTAATTCTTCTTTTGTACTTAAAAAATATGGAATTCGTAGCAATACAATATTATTATCTCGACAATAATCAGTTTTTATTTTATCATGAAGTTGCAATATTTTTAATTGCGATAATGCCCATTCATCTCCACGCCCCGCAAAATCAATTGGTTCAAAGTGCTGTACACCATCATACTCAATACAAATATTTAATATTGGTAAATAAAAATCAAACGGTAATAATTTTTTGTCTTTACAGCCTTCAAATTGGTGTTGATATTCATATTCAATTTTATGATCATTAAGCCATACACGTATTTGCTTCTCTCCATGTGATTCTTTACAGCAAGGGCAACCCCTACCAGATAATATATTATGCGGTCTAGCCATCCACACACATCCATCTATCTTGCATCTATGCAATATTGGAGTTTTAGAATTTATATATTCTCCTATAACTTCTATATCTACATTTATGTTTGAAACATCTTTTACATATTGTTCATGTAATTTGCTAAATTTTTTAGATAACCTTCGTTTAACACACTCTGGACACTCCTGCCCATGAAGAATATTCGCAGGAGAAGCTTTCCATTCATTTCCGTCAATATTACATTTATGTAAAATAGGTGTTAGAGAATTAATATACGCTTCAATAACAATAATATTATGATTGACGTTTGCGAGTTCATATTCATAGTCATTAGTTGTCTTTTTTGCATTACCAGCACACATTGCGCACCCGTTACCACTTAATGTTGATACTGGAGCGGCATCCCATTCGTACCCATCAACCTTACACTTATGACGTATTGGAGTTCGTGCGCTAATATATTCTCCCATGACCTCAATATCAGGATTAATATTATGTAATTCTATTACATATTGCTCTGTTGTTTTTTTAATATTGTTAGCACATAAAGGGCACCCATGCCCACTTAAGGCATTATTAGGAGCAACATTCCATATATACCCATCTTTTAAACATTTGTGTGATATTGGTGTGTTAGAATTAATATATTTACCTATTACTTCGATGTTTGGATCAATTCGTGACAATTCTTCTTTATATTGCGCGTCAGTTTTTCTTAAATGATTACCAATTTGTGTTCTCCCACACATTTCGCAACCACATCCATGCAAAACACTATATGGGCGTACATTCCACAATATATTATGTATTAAACAACGATGTAATATTGGCGTGCTTGCATCAACATACTGGCCAACAACCTCTACGTTTGAGTTTTTTATAGCAACTTCATTAACATACTCTTCATGTGTTCTTTTTTTACTCATAATATTCACCTCCTTAATAATTTTGTATTGTATGTTTTTTATTCATTATAGGCTCGTTAAACCTTATAGATTTTACTTTAATCAGTAAATTTTCTCCAACTTTCGTTGAAGTGCAGACCATATTATTTATCATAGTTATTTTGTATTGTAATAATAACCTTAGACACCCTCCACTTCGGGACACTTGCCCCTAATCCCATTTCAGGGAATGGTCGTTGAACCTTATTTGTAATATTATATAAAAAATGTCGTAATATGTCAATATATAAGATATTCAAATATTATTACAAATCTTGGCTGCTGATTATCCAATTCTTACAATTTTTAAACATTCACGCTCGTTGTTACCAACCACATTGTAGTTTATAAGACTCTAAGGAAGTCCCAGCAATTCAAAGGGATACACTATAAACTTTCGTATTATAGCGGACTATGGCTTTTGTAAGGCCTTAATCTTTTTCTGCTGATAACTCATCTTTTTTCAGGTTAATAAGTTCCTGCATACTTTCTATTTCTTTTTGTATTCCTTCTTCTATCATATCAATACGAGCTTCATTAATGTCAACAATGGCATCTTTTGCATCTTTGTATGCGTTGATACTTTCCCATTGTCCATCTTTCAGTTCCATTAATCTATCATAATAGTCCTGTTCGCTCATTGTACCTTTTTGGTATTCTTCGTTTAGTTTCTCTATTTCTTTTGCATATTCAGCTGCCTGTTCTTTAGCTATCGCCATCTTTTGAGTCATTAGTCCAAGAGACATAATGCCTTCTTCTGTCCAAGAACCATCCTCAAGAGCAACATCTTCATCAGATATAAGACCATAAACATTCTCAAGCTCGTCACAAACATCCCGTATCCTCTTCAAGAACTCATCAAACTTCTCAAAACTCATTTCTTGTATGGTCTTGTTCCATTGGGCCATTGCCGTTTCGGACGCTAATACTTCTTTTTCTAATGCACGAATATCTGCCTGAGCCTGAACCCATTCATCGTCCTCTGCAGTATAACCATTAGCTTCCATTTCAGCAAGTTGACTACGAAGTGATTCGAGACTTGCCATATTAGACGCTTGTCTTTGCTCTTCGTTGGCAATAAGTTCTTCGTACATTTCTGCAGGGACAGTTATGCCCAGTGCTTCGAGATAGTTCATATATTCTTCTATATATGACTGTCTATCACTGAATACGTCATTAACATTACTGAATGCATCTTTTATGTCATTGAACTTTTCAACAGATAAAGCATTTATTTCTTGCGCAACCTCGGCAATCTGATACTGGAATTCATTTGCCGCAGAAGTGCAATCATTAATTGCGTTGACCATTTCAAGCCATTGAGAATCGCCAACTTGAATGTCGCCGCTAGCAATTGCTTCAGCTAATTGTCTTTCCAGCTCGGCTTTTTTGTTCAGAGTTACTTGAACTTGTTGTTCCAGCTGGTTGGTTTGATAATCTAAAATTTCTTTTGGAATACTTATACCATATAAGTCTGCGTACTTCTTGTAATATTCTGCATTATCATAATTACCTTGATAAACGTTGGCTAAATTATCATATGCTTCTGATGTATTATTGAATCTATCTAAATGTGCTTGTTTTTTGTCTTGCTTATACTGTTCTTTTTTTATTTCGCTTTGGCGAATATCTGCCTCTTTTTCATAGATAGTTTCCAACATATCATAGATATCTTCTTCTGTCAGTGCTTCGCCATTTTCATCAATGCCCTTTTGTAATAATGCCTTCAGTCTGGTAATTTCATTTTGATTACTTTGAATTTTCGCATCTTCTTCAGCACTTAACTGGTTATAAGTTTCAGGAGAAATAGTAGCATATTCATTACGAAGCTTTAAAAGCTCAATTTCATCTTCAAGAGCTTCTATGCGTTTGTCATGTAAGCTTTGCTCTTTACTATATGCTTCATCTATTTTGTTAAAGACATCAATATAAAGTTGAGCTATCTTTTTTTGAAGCTCTACGACGGATATTGTTGTCTCTTGAATAGAATGCTCGACCTCCCAGATGGCATCGGCATATTCATACCACTCGTCGGAATTTTTAGCTACAGTTGACATCTGAGCAAGAAGTTCTTCTCTTTCTTTTTGATAAAGTGCCAACTTTTGCTGTTCGAGCTTAATCTGTTCTTCGTATAGATTTCTGCTAACTTGCTTATCTTCTGCTTCTAAGCGAGATATTTCGTTTTCAATATAGGTTTTTTGATTTTCAAGTAAGGAGATTTTGTTTTCGTATTCCTTTTTAAGTTTTTCAAGGGCAGAATCTGATTTCGTATTACTCTTATCAGTGTATTTATCTCCAGGAGTTTCATCGAAATCATAGTAGTCTTTAAAATTACCAGAAGTATTAACCTGTGATATAAGATTTTTCTGCGCCTGTAAATCACTAATTTTTTGTCTTAAGTCATCAGCCGTAACGGCAGCATCTACTGTAGACGTGGATAATGTAATAACAGAATCATATGCGCTATTGAATGCATCAAATAACGATGTGTTTAATGCTGAATTATCAAAATCTAAATTTCTAAGAGCGTTAAGCTTTTGAACAAGAACGCCAACAGCAGCACCTAACCCTGCCGACACAGCGGAACTCTGAAGCATTGCATTGTCATATGTTTTTTGCGCTTCTACTGTAATAAGGTCAGCTTCGGCATTTTCAAGTGTAGCTTCTGTACCTTCAATTTGTGCAAGTTGCAACTGAGCTTGGCTTAATGCCAAATCAATATTTTCTTCAATTAATTGAAGTTTTGTTCCTATCAATACCTGTTCGGCGTCAGAATTAAGAGTGATTGTATCTCCAGTAACAGTTAAAATTTTCTCCCAATTATCTGTTGATTCAATTAATTCAAGCGCTGTTTTAACAGATATTCTGCCGCTATTGTTCATTTGTTGCTGTGCGCTATGTAGCAAATCCATTGCGGACGCAGTGCTTTCAAGAGCGGAACCTAATTCTGAAAATGTATCAATAAGCCCAGAAATATCATCTTTAACATCAGCAAACATATCTGTGTTTAAAGTTGACAATGTATTTTCTGTTAATTTGGTAATACGAATCAAGCCAGATAATTCCAAAGAATTAACCGCATCTTCAATGCTTATTTTATTATTCTTAATATTCTCTGCTAAAGTTATAAATTCTTGTCTAAGTGTTTCGTCAGTACCCTTTAAAATTTTAGCAAACTGAGTACTTTGTGCTTTCCATTGTTTACTTGCCTCGTCCCACTCAAATAAATCATCCCATTTAATTTCTTCTATGGTACCATCATCTAGCTCAACTTTAATTGGCAAATAATACATATCTTGAAGATTGTGTATTTTTTCTGCCGCATTTACTGCTTGATCTATTGCATCTTCTCCTTCGAACGTCGCTCCAATTTGAAGATTTAAATCGTCCTGACGAACTCCAGAGATAACACCCTCTGCATATCTTTGTAGTTCATCTGGGCCCAACACCCTACTACCATCGGGTAAGATAGGTGTAAAGTTTACTGCAATAGTACCATTTTCATTTGAATACGTACTACTAAATACTGTAGCCGTACCTTCGCCAGCATTTTCCCATCCTACCTTAGATAGTTCTGAAGCATCCACTAATGGTCTATTAAGTAAATCTACAGTTCCACCATGAGCGTATTGTTTTAATTCTTTTTCAATTTCTAATCTGTCAATAGTAATTCGTCTTAAAACATCAATAGCATTTTGATATTGTTCAGTTATTCCATCAATGCTATTACTATCAAAATCAGAACTAAATTTTGCGAATGATTTAACAGCATCATCAATAGATACGCCAGATTCTTCTAAATTATTCTGTAACTCTTTGTTACTACTAATAATGTCTCTAATTTTTTGTTCATACGCAGTATTCCCTGGATCTTTTTTTAATTTTTCAACTAATTTATCAATTTCATCAGATATTTCAGCAAATTGTTCTTTATTAAATATGCGATTAACAGCATTGGCTTTAGCATCTGTCGCTTGTTGTCCGACGACAGCCCATCTATCTAACATATTATTAACATAGTCTAAATAATTGTTAACATCTACGTCGTCACCATATTCAATATCTTCTATTTCATCTTTATATTTTTGTAGCTGTTCTGTTATGGATTGTTCTAATTTACCTAATGCTTTATCATTATCTTCGTAAGCCGCTATTTGCATTTTTGCAGCTTGTTTATCAAGCCACGAACTATTATCATCATCTAAAACTACTTGAGCTTCTATTGCGCTTTCTTTCAAACGTTTATTAAGTTTAACATATTCTTGATATTTATCTATATTTGTTTTTAATGCAGTTTTATTATCAACAACATCAGAACCAAATAATTTATCAATCCAACTTGCCTTTTTTGTATATGTTCCAACTAAACCATCAGAATTATCTTTTACATAACTTTCCTCTAGTTGGGCCTCCATTGTTTCTTTGAATTTTTTATTTACTTCTTTTTGTTTACTATTTTGTAAAATTTTCTGTAGACCAATTTCTCTTTGTAGCTCATCATTAGTCTTTTTAAGTTGCTTTAATTCTTCTTCTTCTGTGAACGATAATGTACCTTTAGAAAGAAGCTCATCCATGCGCTCCTGCGTTGTTTTAAGCTCATTATTTACAGAATCAAGTTCAGACTGGATATCCGAAAGTTCAGACTTAAGTCCAGAAAGTTCTTCTTCAAGTTCCTCGGTTGTTGTAACAACAGCATCAACTATCTTGACAATAGCAAAAATAGCTCCTCCAATAACCAATAAAGGCCATATAGAAGCTAATAACGCCTTTAATGTGCCTAATACGCCAATTAAACCTGTCGCAGCACCCTGAGTGACCAACAAAGACATAGCTGCTGCTCCCTGAGAAGCAGTTAAAGTGCCATTTGCTATTGCTTGTTGAATAGTTGCCAATGTTAAAGTTTGAGTTGCTTTTCCGAGCCCCAATGCAGATACAATAGCTTGTGCTTCCGATGCAGCCACGCCGTTAGTAGTTAATATCTTAGTAGCTCGTGCCGCAGTTAATGCTGTTTCTTTAGCCACCAACCCTGTGGCAAGTGCCATTTGTGTTGCTTCAGAAGCCGTTAATTTACCAGTTGCTACGGCTTGTTGAAGCATAGCAAGAGTGACTTTTTGAGATGAGGACGACAAACCTAATTTTGTAATAATATTCTGTTGTTCAACCTCGTTTAAAGCAGTAGTCGCCAATAATGCTTTTGCCTCCTCGGCAGTTAATGAAACTTGCGACAATACTAATCCACTCATTGTTGCTTGACGAATAGCTTCCGAAGTTGTCAAAGAGCCATTTGCTACTGCTTGTTCTAATGTCGCTGAAGTTAACCGTTGAGTACCTTGTACTAAAGTGTTAATAGTTTTTAGGAAATTTGCTATTTTAGCATTTGCGTCAGTTGCAAATTTAGTCAAATCTTGTAAAAAGACTATTGGTCCCGTCTTATTTTTGATCATAGAAACGGCACCTAGAGCAATTAAAGCTGTAGTTAATAAGCCAATTTTATCAATTGTTTGAATTATAATAGTACCAAAGCTTACAAAACCCTTAATCCAGCTATCATCTAAGGTATTGTTCCACATCGTTTGGACAGCGTTTGTAAACTGGTCAATTTTACCTTGTATACTGTTTAAATACTTCTCGTTCTCAGCATATGCAGAGCCCTCCGCATCTAACGCATCAACATACGCATTTTCGAGGTCTACAGTATTAGAGAGAATAGCAGCTGCTGTATTACTTCTTGTTTTCAAATTCATTCAACTAGGTTCGCAACACCTAGCCAGTATTAGTTGTATAAATTAATTTTTAATATTTAATAAAGACAATTGCTCTTGCAAATAAAACAATACATTTCCACGTTCAAAATAAGGAATTCGTATTAATGGAATATTATAATCGCAACAAAATTGTGTTTTCATTTCGTCGTGGTGCTTAATATTAATAAAATTATCCTCTGCGTCTTGTTGACTCATTCCATTGAATCTAACTGGAAAATAATGTTGTTCTCCATCAAATTCGATTAATATATTGTAGTCAACTAGATAAAAATCAAATGGCAGATAGCTGATATCTTTGCAATCTGAATATATTTTCTGCTCAACAAAATTTATACCCAAATTATTCAAGGCATCTATAGTTTCTAATTCTCCCTTAGATTTAACAATTCCCTTTTCTTTTGCACAATACCTGCATCCAACAATACCACGTTTCATATTTGCATATCTCATAGTTTGAACTCCCATTTCTGGGTGCTTTAAACATATAAATTCTATATTTAACAATTTATCATTATAATTTGAACCAACATATTTTAATCCATTTTTTTCACAAATTTGAATTCTTTTTTCTATTGATATCATATCGCGGCGGGCTTGTTCAGTTTTTTTTCTTCCACACCAATAACACCCTTTTCCCTCCAACATATGTCCATATGTAACATGCTGAATTCCTTTGTCTTGATGTTTTTCACAAATGAAATCTATATTATTTGCACAACTAACAAACTCCGTTGATAATAAAATATAACCACGCTCATTACATGTATTTACAACGTCTTCGTATGTATATTTTTTATTTGTCTTGTGACAACCAAGTTTTTTTCTTTCTGTAACAATCGATAAAAATGAATGTCTTGGTATTAATTCAGATAATTCAATGTCAGATAAATTATTATAATTATCGTATATAATTTGTTTTTCTTCTTCAGTCCACTTATTTCTCATATTATCACCTGTATATTATCCTCTGTTAAAATTATTTTTCAGCATAAAAAAGCGCCAGTAGCCGAAATAGCTCTGACGTTTTTGTGTATTTATATGTTGTTACCCCATTAATTACCTTAACAAACGATGGTTTAATGTTGTGTTTAAAAAGATAATTCTTTTCTGGCGTATATTGTGTAAAATATTCCATATCAAATTTTCTCATAATTACATATCTCCTACAACTAATACATCTTTATGTTTCCATAAATGTTTCGACTATTTTTTAACGGGCCATATGGCTACCGCCACATCATTTCGAATACCATAAGCTTGTATCCTACTGGTTGACTAACCATAGTCTGTTGACATATCCCTATTCGGGACTTCGTGCCCAAACACCCATTGCATAAATACTTAGGATTTTGTCCATATATTATCCCTATTGTTGTTTTACTTTCGTTACATTCATACCAGCATATTTCATCCGTATTGTAGTAATAGGGCTTTAGGGATTACTGGGTTTAGATGTGTTCTATGTGCATGTTTCCATACACACTGGCAAAATTTACCAGCAATAATTTCAAGAAGTGCTGCTTGATTGATATCGCTCATGTCCTTCCAGACTCGTGAGATTTCAAGCAATATTTTATATGTGCTTTTATATGCTCCAGTGTCTGTAAGAATATCAACACCAGAAAGTGATTTTATTTTTCCTCTAAGTTTACTCTTAGATACAATTGCTCCATCAGAAGACTCCCCTGCTTCTTCCAGCTCTTTGGCACTCGTTCCACGAAGTCTTAGTGAAATTGTGCGGAGGGCACTACCTACACTTGAGGGATCTTGCACCACTTTGTTGGCCGATGCAATTAACGCAACAGCTTCTTGGTAGCTATTGTTTGCAGCCATCAATGAACTTGCAGAGTCTTGTAATGCGGTAGCTATCCCATCGCTTGAGACGGCATAGTTGTTACCAATTTCGTTCATTACATCAACGACATGCATACTATCTTTTGCAGCATAACCAAAAGCTTGCATTGTACTTACCAACGCTGATGTAGCATCATCAATACTTGAAAATTCAGATACATTAAGTAATACGGAAGTGCTTTCTGCGAGGCTGGCTGCTTCTTCCATACTGTATCCTAAACGGGCCCAGTCAGCCGTCGAACTAACAACATCCTTAACCGTGCTACCAACTTTAGCAGCCGTTTTGGATGCCGTCTGCAAAAATCGATCATAGCTCTCTTCTGTTTCATCAGTTACCTTCTTCAATTCCGTTAAAGCACTGTCAATTTCTCTAACATAAGTAATACCCTGGCGAATTTCTTGCATTCCTCGACTTATTAGTCCCATGCCAGTAACGTAAGAAGAAATCTCTTTCATTTTACGAGCACTTGCTTCAAAGAATGTTTCAGTACGTTTTGTAGTACCTTGCATAGCCCTAAGAGATCCGTCAGCATCTCTAACTGCCGCAGTATATTTAGTAAATTCATGAGCTCCTGTTTGAACCGTATATTCTAGTCGGCCAGTTGTCGCGTCAAAATCGCCAATTACGGCCTTACCATGCGTAAACTCTTGTACCGCAGCTATTAATTGATCTCGAAGATCTCCAGTGCCAAGCTTGCCTATCTCTATACTGTTTTCGCCACTTAATTGCTCATAATTTTGAATCAATTCTTTAACTTGGGCACTAAGTCTTGCAACATCTTGTGTTTGTGCCTTTAACAAAGCCTCGTCATTTGGATTAATAGTGCTACCTTGTTGGGCTACTTTATCTCTAGTGACCTTGAATGCATTTAATGCATCGTTTAATTGTCTAACGACATTGATTTGTGATATATCAATAGAATCATCATCGATTTTCCACAAGGACTCCATCGTGCTAACACCTGCGTTCCATACAGAACTTGCACGATTAAAACGAGCATTTTCACGAGATTGCTTTATTTGCTGTTTAAGTGCGCTTTTATCGCCTTGTTTGGATTGCTGTGATGCTATGGCGCGTTGCTTTTCTGCCTTAGCAATTTGATATATTTGCTGCAATTCTTCTTCAGAAATATCTACTTTTTCTTTTTTTGCTGCAATTTCTTCTTTCAGTCTATCAATATTAAGTTGTGCGTCCTGAGCAACGTAAGAATCATCATAACTAGTATCTAATATAGCTTGCCATTTACCAAGCTCGGCATAAAGCTTTTTAATTTCTTCAAGTGCTTGTTTAGTTTGTTTAAGTGTATCATTCGTTTTTTGCTTTTCGTCTTGAATTTTCTTTTCGTTTTCAAGCACTCTCTTTTGTTCCTCATAAGCCTTATTATAAATGTCAATTTCATCTTCCGCTTCAAAATTAGAGGCTTTAGGAATGTTTTGGATATCGGCAACAGTTTTATCATAATCACTTTTTGCCTTGTCATATTGTGCCCCTGGTGTAGCGGCGTCCATAATAGCCTTTTGCTTACCTAGGGTTTCATATAATTTTTTAAGTTCTTTAAGGGCAGTAGCTTCTTCTTTTGTCGCAGTAGCATCCTTGCTAGCGGCATTTTGCATAGCAATTGAACTTTTTTCCTTTTCATATGATAATTGCCGTTCATCTTCAAGAAGCTGTTGATTGACGTTATGGTCAACTTGTTTTGCCGCTATTTCTGATTTTTTAGCACTAATCTGTGCTCTTAATTCTGTTGCTACAGCACTACCTTTGTCAGACGCTTGTTTTTTAGCCTGAAGTACTCCGAGTTCACTATATAATTTTTTCAGCTCTTTAAGGGCAGTAGCTTCCTGTTGTTCTTCTTCTTTTACGCTTTGTGCAGCTTGTTTAACTTCTTCAGCCCGAGCCTTAATATTAGACTTAATATTCGCAACAGTTAATTTGTCTTCACCTTTACCCTGAACCGATGCAGCCTGGACAGCATATCTAGTTAAAGCCTCATCATCCATGCCATCTTCAATGATATTTCTAATAGACTGATATATGCCAAGCTTTTCATAAAGTGGGTCTAGATCTTCTTTTATTGCACCCTGCTGCTCCAAATTAAAGATTTCTGATTTAAGTCGATATTCTTCTTTTAATAATTCAAGCGCTTTCTTCTCTGTAGATAAACTGTCATAATATTCTTTTCCACCTTGAATTTGCGCCATATGCAAGTCATGTTTTTGATCAAGCGATTTTTTCCAAACAGGAGATTCTTTGCCACTTACTTCAAGTTCGTCATTGAATTTTACAACTTTAGGTGTAATTCTATCATGAACACTTTTTAATGCATTATAATATTTGGTATTATTTTTGAACTTCTCCATCTGTTCTTCAAGCCAATAATAATAGTCAAACATTTTTTGCGCAGAGCCAGATACTCCTTCAGCTTGTCCATGATTAATAGTACTATCGTGCTTCTGAATATTTTTAGAGTCACCTACTGAGGTAGATTTTCCCTTCTCAATAACCTTTGTTCCCTGAACAATCTTATCATTAATGCTCTTAACAAGACCCGAAATCTCACTAACAGTATCTTGAGTTGCTAACCCCTCGGTAGTTAAATCAGAAATAATATTTATTTGACTAATAGCATCTGTTAATCTTGTAACCGTATCTTCTCCTAAAGATGTTTCTGGTTTATTATTTTCATCTAAGGTAGTATTCTTTCTAATATCTTCTAAAGTTGACTTAATCTCACCACTAAGAGTACTTTCTCTTGCCCATGGAGCTTGAGATGAACTTTCATCTACTTTTTCAGTAGCCTGTGCTTGTGGAGCACCAGCGTTATCGCCTTTTGTAGATGCATCATGAGAAGTTAAAATACTACCAAACACTTTGTTTAGCACATTCTCCAACGACGTTTCATCAATAGCAATCTTATTGGCTTCTTCTGTAGATACCTCGGACGAACCTTGAACATTAAAAGTAACAGAGCTTAAAATTGTCTTCAGTGACTCTTCGCTGATAACTGTGGTACCTTGCTCTGAAGCTTCATTGTCTCCAACAATCTGTACCTTATAAGTAATGCCATCAAGAATACTCTTCAGGGCTGTTTCGTCAATAGAGACCTGCTTATCTTTAATAGGTTCTACGCCTTGAGTGTCAACGGGTACAATTGGTGACTGAGTTGCAACAGTTTTTGCAACTTCACCGTCAACCATATCTGCGAATCGAGACCATGCTTCTGCCATTTGTGGATCATTTAATGTATTAACGATATCTTCAACCTGATTCCGCACAGTTTGAGCAAATGCGTTAAGCATGGCTTCAAATGATTCAAAATCATGTTTGACGTCCATATCAACAATACCAAATTGATCATTTTTGCCGTCATACAAAATATTACCCAAGTTTTGAACATCAGTTTCAACCCCTATATTATATAGCTCGTGCATTGCTGAAATCAGAGATTGAATTGAACTCTCTGTTGCGTTCAATATTTCTGGATTGATTCTTTCGACTGCTTCACCGATTGTCGATATTGGAGCCCCACTAACTCGGCTTTGCAACTCAATCAAATACTTCTCGGCATTAATTACCTCTTGAATTTTTCCTAAATTAACATCAGGTATATCTGTTCCACGTAGCCGACTTTGCAATTCAACTGCATCATCACTCTGCTGCTTATCAACAGCCCATTTTTTATTACTTTTGTCCCAGTGAGGTTTCTTTAAAATTAGAGCAGATTTGTCTCCAATTAAACCACCGTGATTGTTTGCACCAATACCGATAGATTGAAGTGAATCTACGCTACCTATTGTTGCTTCAATTGCGTGTTTTACATCATCAGACATTTCAATGGCATTAGTAGCTATTAATTCAAAATAGTCTTCAATCTTTTTATCCGTATTTGAAGATAAAAATTTATTTGCATCGTTTAAAATAGTTTGAATGTTCTCGCTGTTCGTTTTATTACTGTCATTTGAAGACTCAATACTATCTCTTGCTTTTTGCGCAGCTTCTGGAATTTCTATGCCAAGATAATGTGCGAGTTGTTCCAAATTAGTAGTACCCAAGGCACTCAATGTTTGGTCAAAAGCATTAATTTCATTAATGATATCATCAGATGCAATTAAATCACGAGTAGCCTGGATTCTATTGGTTAAACCATCCAATTCTTCACGATCAGCATCCGTAAAAGTTTGTCCTTCCGTTTTATTCTTAAGAACAAGCTCATTATACCTTTTAACAACCTCGCACAATTCCTCGTAAGACTGAATTGTTTTATTAACATTATTGTCATTCGAGGGCTGCTCTGTACCTAATATATTAGGCTCTGTCACAGAATTGACAAAATTATTAGGTTTAAAACTTATTTTGGGAGCTAAAAAATCAAACACTTCATCTATTGTTTTAGCACCTTCAGACAACGCATCTAAATAATCATAAACATTATCAATGTCGCTCTCTGACACAACAGACGTAATGGCATTATTAATATCATTTATACGGGCATTTTCCGCCTTGGTTCTAGTCTCTCTGGAAGATAGTTCAGAATATTCTGATAAATATGATTTTAAAGTATCCTCCTGAATCAAAGCAACCTTTCGCCCATCATCTACATCCTTTATAACTTCCGGCAAACCACGCTTAATTTCTTCTTTAAGATATCCACCTAGCGGTTGAATCGCTTGGTCAAATGCCGCCATTGCTTTTGCCTTCATTTGCTCTAACATAGGGATAACCGAATCAATAATTTTTACCTTATTTTCTTCTTTAATATCATCCCTATTAGCGTAAGCTACATTACGCTCTTGGTGCAATCTACTTATAGTCTCGTCATACCATCTTTCAGCAGAGCCTTTCTGTTGAGATAAAACAACCCGTTCTTGGTCAGGGGTTAATTTTTCAACATCATAATACTCAGGGATTGCCTCAGTATAATGGGTGATTCTTTCTTGTAGTACAGCAATCGTGTCAACTAGTTCATTTCCACCCTCATTAACTTCTTTAATAACAAGTGAATCAAAGCCCGCCTGTCGTGCCATCTCGTTGAAGAATTTTTGTGGAGCATCGCCTGGCTGTCCACCCTGTTCATACTTATCAAATCCGGGAAACAAATATGACAATAACTGATTTTTATCTAAGTCTTTAAACTCCAAACCATCAACAGATACTATAAGTTCATTAAGTGGTTTCAGCGCCGCCTTTAAGACATTACCACCATCTCCATAATTCTTGGCAATGTCTTTAAACGCATTTGGAACCCAATATGTACCACCTAAATATTCTCTTGAAGACAATCTATTACCAGCAGTCTCTTCAGGTGGCTGAACACCTCTAAGCGCGTTAGGAGTCATTCTACTCTTCTTTGGTTCGTTTTCTACCTTAACTTCAACAGGAACTTTGATTTTATCTTTACCACCAAGAATATCATACATATCCAATGTTTCTATTACACGTGGAATTACATTTACATCGACAGCACCACCCTCAGTTAAACCTATTGGCTGTTTACCTGCGGCAACATTAAATATATTTTGCAATGATGTCTGTAATTGTGGTTCAATAGATTTTACCTGTTTATAAGTGAATTTGCCTATGGAAGCTAACTCTTTAGGTACATTTTTAAATTTCTCCTGATAGGATTCATATAATTTAATATATTCTACTAAGTTAGCATATCTTATTTCCCATTCATCCTTGTCGGAATAATTCTTTTGGAGTTTTTCTATCTGAGTATAAAGTGCTTCTTCTTGCTTTCTTGGTTTAGGAGAAAATCCTTCCTGAATCTTTTTTGCCTTAGTTTGGCTAATATTACCCTTTTTGTCTTTTAATCTACTGAGAGCTTGATCTATTTCGCCAAGATTCTTAATCCATCCATGAGTTTTTTTCTGACCGTTCAGTGCTGATAAATCAATACCCTCTAGAGCCTTTTTAACTGCTTCTTGTAACCCTTCGCCATAAAACCGCCCAGCCATTTTGCCCATTTCTGTCCACATATCGGCATTGGGCATCTGAATTAAACTGTCAATATTAATCTGTTCCGTACCAAGTAGTCTTAATGCTTCGTTGAAACTTTGACCAATAACAGACATTGTTTCCTTGCTCATTTTTTGAACTACAGCTCGTACCTTGCTTTCGAATTCAGGAGTATCAAAATCTATTTTAGTCTGCGATAAAAGCTCTTGTAATTCAGCAGCATCCTTCTTCGCCTGAGTCTTATCCAAGATTGCTTTTACAGACATATAAAATTCTTGTCTTTTACTTGCCATAAGTTTCACCTCACTTTCTTGTAAGTTTTAAAATTTGCTTACTCAATGAAAATCTTAAATTTTTATTAAAAGTATCATTATAACTATTTATATAGTTGTTCATTATATTAAAAGGAACCACTGTTCCTTGATATTTTTCCTCTTCATAATTACCCCCACCAATTTCGCTGCTGCCATCAGTTCGAGGGTGAATACCAGCAAGATAATTGTCTATAATCCAGTTTGGGTCAGTAGGGCTATATTGTTTTGAACCAGAATAAGTATTTTCTAGCAATGACCCGTTATATTCTATTCCCGCCTCACAATCATAACCATCTGCCGTTTCTTTTACTGGATTAGAATATGGCACTAAACATTTCATCAAATTGTATGTGCGATTATAACTTAACGTGTAATTTGCTGGTGGGTAATCATTATAATAATCAACCAAACAAGAAATTGATTTAATATATATATCATCTCTTGCTTTATCAATGGCTTCTTGTGCAGCAACTCGAAGTGCTTTCTTATAATCTTTAAACAATTCATCAATAGCATTATCTAATGCTTTTTCATCTATGATTTGTGCCATACTGAATCAACTCCTCGAAAAATTATTTATTGTATGAGTCTAAGAAACTATGTAGTTTTACCATATCTTCTTCTTTAAAGTTGTCTCCTAGTATTTTTGCTATATCGACATTACCCATAGATTCTTTTAGCGTGGTAGCAAAAACATCTATATGAGCTAAAATGCCATTTAAAAACTTACCAACAATAACATTAAAATTATTATCTTCAAGTACCTGAGATACAAGCATATCAAGCACTACTTTGCATTCGTCATAGTCTTTTTGAAATAACATCACAATTGGCTCTAACAACCCTGTTTCACAAAGAGTATCATAATCACTAATTGGATTATCCTGAGTGATATCCAACGAAGTATGTGCCACTAGCATGGCAATAACAAAACTGATATATTGACTTATAGGGTCAACTCGCTTTACTCCGTTTTCTTCAACAATACTCTTGCCTACCACCACTTCAATAATTTTACATTTTTCCGTAAATGGAATATACTCTTTAATTTCTAGCTTTTTTCTGATATAATCTTCTACCGCATGTTCATTTATTTTTGTATTTTGAATATTATTTTCTTGAAAATCTTCAACAAATTGTTTAGCTGTAATCTTCATAAAAAATCTCCTTTTCTCCATTTCAAATTCATTCATTGCCCCATAAAACTTTGTCAGCTTTTACCTCAATCGTCGGCAACTTATAGCCACTTCGAGCAATCAAAATGCTCTCTGCTTCATCGTCTGTAACATTCATATCGTATTCTTGCTTCACAGCCTGTACCGCTTCGAGCTTAAGTGCTGTCCGTTTAATCTTATTAGACTGCTGCAAGCCTATGCGTTTTCTCCACACAGAAGGCACAGGGTTTTCAAATTCAATATCATGCTGTGCCGCATATAACATTACCGCCCCAGCGATATTACTTAGCTTTTGAACGGTATCAACATTAGTTTTTAAAATGCTTTTTTCCATAATAATTTTGTCTATACCAAACCGATCTAGAAAAGCACATATCTCGCACATCATTTTTGGAATACGCACATCAGCATTAGATTCCTTGTGCAAATCAATCAATGTATGCACAATATACTCACCGTCCATAAATATAGCAATACCAGTCTTATTTGTACTTGCATCAATTCCACATATAACCATAATTATTTTCTCCTATAACAACAAAGAGAGGACGGTACATTACCATCCTCTCCTCTTTATTCAAATTCAATAAAACCTTCTAAGTAGAATATTTCTTCTGGCGATAAAGAAAAATCTGATGCATCAGCCAGTGATTCTTCTGAAAGTCGCACAACTTCATAATTCCAATCCACGTCAGAGTTTTCGAATTCGGCAATTTCTTTAACGCACAAATTTGCTCTATCAACGCCATCTTGGTCATTGCCAAACTGGATTGAACCATCTGATTGAATGACACCTTTATATTTTTCGATTATTTTCATTTCTTCCTCTTTGATATATGCTGCGAGTTCATCTATTGCAAGTACCATTTTAAAAATAGCACGAGATTTTTTATTTTCCTTAATAGGAAGTTTCATCTTTGCCATATAATGTATTGGGGCTTGAGCTTTAATAATATTTATGTATTTCATTTTTTATTTTCTCCTTTTTTATAACCTATGTGTTATTTGGTATAACCAATTTGTGTCCTAAGATACCAATATCCATTTTGGATACCGTTAACAGGATACGCGCTTGCATTATTGGATATCATAAATCTCCCAGTTGTAGTTCCACGTGATTCAACAGAAGACGAGGTTACTGTGCCAGTATAATATTTTATGGTAAACCTATCCATATTCGAAGAATAGGTTACACTTATAACTTTCCAAATCCGATTTTCTCCATCAAAATATGTCACATACGGATAAGTCGAGTAACTATGGCTGGTAGCATACGCTACTAAACCGCCAGAGTTTGTATATCGTTGTCCGGAGCCTTCAAATTCCGCAGAATCATTTACGTTATAACCGCTCCACGCCTGCAAGTCGTTGGGGATACCAACGGATGTTACATACCTTTGCGAAGACGAATTGTCGCTCCAAGTAACATCATATTTTATACTCGTGACAACAGTATATTCTGTCCAAACATATGGCTTTCTCCAAACTACACTTCCAGACGCATTGGTGATTTTATTAACTTCGCCCTCGGGAATACTTATTTTTGCTACATTAGAAAAATCATAACTCATAACGTACTCACTCCTACAGATTTAGTTTGAGTAGTTCCGTTTGACATAGTAAATGTCCACGTTTCTGTTGAGCCAATAGTTTGATCTATTGCTGTTGCATAATATCCAGCAGGGATGCTAACTGTAAAACCTGACATTGTCAAATCACTTTGAGTTTTAGTAGCAATAGTTCCAGTATAACAAACGCCATCTTTGTAAAAAGTTTTACTAGAAAGCACATCGGATGTGGTAGCCGTAGCCTTTGCACCAAATGTCATATGATCAAAATCCGTCCCAGTAATATCATAAGCTGCAATCCAATCAATGTAATGTGTTATTCCTCTACTACAAAAACACATTGTTATATCTTTTAAATAATAATTCTCAGGTATATTTGCAATTACATAAAAAGTCTGCCATTCTGTTGTGGGGGTATAAGAAAAATATAACAACTTGGCACCTGTTGAACCTGTTGGATAATATGTAATTGCCATATTTGGAAAATATGACGTAATAGTTTCGCTTGCTTTTGCTCTTACGGCGATTAAATACGTTCTGGGTTCTGATGTGCTTGCATCGACAGTAGAGTTAAACCAAAATAAATTATAAACACTTGTCTCTGTTGTTCTAACAGGATTTAAAACCATTACACTACCATTTTCGCTACCCTCAATGTTCTCTATAGAGTGAGAAAAATAACTGTCTGCTCTAGAACTCCAAGTTATAGTGCTTTCGTCCGAAAAATCAGATGGCTGAACAAGTACGTTACTTCTAAGCTCTCCATTAATTTCAAATGAATCTGTATATTTTGTAATACCAGATACCAAGTTTAGAACATCCTGTTTTTTTGTCTCAATAGCCTCAATTTTATCTGGCACTTCATTTAAATTTGCCGCCTCGGTTTGCCCCTTAGCTGTTAATTTTGTATTAATTGCATCTAATTTGGCCCGCAAACTTTCAGCAATACCTGTAAGTTTACTTGCAACAGACATTACGACGCACCTCCAATTACGTTATTAATAGCATCCATAGCAGCATCAATATCACCAATAAGATTATCTACATATTGCTTAGTGACCGCTTCAAAATTTTCTGTAGGATCTGCATTCAAAATCAAAGAGCCAGTCATTATACCTCCTGCAAGATCAAGTTTGCCCGAGATATCTAAAGCTGAACCATTAGTTACATTGAATGTGCTTGTATTACTATCAGTATAAGTAATAGTATAAGTATCTACTGAACCAGGAGAACCATCACCAGATGTGCGCTCAATGCTCTCAACACCTACGCCTTTAATATTTACAGTTGTCGGATTCGTATATCCACCATTGTTTGACCATGACAAATCACCGTTCTCTGCTACCGCTGGAATAAATACTGCACCAGTTTCACCCTTTGCGCCTTGTAGTTGCCCATGATTTATCCAAGCTGATTTAACTCCATCGTATATATAAATATCATATGGGGCAGCCGTACCAACACCATATGCAATACCGGGCATAGGAGATGTAACGCCAGCCTCTAAAAGCTCTAACGTATCATATGTGCCTTGAACTTCAAAGCCCTCGCCAGTGTCACCTTTGAGTTCTAGTTTTTGCGCATCAGTTAAATCCTCAAACGTAAAAGGATCGCCCTTGTCTCCGTCTTTAATAGTAAATTTATGGAGGCCGCTTTCGTCGGTAATTGTAACTGTTGCTATACTATCCACTTTAGAAGTGTTTACTGTTGGCGATATGCCGTCATTAACTGTAAATGGATGCTCACCATCGGCATCTGTAATAACAACTGTAGCGACTCCATCAATCTTTTCCGTACTAACCGTAGGGGATATTCCATCATTTACTTGGAATAGGTGTTCCCCTAAACTGTCAGTAATAGTTATAGTTGCAACACCATTTTCTTTTGATATTGATACTGTGGGCGACATACCAGTATCTCCCTTTGGACCCTTATCGGCTACATATGATAAATCAGAAAATTTATGTAACCCATCACCGATTTTTAATTGTATTTTTCCATCTGTTTGTAACTCAGCTATCAGCTCTCCTTTGGGAACAACGTATTGGGACGCATTCCACTCGGATGTTGAAGCCGTTAATAATTGTATACTATATTTTTGTGCCATATAATCACTCCATTTCTGTGGAGGTCTTCTCCAATTGTTGTATCTTATTTTTAAGTTCGTCTATTTCTCTGTATAATTTTTGAATCATGTGAGTGTTGAGGGCAATGAATTCATAATATCTTAAATTTCGTACGTCACATAAGCCATCAACTCCAGGATCCGTTCTATTTTCTATAACAATACCAGCAAAATCTTGTGTACTAAGATTTACTACAGCTAAAGCTTCTTCTACGTCCTGTCCTATAAATCCAACATGATATCTACCCGAGCGGCCATTATTCATTTTATAAACAGACGGTTTTAGTTGCATATAAAAATCTTCATACTTATTAACGTCATAAGAAATTGAATTTTTAATACGTTTGTCCGACCCATCACCTATCCAATCACCATGATATCCAATACCAGATTCACACACGTAAATCTCCTGAATAATACTTTCAAAACACTTCGTCATCGCACATCCTCCGTCAGTAACTCTAACTTCAGACACATACCTTTCAGTATTCGAAGACTTCATCACTAGCCCCGTCGTGCGACCATATTCACCACCTGTAGAGCCATAACCTTGTCCAATTGTGCCATAATCTCCAGAAAAATCTACCAATGCTGTATTTAAAATACCTGTCTGAATATAATTGGCATTAATATATAACTTACTAGTAGTACTATCACTAAAAATACCAAATTTAGTACCACCATTAGTTAAAATATCAAAAATCGTAGCTTCAGTCACATTTGCATCAACACCATCTTCTCCTCGAATCTTAATCGCGCTTGTCCATGTGCTACCACCGTCATATGTATATGACGCATAAAAATCATATGTGGAATTATAAATTTGATGCCAATTAGTTGACGATGAACTCGAATACGACGAATAACTACCTGTAGGAGCACTAAGCTTTGTTCGAGCATATAATACTAATGTTGGACTATTAGAAGTTCCCCATTGGATGTTGCCTGAAATATAAATACTTCCAGTTAATGTAATGTTACCCGTTGTGCCGTCTAATTGAATATTCCCAAGATCCAAATAGCTAGATTTAATTTTATTGCTACTTGTAAGAATACTAGTACCATTAATTCGTAAATCTGTCGCATTTAAAACACCCCTAACCGTCACATTACCGCTTGAATCAACAACGAAATTATATGTATTGCCGTCAGAGCTTCCAACCTTTAAACCACCTTTGATACAAGCATTAGTTGCACTAATATCTCCTTTGAGATACAAATTACCACTTGAGTCAATAGCAAAATTTTGGCTTGTTATTGCACCAGTAGTTAAATCAAATGACGTACCATCATTAGAAAAAGTATTGCCATCAGTCCAACTATAATCCGTACTATCAATAACACCTGTAACAATTCTTGAGCCATCAATTTCAGTACTTCCACCAGACTTTAAACTATTAATAGTAACATAGCCGTTTAAATTCACTTTATCAGCAGAAATTGTTGCTTGAGATTGTCCATTAATAGCTTCAACTACTACGCTACCTCTAACGCCATTACTATCTACTATCATTCCAACGTTAGCCTGGTTGTCGAGCACAGTGCTTACAAGCCCAGCAGTGCTACTACTGTCATAGTCATAAACTTCATAGCCATAACAGCTGCCCTTGTTACCTAAAATCAATTTACCGAACTGTTGACTATTAATAAGAAAGTATTCTCCATTGGTATCTTCAACTTGCCCACTGAAAGTAAAAGCTCCATTTAAATACGTAGGCTTGTTAGCATATCTCTTAGTTCCTTCGGGAACAGTATATCCATACATATCAACAACACGATTTAATTTATTCTTATCTAACGAAGCTAAAAGCTGCACTTGTGCTTTACCCTCAAGAGCTAAATTTCTCAATCCGGCAATAGTACCCTGTTCGTCATCCCCGAAATAAGCAAGTGTATTAATATTAGCATATTCTTCAGTAATGTGAGCATCTGTACCAGCAGTAGATAATTTGCCTATGGTATAAACTTCATACTGGTCTCCAACAACTTTGCAATAATGAGTTTCGTCATTATCAAAGAAATAATAAATACCATCAGCATCTTCATTTCTTGTATCAAAAACAAATTTCTTCAGTGCCACTGACCATTCTGGTCGCACAGCATATTTACCCCAAGTACCATATGGTTGTGGAACATTACTTGTTAACGGTTGCTCTAATTTATGATAAAGACCAGAAACCATTAAATCTAAAACTGCCTGAGTTGAATCAACTTGTGTCTTTAAAGTGCCAGAATTACCTGTACGATTATAAACCTCACCAACAATTCCTTCTTTGGAAATATTAAGTTCACCACTTGAACCATCAGAACCACTTACTAAAAGACCAATGTTATTAACAGTTTGCTTATACTGAGAAAAATCTCCTTGCATATTACGTAATTCTATGGAATAAGAGTTTGCCGTTTGACGCACTAAACTAATAGAACGAGAAAGTAAATTATCATTTACAGTAGCAATAGCAAACCATCTTCCACCATGCCATGCGTATAACGTGCCCTGTTTGTAAATCTTGCTTTTACCATCCTCAGTTTCTTGAGAACTTGTAACATCCTGAGTGCAATACCATAACCTCGCTATATTCTTCGTACCATCATAAGCAAAGTACTCCTTACTTAATGAGACTATACCATCTTGTTCCCATGCTGTGCCCGTCCATTTATAGCTATAAGTCTGACCATTTTCAACTACAAAATCATAAGTCTGCATACCAGTCGCTTCAAGTGAATTAAACGGAGGTGTGGGCAAACGCACTACATCGTTACTCGACCCTCTCTCAGAAAGCGTACCCGCATCAAGGTCATTATCAATAGTATCAGTACCAACTCGCTCATCGGGAATTAGGTTCTCAGAGTGGTTTATCACAGGAACATACATAGTTCCTTTCGGAATAGACGTAACAGCATCATCGTAAGACATACCATAAGAAGGAGAATACTGTCCTACATTGTAAGCTTCTATATCTAGCACAATAGACTGAATATAGCCGCCGTTTTCATCGGCACCTTGCTGAATTGCCGCCATATAACTACCTGCAAGACCATATATTTCATACAAGGTTGTACCATCTCCAGCTGTTTTAATACAGCAATAAGTTGTGGCATCTTCGTCGGCTATATAATACGCACCGTTCTCATCTTTATCTTTAGCATCAAACTCATACTTACCGAGAGCAGGATTCCACGAAGGTTTATTTTTATATCTCAATCCATCTGGAGAAAACGCAGGGGTTTCTGATACTGACAATAAAGTATGATAATAATAAGAAGTCATATAATTAATACTGGCACCGTTTGCATCAGCCTTTTCACTAATATTAGCTAATGATTCCTTTAACTCACCATCTTTATATTGAACCAATAAATCTATTGCCGCCTCATTTTCATCAATACGTTGATCAATAAAAGAAGTTGCCTGATTGCCTACAATATAAACTTCATATCCATCAGAAGTAATTTTGTAGTATTTAGTCTTATCTAGAATAGTATTACCATCAACATCTTTCTTAGTAGCATAGCAATAAATACCATTAGTATCATCTATTGTTTCATCACTAAACGCAAATTCCTGCTTATCTTCGTCCCAAAAAGGAGGTGCATTATATTTATGTTGCTCCACGACTAGTTCGGGATTGCCCATGAAAGACTGATATCTCATAGAGAACTGTCCCGAAGCAACAGATGTAATTTTTGCACTATTGTCATCAGCTTGTTGCTTTATGCTAGTCATAGTGCCATTGATATTGTTAACTTCTGCTTCAATAGAGTCCGCTCTTTGTTCTACATTACTTATATTACCTTCAGCGGTCGCTACCCTGGTGCTAATTTTATCAACCTCCTGGGAGATAGTTGACACATCTCCACGCAAATTAGCTACATCAGAATATATACCATCAGCTGTTTGCTTGATAGACGAAATCATACGACTCTTGTAATTACCATCTGTTGTAGCTATAGCAACCCATTGCCCATCTTCGCTCCAACGGTAGAGCGTTCCTGGAATGAGCGTTCTTGTATTACCACTTTCGTCAGTATACTCAACCTCTTGCCAACAGAACCACAAATCCCCAACATTCGTTCCTTGTGAATAAGTAGTTGCTGTAGAAACTGACTCGCCCTTGACCCACATCATATTGGTCGCATCCCATTGGTACGCATACCCTCGTTCAAAAGAAAAATCAGTAGTTGTTACTGTAGGATTATCTGGATCATCAGGATTTTCAATAGTTTGCTTCATCGTTTCTGTGTGAGTAAAAGTAGCTATATACGTATCTCCGTTTTTCAAAAGAGATTTTGCCTCGTCATAAGAAAGCCCATGAGAAAGTGAATATTCACCAACAGAGTATTTGTCAGAGTGAACAACAAGGTGCTGTATTGCCGCTTCAGTTTCTTTTATTTGCTGACTAATAGATGTAATATTAGTGCCATATTCATTAACTGATTCTTGTAAGGAACCAAGTAACATATTGTTCTTTTCCGCAACATCAACAAATCCTTGTACACCAGTATTGCCATCACCATCATTGAAGCTAGAGATAATAGTCATTTTATCCTTGAGGTCATTAATATCTGCCAATGATGCATTCACTCTATCTTTTGCCTCATTTGCAGCAGCTAGAGCTTCATTTTTTGCATTATTGGCTTCGGTCACTGCCTGGTTCGCTTTCTCAGTAGCTTGGTTAGCAGCTTTTTGTGCCTCCTGAGCTGTAGCACCAACAAATTCAATGTTTTTAGTATTTTCTTTTATAAGATTTTTTAATTCATCATTATTATTTATAGCAATATTTATTCTATCAGTTGCATTATCAACTCTCGATTCAACTTCACCTAGTCTTACAACAATATTACCAAAGCTACCTTCGGCATCCATTAGTGTGCCATAAATTTTATTAATCTTATCGTTCTGTGGTGTTACAGCAATTGTGAGATATTCATAACTAGCATAACTACCAGTTGATATGACTTTATAACCACAGTTATTTTTAGATTTCGTTGCTACACCCAACTCATTGGGTACGATATAATCTCCTGTCGTAGCCGTTCCATCTGTACGCACACGCAAAGCACCAGTAATACCCACTAGAGCATAAAGAGGATCGTCGCTTTTATCTGAAATGTCCTGACCACCAACAAAACCACTATGTATTACTGATACACCATACACGTCATCTTGATTAGTACAAATAGCAACGTTCTCTGTGCCACCAATAAGTTTCACAAAATAACCAGATCGATCTTCCCATTTTGGATTCTCATCGTCCCATTTACGGAATTCACCAAAACCATTTTCAGAAGAATAAACTCTTTTCAATGATTTAATTTCATCTAATTCTTCTTTTAAATTTGAAATGGCCGAAATTGGGTGTTGATTCGGCAATTCTCTACCATCTAGCAAAGAGTGATTTGTAGTTCCTTTTAAATCCTCGACGTTATTTCGAGGCATATACGGAAAAGCCTCATCCATTTCTATATCAATAATATTAGCATCTTCAACAGAAAAACTTGATGGAGTTGGTGCTTGCACCTCGACATCTTGTGACGCTTCGTCGATTTCAGTAGTAGTAGACTTTATTTCAGTTTCTACTTTTACAGGTTCTTCTTTTATTTGTATAATTTTATCTTCTCCCATAATATTACACCTCACTCAAGAACAGTCTCGTCCTTTACTGGATATACATTAATAGGCATTATACGACTCGCAAAAGCAAATCCTTCAATAGTCAATCCTCTAAATTGCACAAACGCTTTACTCTTTTCCGAAAAGGCTAACGTTTCTACTTGATTTAGAGTTACATTAATTCCTAGCTGATCCTGTTTACAATCTGTTAGTTGTTTTGTAATGGGCAAAGTACAATCTTCGGTACCATTGTTATCTGGCTGCCAAAAAGTAATATGAACAGTTTTAAGTTGCTCTAAGTCATATGGTGTTTTAAATTTAAATTGTTGACAAGCTCCTCGAATCACTATAACCACTCCTTTCTAAAAATATTAAATGCAAAATCCAAAAGCCACACCCATTGGGAAGTCGGCACCGAAGCTAGAAATTACTCCATTATTATATACACAGTGAAAATTATTAACACTTCCTATATCAGCAGAGCGTGTCCAATAGTTTACATAAGATTCTCCTGTGGAATTATATTTTATACGTTTATTCTTACTAGTATATGCTGCATAAGTACTACCTTGCCGTCAACATACTGCTTAAGTTCCGCAATTTCTTTATCCAAATTTTGATATGGCAAATTGGGGAAGGTATTAACGCCATCCCCAATTTTTGTCTTAAAAGTCCCGTCTGCACATTCTTCAATTACAATCTCTCCGTCATATGGAACTATACCAGATGATTCCCATTGTTCGGCTGTACCACGTCTATGTTGTACAATTAACTTATTATTTGCCATCTTCGAAACCATCTCCTTTTATTCAATATTTTTGCTTTATAATAAAATAACTTCCAAAGGAATATCGACAGTCGGAACTTCTCCTAATGCCTTAATAGTAAGTTGATGAGTTCCCTGCCCTGCAATACGTAACATTGCACTTGCCGCTTGTCTACATTGCTCGTCGGTTGCTGTCTGAGCAACACCAGCAATACCATTTCTAGTTGGCGTGACACCATCTATAGTCAGAATTTGTTTATGTGCTTCTCCATCTTCTATCCATGCAGTGGCAACCAAATTAGCTATAATCGATATAGCTAAATTTGCCTTGTCATTCAACGCATTATTAATCACTTTGTTCTGTACTGGATTCGTAGAAGTTCCCGAAAGTTCATCATCTACTAATACATTAGTAGCCCCAGTCGCAATACCATCTAATTTAACTTTATCCGCAGAGCTCATTAGACCATTTTCGGTAGTAGTTACAACTGAAATATCTGTGTTATCCTGAGCGTCAGTTATCATATAGATTTGATTAGGGTCTTTTTCTGCTGCGTTAAATTGTGCTTGGGTCAATAAATTTATATTTAAAGAATTCACACGTGTAGTAGTAGGCATACATCGCACCTCTCTCCCTTAAATTACTGTTCGCCGAATAAACCGTAAAATAGCGTATAATCTCCTGCTTTAAGCCCAACCTTCGTAGACGAAAACCCAGCATAATATGTCAATATATAAACATCTCCATTACTATCTGCATAAATACGAGTATACGTTCCTGCTGTGCTACTATTTAACTTATAATTTGTACTAGTATTGGTCTGTACAGCCGCAGCAAGACCAGATTTATACACGGTCATAAAATAACCACCTAAAAAAGCAGGAGAGTTTGCGCATGATGCTTGACATATAGTCATAGTATCATTAGCAGTAGTCTCTTTTCGAAGCAATGTCACAAATAAGTTATCGTTATTAATATTCTGTGCGATAAAAGTATTTCCAGTAATAACTTTCGTAGATGTTGTCTCCATTACATCTGTTGTAACAGTAAAGATCACAGACCGCGGAGTGCCAACTACCGAAGAAGCAATATTAACCTGTGCGTTTGCATAATTGGTAACATCATAAGTACCATTTTCTGTAATGCTCATTGTTCCACTTGGAATAATACCTGACGGTGGTACATTAATCTCTATATCCCCTGTAAGATATTTACCTGCAGTAAATATTATTTGGTTAGAAGCGTAAATACCTCCCGCCATTGATTGAATACTGCCTGTGATTTTAACGCCATTAACATATGCTGTTTTAGGAGATAATATATCATTCTCTGTGGCATTTGCGTCACTAGTATCAATTCCAGAAGTAGTGGGAACTATATTGATTTGATTAATTGGTACATTACCAACGTATAAACCTGCCATAATTACCACCTCACAATATTTACTACACTACCATTGTCGTCATGCGTATGGGAGATATCTGCCTTATTCGCTAACTTACTATCAATCTCATCAAGTTTTCCACTTAATGATCGAGGAGTAGTCTTATAACTCACTTCTGTTGTTGTGCCAATCCAATAAATTATATCACCAAAAGTATGATAATCTGGGTCATATCGTAAACCCACTAAATTTTCTCCATTATTGTATTGTGCTTCTGTAATTTCTATATACATAGAATCAAATATCGGTTCGTTCAACGCACAAACTTCAATTACAATGGAGCTTTCATCAATGTGCGCATAGTAATACATAAGCATTTTCTTCCTTTATTATTTAAAAATAAAATTTTATTCAGCGGGAGTAACGTTACCACCAATATCAACCGTCATACCATATTTCTTTAACACCGCCATAATTGCCTGCACTTGTTCCTCAAGAGCAGTAATATAATGGTCCACATATTTTTTTGTAGCCGCATGTTGGTCATTTATAGGCTCTTGATTCAAAGTCAACATTCCTGTCATTGTACCTCCACGAAGAGGAAGTGCTGCAGCAGCCAAATCGTAAGCTTGTTTAACCGCCGATGATGTTGCTGCTGTAGCTGTAGAAATTGAGTTAACAGCAGATGACAGTTTAGTTACTCCATAATAGGTTGTTGTTGCAATAGCCCCATCAAGCATTCTATACACAGTACCATCATAAACAAAACCAACAACCGACTTAGGTGCAATCTGATCTGCCATAAGTCGGTTGGTCGCTGAAGTTTGTACGGAAATCGCACCAGTACCATCAATATTTAATGTGGTAGCAGTAGACGTTGATGCTGTATTAAATTGTACATACACTGTTGCACCAACTTCTAATTTAAAGTTTCCCTGTTGCGTTGTAACAACCTTTTCATTCGTAGGCGCAGCAGTCATACAAGTACCAAAAAACACGCCTCCACCACTATCATCGCCTGTATTTTCGATCAAATATAATTCATCTTCGTTAACTAAGTTGTTGGAAGCCATATGGTCGTAAACTGCTTGGCTTTCAACTTTATTGATTACTAAATTGGAAATTTGTTTTTCTGTAGCCATATGTATCATCTCCTTTAACTAATATCTGCAGATGTCCATGTTTTAAGAGTAACGGTAGTGGTTGGTAAATCTTCCTCAGCAAAAGTAGTGTTATCCGAGCTGTCAACCGTAACAACATACATCTTGCCGTTCGGAACGTCGTTAAACTTAAACGTGAAAGTGCCACTCGTTTGCGTCTGCTGAGACAAAGCGTACAATGTACCACCATACAAGGCATAGAAGCTTGCATACGTGCCGGAAGTCAACTGCGCATAGGTAGGTGCCGATAACACAGTGCCGTTGGGCTGAATGAGGAAATTCGCGCTTGCCTTGCCGCCCTTCGGGATCTCGATAGCCACCGTAGATGAACCATCATATTCGCCCGTGACCGCGCCGGAGAACGTGAGCTTGTTTGGGTTGGGGAGTGTGGTGGGGATAGCCGTAGTCAGTGTATCATATACAGCCTTTGCCGATGGATATTGACTGTCTTTAGATGTTGCAGACAACGATGTAACCTTGTTCGATACGTTTTCTTTTTCGTCCCAACGCCACACACCATAATCATATCCAACCACTGACCCGTCAGAGCCAAATATAACGGTTGTGTTCTTTCCGGCACAAACAAAACTGTGATTCTTCACGCTTGTGACGCCTTGCAAACGCAGATTTATTCCATCTTTGTTAGCTACATATAATGACAAAAGATTATAAACACCGTCCGGCAAAGCGTAATAGTCTGTTCCTTTGTAGCCTGTGTTGTCTATCGTCAAAACCGCATTGGCGTCAACGCTTTTCCATTTTGTGGGCTTGCCGTCACCGTCCACTTCTTCAACCGTCAGCACATCGCCTACAGCCGCGGTCTGAGGATTGTCGAGCTTCTTTGCCAGCTCATCACCAACGGATTTAGCGTCCGCTGCCTGTCCACTCTGGGTGAGTGTAGTGTCGATTGAGACGGCGGTGGCACCAGACGATATACCGTCTAGCTTTGCTTTGTCTGTTGCAGAGAATAAGCCATCAGATGACGCTGTAGCCACCGAATATTCTTTGCTATTATCTTTTGCTATTCCAATTAATTCAAACTGAGAGCCGTTATAAACGAACTCAAGCACAGCACCAGCTTCCCAATACTGTGTAGAAGGAAGAACCTGCCCATGCCAATAAATTGTTTTTGCCCCAGTTGAACCAATGTTTAAAGTTGGACCTACTGCAGTGTTTGCATATGAAAACTTCACTACAGCCTTTTGGCCCTTGGTTAAAGTGAATTGTCCTACGGAACAGGTCGCCACCTTTGCCTTTGTCGAGGCATCGGTTGCACATGTACAATAGGCCAATTTATCTAAATATGTAGGAAGATATTTTTCGTCAATGGTTTTAGTCTCATTTACATATTGCTGTATACTAAACGTAGAACCAGAAATGTCTGTTTTACAGCCCATCGATGCTATAAAACGACCATAGCCTCCAGTTCCACCACACAAGGCTATTTGATAATCTCCAATAGTATATTCACCCCATTGCACCTCATTAGACACAGGTACTACAAAATCAATGGATGAATCATCAATAGCAATTTTAACCGTACTGCCTTCTTCAAGAACTTTTTGTACAAATGAATAGGCATATGTATAATCTGGATAAAAACTTGATATGAACATATCATTTGTGTCGGTTTTTAGTAATTGGCTAAATGTAGTTTTCCAGCCAGAAAAATCATAACAAATTTTATTCTTAATATAATCTTTGGCAGTCGTGTCACTCTGATTCCAATCAGCCTGAACATTTACTTCAGCACCTGCTTCAACACCGTCCAGTTTAGTTTTATCAGAAGATAACATCAAACCATTTTTATCAGAAGTTACAACACCTATAGCAGTTTCATAATTGCTTTTCGTAACAATATCAGTTGGGTCAAGCTCTATAAAATTACCATCCTCTGTATAACGAAGCTTGTCCGCATACTTTGAGGCGATCTTCGCACGTGTCAATGCACCATACGTGTCCGTATAGTCAATGTAAAAATTTGTAGTGTCGGTACAAAAATAACAGTACCCACTTGTTAAAGTGGTAGGGAGATTTGTCTCCGCTCCACGACATATTTTAAAAAGAGCCATAGTTAATTCATCCTTTCTAAAGATAAATTTAATTCATAATATTTAATAGTCATAATAGAGGGAAATATAAAATTACCCTCTATTATGCACCTCTTAGTTATTTTACATCGAGCTTCGGCTTTGGCTGAGGAGGAATTTCTGCGTCAGCAGGCTTTCTAAAACTGACATCCTTATCGGTCATTTCTATCAAAGTATCATCAACAATTTCCTTGCCGTTCTCGTCAGTAATAATTGGCTTAAGCTTTTCTTCATCCTTGTTTATCAATTTTGTTTTTAACACATTTTTCTTATCAATAGAAACGTTTTGAATTAATTTAGTTTTAATAGCCATAATAAGTTCTCCTTGTAATTTATAAATATAAAATAGTTGTTTTAGCCTTCTTCGACCGGAATGCCTTCAAAATTAGCATATACAGTATTCGCACATATAGGGTATAATCTATATCGTTCCCCACTGATGGTCGAAAATCTAATGCTTGTTGTCGCTGAAGTGATAGTTAAAGTGCTACCTGAACGAGTATAACTAAATTGTGAATCTGCATCACTACTAAAAGTAATACCAGTTGATCTGTCTATGGTGGTATACTCCCACTTATGTCTTTTTGTAACGTTGATACTTCCATCACCAGTATCCCCCTGCCCATAACCATTCATACAAGTAAGGGAAACAATCAAACTATAACTTGTTGACGAGGGACATGACAATGTAGTTCCTGGCAATACAATAAAGCCTGCCAGAGGAACATCTTTTATTCCCGCAATATTGAACGTAATAGTTCTAGTACTAGAAGCTGCTCCAGCAAAATATGTGCCTGTTCGATCGTAACGATAACTAGATGAGCTACCCTCATAAGTTCCAGCTACATTAAAAATAGTTACACCAAATTTAATATTTTCTGAAACAAGATTTGAATCACCACTTACATATACATCTCCTGTAGTATATTTTCCCGACGCTACGGCGAGCGTTGTATTTATTCCTGGAATAATTGTTGTACCAGACATCGTATCCAACTGAAGACTACCACCAATATGTTCATTAACCGAGATATACCCAGAAGTACCTACTTTGGCAGTTGCTATAACTTTACCAGTACTCTTCATAATGTTAACGTCTGGCGAAGCTAGCTCTCCTTTGTTTACATTTACTGAACCTTCTACTGCATAATACCCCGCAGGAATTGTTACTGTGCGTTCGTTAACGCGACATTGTAGAGTGTTTCTTGAAACAATATTACCTGTTACCTTTTGTCCTTTTACATATGCCGTTTTGCCAGACAATATATCACCTGATGTTGCCGTTGCGTCAGAAGTGTCAGTACCACTAGAAGTAACCGCCGCAACCGTTACCTTAGAAAGTACCCTACCTGTATCAGGAACTATTTCTTGGGCTGAAGTGGAAGGTGTTACACTTTTTTCTTGCGTTGTTATGGAAACTACTCCAGCTCCAGAATGTTTTCCACTAGGAATAGTATAACTTTTAGTTGTAGTGTCTAAAACTTTAGAAACAGTACCGTTGTCTGACATAGTACCAGAAACTACTCCTGTGCTATTCACTATTTTTTTTCCCTGTACTACATCCTCTGCTGATGCAGTCACTTCTGATATATTTTGATATTCATCAGGTATTGCAGCAACCGTTACCTTAGATAATGCGTCATAGTTGGTATCTGGCAAAACTGATTGTTCAGTTTTAGTAGGGACAACGCTCTTTTCTTGCAGAGTCGAGGAAGTAGTAGACTTATAAGCAACTGTAACCTTACCAATAGGTGTACTACCAATATAAAAACCTGTTTTTGCCATAATTTCACCTCTCTGAAGTGTTAATTAATCTTTTCATAAAAAAAAGGGAGATAGAATAGTTTCCATCTCCCTTATGGTCTAAAAACTACTCAATTATCAAAATTCAACCCAATTGATCTCAAGGTTAACGCTCTTGTTATCAACAGCACCAACAGTAAGAGACTGGCTATTGATTGCCTCAATTACGTTAACCTGAGCACCTGCTGAGATACCCTGAACCTCCCACGACTAAAGTCGCGGGGTTCTCGGTGACAGTAGTCTATTGACTACTCATTTCCCGAGCTATCCCCGTAGTACCTACGGTTCTTATGTAATTTATACTATTTTAAATCCTTCATTTAAAATATTTATTGCTGCGTTGATATCTCTATCATGTGTCGTATGACACTTAGGACAAGCCCATTCTCTCACAGACAAATCTTTTGTTTCTTTATTGATATAACCACAACAGCTACAAGTTTGACTACTCGGATAAAACGTATCCACAAACTTAACCTTTCTTCCATACCAATTAGCTTTATATTCTAATTGTCTACGGAATTCATACCATGATACATCTGAAATCGATTTTGCAAGCTTATGGTTTTGGATCATATTAGATATTTGCAAATCTTCCATACATATCACGTCATAGTCTCGAATTAACTGTGTAGATAATTTATTCAAGAAGTCACGACGTTGATTGGCGATTTTTTCATATTGTTTTGCAACCTTAATCCTCGCTTTATTCCTCCGATTGCTCCCACTTGATTTTCGTGAAAGTTCTCTTTGTAATTTAGCAAGCTTTTGTAAAGATTTACTCAAATATTTTGGATTATCAACCTTATTGCCGTTACTTGTAATAAGAAATTCCTTTAATCCTAAATCAATTCCAGCAACAAAACCAGTCTTATTGAACTCTTTCATGACAACATCGGTACAGCACAAAGAACAATAATATTTACCACTTGGTGTTTGTGAAATTGTAGCGTTTAAAATTCTGCCTTGAGGAACCTGTTTATCTCTAAATTTCACCAGCCCAAGTTTTGGAAGCTTAATGCTCTTTTCTTTGAACTCAATGTTATTATTAGTAAATGTTGTTCTGTAAGACTTTCGATTATTCTTTTTGGATTTGAATTTGGGATAACTAGAATGACTTACAAAGAAATTTTTATACGTGGTGTCTAAATCCTTTAATGAATTTTGCAACGCCCACTTGTCAACTTCTTTAAGCCATTTTTTCTCTGTTTTTAGAGATGTCAAATCTTTAGAACAAGCATAAAATCCCATTGATTGCTTTGATTCTTGATATAATTTAATTTTCTCATCAAGATAATAATTATATACAAACCTTGAACAACCAAAGGTTTTAGTAATAAGTTCTTGCTGTTGCTGATTCGGATATATTCGGAATTTATAAGATCTTTCCACATTGACACCTCCAATCACTTTGTTGTGTAATTATTATAACACAATATTTGGAAATTGTCAATAAAATAATTGTAAATAATTTGTAAATTGTATAATATACATAAGAATCGTAGGTTCTTAGTCGTATTAGAGGTTGTAGTTCACATAGAGTCGCTAATTCTACGCATCCTTATCTGCCTTATTGTTTAGCAGTAGGTATCTCATACTTTCATATGAGCACAGACTATATCTTATCCCACAGCATTACCTGTTTGGGTCTAACCATTTCCACACGCTTGTGTGTACTCCCCTCAAGAAGGATAGTCGTTGATCCTTACCTTTCGGTCTTGGATACTGATTGCCCATTATTACAGCACTTAGGATTTAACCGTATGCTATCTATTCAATTTTTTCTACTTTCGTCGCATTCACACTTATATCTGTACGATATTGTGTTGTAGCTTGAATAGCTTTAGGGTTTTCCAGTAATTAGATTAGTATTGGGTTGATCTCTCAACCACTATGCACAAGTTTCCCTATGCACTGACTATATTCGCACACTTACTCACGACTAAAGTCACGAGTGTGCGTGTGCGGTTTTAATCAAGCTTAGTCTTGTCAGCACCAGACATCAGACCAGATGTGGAGGTTGTTGCATCTTCGTAAATTGTATCTGTTGCATCAAGCACACCATTAGTCATAGTAAGGTTCTTACCAACCTTAATACCACCAAGCTGTGTTGCACTAGCCTCAGGAAGCACGTATGCGTTCGCACCAGACTCAATACCATTAAGCTTCTCGACCATAGCGGCAGACATGAAACCATCTGCTTCTGTGGTGGCATTGTCATGACGGTGATTACCAGCAGCGGCTGTAGAACCAGTTGTACCGATAGCAAGAGACTTAGAGATTTCAACATAAGCTGTGCCGCCCCATCTATATGTGAGGTTATCATCAAGTGTTACATAAATCTTACCTGTCTCACCAGTTTCATGAAGCGCATCATAATTTGCAACTTCAACAACATCATCAACATAGCTAGGAAGCTGTGTAGCAGGAACCTGACCGTTTTCATCAAGGGTAGCAACACCGTTGGCTACGCCCTTCTGAGCATTAGGAATGTAATCATGAGTATGGCCAGAATCTGACTTACCATCGAGAGCAGCTTTTACAGCCTTATTTTGAATAGCGTTTTCACTTGTGGAACTAAGCTCGGCATCAACAAGAACTCTAGTAGCATTAGCTGCAATACCATCGAGTTTTTCCTTGTCACCTGCGCTCATAAGACCTTCCTTGGTAGTGGTAACAATACCATATTCTGTGTTCTTAGAAGAAATAGTACCATCCTCGGCAATAGTGATATTTTCACCCTGCTTTACACCACCAAGTACATCAGTCGTAGCAACAGGAAGCTCATACTTATTGGCGTTAAGAGCAATGCCGTCAAGCTTTGCCTTATCCGTAGCAGACATCAGCCCAGGAGCAGTTGATGTAGCAGCTTCATATGTAGTATCCTTTGCCTCAATAGTAATTTTCTTACTAGCTGTATCAGGTGTAACTGTAACATTTGAGCTGCCAACAATAGTAATGCCATCAGATGTATTATCTGCTTCGATTGTTGTTGCACCAACAGTTACCTTGGCAAAAGCATTCTGATTTTCATACTGTGTATGCTTGTGTTCTTTTTCTGCCTTTTTATCAAGCTCAGTTTTAACTACTTTATTCTGTACAGGATTTATAGAATCTGCTTTAATAGCATCATCTACAATTGTCTTATTAGCACCGGATTCAATGCCTGTAAGTTTTGTATGCTCTGCGCCAGACATTAAACCAGCCTTGTTATCTGTAGCTGTGCCAATAACAGTAAGATAATTATCCTTAGTAATAATATCGACAGGATTAACATCAACTGACTGACCGTCCTTCATATAACGAAGCTTGTCAGCATAACCTGCAGCAATTTTAGAACGATGAAGCTCACCGTCTGTGCCAATATAATCTATATAATAATTACTAGTATCTTTGCAAAAATAAATACAACCGTCTGTATAAGTAGAGGGAATGTTCGCTTCCACCCCTCGTAAAACCTTAAACATAGCCATAGAATTATCCTCCAAAATTAATTATTTCTTTTATAATAAGATCGGTAGGGAGGACAATCTCCCTACCATAATCTAATCAGTTATAAATTAACCTTCTCCGAAAGTGCCCCAGTTAAGACTAATATCAACACTACGATTTTCACCAATAACAACCGTAATAGTATTAGAAGCGGAAGTAATACTTTCAATTTTATTCTTTTCTGCGGCATTCCACTGTGTTCTTTCGTCAGCAGTGATGTGAACTGTCGTATCACCAGTATGTGCTTCAAGATCCGCTTGAGCAGCATGACCTGCACCAGCAATAGCTTCAGTTACTTCTGTCTTAGTAGCATAGGTTGTACCATCAGCCGTTGACTTAGTAGCAATAGCATCATCTACATATGCCTTTACAGTCTTTTCACCAACTTCACCAATTTTAGTAGCAACAGCTTCATCAGCCGCTGTCTTGGTGTAAGCATCAGTAATACCATAACCAGCAAGATCAGTTGCCTTATCAGCCTTACCATCTACAACAGCCTCAAGTGCCTTAAGACCAGCATCGGTTGCCTTTAAATTGAGGGCATCCTGAAGACCTGTAACATCATCAATAATATGAGTGTGTTTTTTAAGGGCGTACTTGTCCTCGTCGCCTTCACCCTTAAGAGCTGCAGCAATCTGCTCTGCAACCGTAGTAGTTCCAACCTTGGTTTCAAGAGCGTCAATATCCTGCTCGGCAGTAGTTACTCTGCCAGCAAGTGCAGTAAGATCAGAAGCAAGGGCATACTTATCAGTTTCACCAGACTTGAGTGCGGCATCAATTGCATTAGCAATCTGAGTAGCTACGGCTTCACTGCCAACAAGTTCCTTAAGGGAAGCAATGTCAGTCTTATTTGTATTAATCTGGCTGTTCATTGTAGCCGCATCAGTTGTATGAGTGCCAATCCAATCAGCAATTTCCTTCAATGTATCAAAGCTTGCATCAGCACCAGCAACAATTTGAGCAATCTGATAAGCTACAGAACCTTCAGTGGTGGAATCAGCATTAAGTGTTTCGATGGCAACCTTGTTCTCAGCAACCTGTTTTACAAGACCTTTTGTACTATCACCAACAGTTTCCTTAAGAGCTGCTACAGCAGTCTGAAGACCTTCAACTGTAGTTGTAGAAGGAACTACCCACGCAAGACCATCGGCTGTTTTTACAAGCTGTGCGCCTTCAGCAGCATCAGCATAACCCTTAATACTAAGAGTATTATCTTCATTCTTAATTATTGTGGTATCGTCACCAAGTGTTACTGTACCAACACGAGCGAGATCACCAGCTTCATTCTGGATGCAATATACAGTAGCAGCATTAGCTGTACCGTCAACAACATCAAGAACAGTAAGTACCTGACCTACATATGCAACAGGGTCAGTTTTTGCATAATTTTGAGCAGCTGTAAGGCTAGCCCAAACAGAAGAATTGTCAAGAGGGTTAGGATTACCACGTCTGAAATTCAGAGGGAAACCAAGACCGTCCGCACTAGTGTATGCATTTAAATTAAATTTTGCCATAATCTATTTCCTCCCTATATTCATTACGCTAAAGTAATCTTATGAACTTCGCCAGCATCAATTGCGGCAGGCTCATATACCCATACGTCATAATCAACGGCTGTAGCACCGCCAACACCTTCAACCTGAACGGCTGAGACAGTCTTTACATAAGAGTCTGTTACAGGAGTATTCATAGCAGATGTAAGAATAACTTCTTTTACACCTGCGCGAGTAGAGTTAGAAGGAATTGCAACAACAATTCTCTTTGCATTAGCATTACCATTCAGAATAAAAGTCTTGCTTGTAGTATAAGCACCACCATTAGTAAGTCCACGAATAATCGTAGAAGTCAGAGGGGCGTCAGCGGTAGATGTATTAACTACACCATAGAAAAAGCTACGATAGCCTGTTACTGCACCAGATGTTTTAGAAATAGTAGCACCCTTAATCTGCTTTACAGGGTTCGAATCGCTACCAAGATTGTCCTTAGCGATAGCACCATCACCGTAAGTAGCAGATGCTGTAATCTTATAATTAGTATCATCAGCGACTACAAAAGAATCAAATGAGCCAGAAGCTGTATCTTTGGTCGTCGTTCCGTCTGTAACGCTCCAAGAAGAAGCTGTTACTCCTGTTGCGGGGCCATAGGTATAGCTACCAGCACTGAGAGAAGCGGAGTATGTAGGAGCTACAGTTGTACCAACTTCATATGCCTTTGCCTGAGAGAATGTAAGAGTGATTGCAGGATTTGTAGGATCAGCAGGCTGAAGTCTCTTAGAGAAAATTTCAGTCAGAGCATCTGCAACAGACTTGCCAGCAGTAGCAAATTTAGCTGTACCAGTTTGAGTCTTACTAAGATTACCAACCTGAGTATAGTTACCTGCCATTGTAATGTCATCTTTAAGAATAACGGTAGATGCGTCTACGTTTCCGTCACAAGCAATCCAACCGTCTTCTGCGTCATAGTGATATGCGGACTTAATGCCAGATGTGTTAGTAGCAATCAGTACGTCACCAGCCTTACCAGCAATACCCTGAGTAAGTTCAGCGATATCTGTACTATCAGAAGTTACCTGATATACTTCAGGCTTTGCTGCTTCTACTGAAGTTGAAATTGCATCAAGCTGTGCCTTGGTTGCAAAAGTTTCACCATTAGTAAGAGTTAGTTTACGAGTTGTAGGATCATACGAAGCTGCCGTAACTGCATTTCCCTCACCAGCTACTTCGACAGAAGTCATCCCTGTGTCGGGATTGATCTGAATAAATTGAGAACCATTATAAACACAAAGTACATTTTCGGCAGTTGCATAATAAAAATCGCCAGCATGAGCACTTTCAGGAAGTGCCTCGATATTGGCGACTGTAAGAACGCCTTCATTAACAGGCACAAGAGCCTCGCCCTGACCAACATAAAGTCTATGTGTGTCACTAGTCAGATAAAAATAACCGTCAGTGGCGGTTTTAGGAAGCTGGGCTTCAAGACCTCTTAAAAATCTAAATTGAGCCATATTTTATTCCTCCATTTTAATTGAGAATTTATTATTTTATTTTTACCATTGGTGAGTTGGCAAAGTTGCAATCTTACCATTTATAATTATCTTCGCTTTATTTTCATCAGTTATAACTAAGTCATTAGCACCATAACCAAAGTAACCAACCTGTTCGCTAGCCAAAGTATTATTCTTTAGAACAACTGTCATGTTTTTAAGACTAGTAGTGTCCTTATTGTATGGCTGAATGGTCAGCAGTCCCTGGTCTTCAGCTGTGTAGGCAGGATTATCTGCAAGAATTACATTATCTCTCACATTGATTGTGCATTTTGGTTCGCCCTTGGACCCAAGTCTAACTGTACCCGCACTTATTTCGAAAACATTGTCGTCAATGTTAATGGTAGCATTATCAACCACTCCGTAAACATTTACGCAATTGTGTACACAACAATCGTCAGCAAAATAATTATGAGAGATAGATGAACCGTTTTTGAACTTTGCATAAGGTTCTATTAAGTTATACATTCTCTTGCCATCGGCACTAGGATTGCTGCCAAAGAAACAATGCTCAACCACGAGTTTGACTGGGATATCATTAAAAATGCGCAGCCAAAAATTCTTAGTTGCACCAGTCACATTCATATTATAAACGCGACAATTTCTTATAATAACTTCATCTGCATTCTTTACTTCAACATAACCATTGCCAGTGAAATCAAGGCCATCAAGAACAACACTAGACTGATCGCCATTAATTGTTAATTTTTCAGTTATTTTTGTAGCCATATTATCCAACCTCCTGGTTATGATTTTGTGCGATACCCTTATTAACACCATTTACTGTTGCTGATTTAGTCATACTAACAGGGGCATTCACAGTGCCTTCATTAAGTGTTATTTCCGCATCTGCACTAGCGTTAGAAATTAAACTAGCAGCATTTACACTATTTGTATCTACAGAAACCTCTTCAGATAATGTACCCCAACTAAATGTGTCAGTCATGCCATCTAATATTTCATTGAGCTTCTGACCATTATGCGTAATCTTGTCCGAAGCTAACTCAGTAATAGACAACACACCATTTTCATCAACAGCAAACTGAGAAGCGTCAGGGGTTCCTACGGTTGCTTCAACATCCTGTTTAATTTCTGCTTTAACTGCTTCAATTTCTTCCTTAGTAATATAGGTGCTAGGAATGGTCTGAAGTGTCTTAAAATCTTCAGCGGAAATTGCACCAGGTGTAGTCTCTGTTGCTAACGCCATAGAAATTACATTAGCATCACTAATCTGAATACCGTCTCCGGCAGTATAAGCTTGTGTTGATACTAGTTCCTTTAATGGTACATATTCATGAGATTGTTCAGCGTCATTAAACAAGAAATCAAAATATTTTTCACCAACGACCGCTCCCGTATAAGGATTGTCAACTTCGGTTACAGTGTTGATTGTTGCACGCTGAAGGAATTTATCTTTAGGAATATCAATTGTGCCGCAATATGATACTACATCGCCTACAGTTTTCTTCAGTTTATAAGTAGCAGAATAGCCATCTGTTGCAACTTCTTGCTTTTCAATTTCATAAGAAGGTGTAGGCTGTGCTACAGCATACAAACCGTCAGATTCAACAGTGATCAGATTGCCTTCTTTTTTGGAAATACCTACAGCAATTTTCTTTGTACCATCTGTTTCGTCTGTAATAACAATGCTAGAATCTATAGGGAACAAACCTACTGTAGAACCTGCTACGAGGGCATCAAGTTTTGCTTTATCGGTAGCAGATAATAGACCTGCGGCAGAAGTTGTAGCCTCCGCACCAACGCCGATTAACACATCGCCTTTATACAAGCGCTGAGTGTCAAGACAGAAGTATAATGCATACTCGTTCTTTTTTACCAATTGGTCATACTTTGCTTGAGTAGCTATCAAAAAACAAACATTCTGAGCCATGTCATCCACGTCTCCTTTCAAAAAAAATATTTATATAAAACGGATATTATGCCGTCTTATACCAAATTTTCCCAGACATAATCTGAATTTTCTTCCTCTCCTAAAGTTCCCCATTCATCAAACGGGTTAAGATCGACTGGTTCGGGATTCGGAAGATCTTTATCATTGGTCCATGTTAGAATCTTATCATCAGAAATGTGAGGTATAAACGTTGCCCCAGACGCACCAGCAATATGACCTAAATCAATTACACGTCCATCAAGCAACGTAATAGTAATATTGTCATTTTCATCAACATCAAAACTCTTAATACCGCAATTACACATTTCTATCTTATCTCCAATAGGCTTTCCATTTGCTGAAAGCTGAATGGTATTATCTTCTTCGTTACGAATAATATTATCTGCCTTAGATGCTTCAAGTTTATCTGTGGCATTTTGCATTCTTTCAATAAGTTCCTCATAAAGCTCAAGAGAGAAGTTCGGCATTATATCTGGGTCAATACCACTATTAATAACAGGCACTTTTACTTGATTGGTTGTTATGCCCCCACCAAAAATAGAGAGCTGAAAACCAGGACTGCGGATAACCTCCTCGGGAACATAACATTGGTTATCTTCATCTAATACAGCTTGCCTATTATAGCCCTTCCAGTTAAAATTAATTGTTTTAATATCTACATCCATCCAGTCTGACGTTACAAAAGTTGCTTGAATTTTTAAATAACCATAAGAATTTGAAGCCACAACAGGGAGACTATATAAAGAGAGTCTTTGATTACGAACTAAAATTTTAATTACAGGCATTTTTTCACCTTCTTTCTGTGAAAAATGATTTTATTTTTAGAGCAAATGCTGATCCCACAATTCCTTTGCTCGTGCAGTTTCGGGACAACGTTTCCATACAAAAATTAGTGCATCTGGTCGTTTCTCCGAGCTGTATATAATATCTAAAAAAAATTCGGTTCCTAGATATTGCAAATAGCGTTGGCATTGGATGGGATTGCTAAAATATAATGCCGTACTTGGTTCGTATTTTTTATGTGTTATTTCACTAGTAATCATTTCTTGTATTTTTCTCCTTTTCGACATAATAAAAGCAAGTATGTCTGTACACCGCATACTTGCAAAAAAATAAGGATATAGATTTTACTCAATTTCAGGAGTAGCTTCTATATCCTCATCAGATACGCACACTTCGGTGCTAAAACTACTCGTGTCATCCTGATAAACAGGATACTCTTTTTTATTTTTAAATTTTGATTTTTGCTTTATTGGCTCTATTTCAGCAAGAACTTTATCGTAATAAGCTTTAATTCCTGGCTGGAGCTTCATAGAATCAATACCATAAGGTTTCAATGCCTCAATAGTCTCTTCGGCTGTCAATCTATGCCCTGCATGACGCTGTAAAATAGTTGATATATTACTACAACTATCACTGCAAAACCCTCTTGCTTTTGCAGAAAAACGATTGAGATGACATGATGGACAAAAATCAAATTCTGTAGAACAAATCTTACATTGCTGTTTCAAATTTATTCACCGCCCTTGATATAAAATACCTCAAAATAACAAAACGAGAAGAAGGCGGTGAGGTAAATCCGCCTTCTTGTCAACAAGATTAATTACTCCTTGCTCGTCTCGCGTTTTGTATTATCACATGCTGTTCAATTAGCATGTAATAATGGTATAAAGACCTTCTTCACCACAATATTCTCTCATGAAGTTAATAGTAAAATCATGAGTAGCATCAGGTGTACCAAGATTGAGGTCTCCATCCAATGACAACTTTGCATATGGTGCAATTACATAAAAATAGCAAAGAGCATGGGAACATACATCTCTACCAATACCTTCTACAACACAACGACCAGGGATAGCGTCTGCATCAGTAAAGTTAGTAAACTTCTGTGCATTTTCCTGAGTATATGTATAAGGAACAAATACATTAACTGCCTTTTCAGCTGCGGGTGTAGTTGTAAATGTAAGCTTGCCGTCAGCATAAGTTACTGTCTTACCTGCACCAACTTCAAGCTTTTCGCCAAGAGAACCATCGTCGTTACAAATATAAACTACTTCAGGTTCGCCACCAGTCTTAGGTGTCTTAGAAAGAATAAGTTCTGTTGCGTCCTTTTCCATCTTAAGAACGTCATGGAAGTCAATGTCTACCGCACCAGTAGTAATCTTTGTACCAGCCTGAGCTGCTGCAAGAGGCATGTCAAACAGTGCGTTGGAGCCGCTAGCTTCTGCTGCCTTAGATCTAAGGTATCTTTCAATAACAACACCTTCACCATCAGTAGCCTCAACTGCCTCACTAGAATTAGAAATTGTAAAGTCAGTAACGTCCTTGATTGTCCAAAGGATATCACCCTTCTTTACTTCGATACCATGGTTTTCAGATGCAGGCTTGTCTGCTGCTGCATACTGAGAAATTCTACGAATTTTATCACACTTATCTTACTAATGAAATTCGTTAATTTTCATCAGTCTTGTCGGCATAAAACCAAACAAGATTTCTCATACTTTCGTATGAGGCGAGACTATATCATTCACCATGCCGTATATTACGGTTTAGGGTCTCACACTTCGGACACTTGTCCTACGAGCATTTCAGCTCTAGTCGTTGAAGGCAAGGCTATTCGCCCATTCCCTGCTGATTGTCCAATTCACAAACTTTTCAAACCATTACCGTTTAAGTTTATTTCATCTTTCCGTTTTGGTATTGTGACTCTAAGGGGTTTCCAGCATATCCGTGAGAATACACTACATAGTTTCCAAATGTAGCGAACTGGTGAGCGTTATTTAGATAACGTCCCAATTGTGAATGCCATAATTTTTTTCCTCCTAAAAATATAAATAAATAAAATATAATGAAAGGCACTTTATTTAAAAAGTACCTGCACTAAACTGTTGTCCTGATTGTTTTTCGCCAATATCACGAAGCCAATCGAACGAAGATTTCGGTATCTTCTTCATATCCACCATACCTGAATAACTACCTTGTAACAAAGCATCTGTTTGTACAATAATTTGACATCTATTAATTTCATTCATAAACTCAAAAATCTGCATGTCCAATATATATTGTTTAGTATATTTTTGCCTTGCTTTTAACGAAGATACCAAGGGGAATAGAAATGATTTGTATGATTTATTTTTGTTCTTTTCAAGTTCTTCTCTGTCCATTTCAATTGCCATTTGATGTGCAAAACGAGTTGATGCCACATCGTGCAATCTCGTAAAACCATGCACCTTACGAAGATATTCAGTAATTTGCATATAAATTAATTTATCAATTACAATATTATTCTCCACATCTACTAAAACAATATCGCCATTTTGCGTATTTTCATGCGGTTTGAATTTTGACAAATCCAAATCCCCAAGAACAAGATGCGTTTTATCTACAGTTAACGCATGGCTCAACATCATGAACATTTGGAAATCTTCTATTTTCTCCCAATCAAGCCCCATAGAATCTAACTGACTTTTCATATTGGAACTTGTTGAACATATAGTTTGCACCGTAGAAAAGTATTCTCTTTCACTAGCATTTATTATGTCACGTAGTGACGGTTGAAAAACACTAATTTTATCATTAATCACATAAGGTTCGCCCATCCAGACTTTTAAATCATCAACTTCGAACATTTTCTCTTATAATCTCTCTACTATGACTATTCAAAGAAAACCTTTCGTAGCGATTGTCGAACAGCCCATCTTGTGCGACCTCTGGTGTAGTTAATTGAAATCTTAGTGTTCTTGTACAGTAGTCGGTGTCCGTTGTGCCCTCACGATTACTAACCAACTTTAACTCATGGCCAAAAATATGACTACGGTTAAATAAATCACGGATTAAAAAACTTATCATGTCGTGCCTTGCGACACCATAATTTGTTTTTACCAAATCTTTGTGGACAAAAACCGCAAATTGAATATATTGTTGCTTGATAATATCATTACGTGTTTCTTCCTGTAGGTCATCTACAGAAAAACAAATAAAATTCATCGAAACATCTTGAGTACCAGGAATTCGAATAAATGGGTAGATGTTTGTAAACATATACTCTTCGGGCTGGTTGGGATCTAAGTCACGATTGTCAAGCACCTCTATAATATCAGAGTCATTACACAAAACAGTTTCAATAATGCGCTTAATTACAGAAATATCATCTTCAATTTTTTGAATATCTCTAGTCATCCAACCACCTCCATTTCTAATTCACCAGTACTTCCGTTTGTACCTACCACTTGAATAATAAGCACCTTTCCTACCAAATCATATTTTTGTACCACTTTAAGTTTTAATTTATTACCATCATACGCAATAATATAATCTTCTATATCTTCTGTAATTGTGCCGTTCTCGTCACTAACGCTCCATGATTTAACGGTTTCATCCTCGGTAGCAAATGCTGCCGTAAAGACTTTAAAGTTACCACCAATTTTAATTGTCGGCTTTGTACCACTATAGGTTATTGTGGCGGATATTGGTGATGGCTTCCAGTCAAGAGGATTCGACGGTTCTACGGGAGTATCGTAGTAATTTGCTAGCATAAGTTCATAATTATCATGTACAGGATCGAAATTTTCTTGCGTAAAACGGAATTTTGTTATGCCTACTGGAATAGTGTCTTCAATCTTAGACACTTGCCATGCTATCGGAGGATAGCGACCCTCATCCGAGATAAGCATACGTTGATTATAACCAATTGTTTGAGTGTCTTTGTTAGTTGGGAGCCAGACTGACATAATGTTATCTACGAACGTCAAGCGATCCGCATCCCACGACCCACTATTGTAACTATTAGCGACTCTTTGACAACCCAAAGTTTGGTATATATTACCATTGGCTACCCATTTAAGTACCCAATTACATTTTAAAATCTGAGTTTTTCTCAGCTCATTATCATTGTCAATATACACAATAAGCCACCACTCAGGCTCATTATCTACATTGGGCACACAAACATAAGAACCCGGCTTAATTTCGGGATGCTGTGCCAATTCCCCTGGACGAAAAGTAAGATAGCAGTCTTGCTCGTCCTTGGCAACATTAAATTTATTATGCTCTTCAAAATGAGCCCATAGTACATCTTCAAAATCATCAGGAGCTTCATATGTCGGTGGCAACCCCTGATTAATTACCTTAACTTGCACTGGACGAGTTGATACACTATTCATCCAAAGTGCATCTACTACGATGTCAGATTGACGACGCATAATCTCGCCCATATAAGTGCCTTTTCTCTCCATACGTTTACGAAAATCTTCATACATTTGAATCACCGCCCTTCAAGTTATCAACCATATTGGCAGCATCTAAAACATTTTTCCGAAACTGTTCTGGATTAATACGTGCATTTTCTAACCACGCCACAATAGATAGTATTTCAGGTGCATTATTGAATAGCTTCATAGAACCTAATATTTGATTAACGAGCGTTTGGATGCGCTGATCTAAGAGAGGATATCCTTCCTCTCGATAGTAAAGTAGCCCGATTATCGAACCATAAAAATAGCGTTTCTGCTTTTCGACAATATCATCAGAAATATTTCCATAAATTGTTTCCATAGAAACGCCTCCTAGTCATCAAAATAACCATTGTCTACATAGCTGTTATCACGAAGCAATTTTCGAATTTCAATTCGAATGCTTTCGTCGAGCGACATAAGACCATTCAAGAATTCGCGCTGTGAGTATCCTTCTTTTTTTGAATACCTTTGGAGAGTCAGAGTCGTAGAAGCTATTTGAGGCTGGAGCCAAGCCCTTTTCATCCCTAACCCAATCACCATTTTCGTAACATCAGAAAGATCATTTCGAAACCCAGTCGAATCAATCAACAGGGGGTCAAAATCATCTCTATCTGAAACCTCAGAACGTATCTTGGGTGTGTTAGCTATTGCTATTTGCAGATGACTGTATAGCTCATTAGACAAATCCTCCTCCGGCCATGTAGCAAGAGAAGGATCGTCATATAATCTAAGAGCTAAATCAAAGATTTCCTTATAGGAAGTCATTTAGCATACCTCCTATTATTTACTGAAGTAAAACTGCAATATTAGACCCACAGGCTTCGTCAACAAGACGAATTTTCCTCATTTCACTAAACTCTCCGTCTCTTACTTTTGTAGATATTGCTAACATTACATTCTTTTTAATACCAACGGGAAGTTCATTAAATGCCTTTTTGAATGAATCAAAAGGCATTGTAAGAAATTTATTCATGTCCTTCACTGCGAACATATCTTCATATGTCTTTTTAACCTGTTTCCATTTAACATCTTCAAGTAATTCCTCATCGTCAATAACAATATAAGGAGCCATGATGGACGGTTTTTTCGCCATCAATGCAGCAAGAATATCTTGATATTCAACAAGATTTTCATCGCCAGGGGCCTCAAAAGGATACACAATCTTAGACTTTGGACCACTAAATAAAAATGTCCCAGGAAAAACAGAATGACACATAATTGTATCAGTAGGTTCGTACCTCTTAGGGGTCTTTGCTGACACAGCTGTATCTTCTATTGGTTGAGATATTTCTGCGGACTCAGTTGTAGTAGCCTTTTTCCCATTAGTTTTTTTTGCAGCAGATTTTTTTACAGGCTCTTCTACTACAGTTTCATTTATTACTTCTTCCATATTTTTTCTCCTTTTATTCCATATATTCTAAATTACTCAGCAATAACCCAAGTACCAAATCTCTTGCCAGTCATAACCTCACAACCGCAAGTAGCCTGAACCTGGTAATCAATAGACTTGTCTATATGAGTAGTATTATCTGTAACTGCAATAATTTCAGTGTCACCTTCCCAATAGAACTTGATAGGCTTGTCAAAACCTACAGGGAAAATATAAATATTCTTATCCTCTTCGAGGTAAGCATTTACGTTATTAAGTTCAAACGCTTGAGGAAGTTCAACAATCTGCGTACCTTCAAAAGTACCAATTCTACCAGTGTTGTAAACATCTTTCTTTGCTTCTTCAGCTATCCATGCGATATCACCAAGATTCTTAAGCTGTGCAAGAGCGGGCTTGGTTCCAACAATCATAACTTCAGAACCAGTTGCAAGCATAACATCACTAATGAGCTGAACAAACTTATCATGGTTAGCTGCTTCAAGCTTACCACCAGTATACCACTTAGGTTCAGGGAGATTTTTTCCCGCTGTAACAAACGCACCGTGAATCATAGTGTCGATATAACGGCTAAATGCGGTAGAAATTTTTTCAATCATAGCGAACCAATCTTCAACGCCCTGAAGGAATCTAGACCAAGACATGTAAATCTTAGCACCAATGCTAGAAACTTCAACGCTTCTTTCTGTTCCTTCCCCAAGTCTCTGACGAATCATATCACTATGTCCGTTATTAATACGAGCAACAGAAATTACAGTATTATCTGGGAAAAAGAACATATTTTTCTGCCCAAGTCTGTTATTTTTTGTGTCAACGAGTGCTCTCCAGAATTCACTACCGTTCCATCCAGAAACAAGAGTATCTTCAAGAGTATCTTCGATAATTTCGAAAGCGGCGACATTTCTGTCCTGATATTTCATAGATCTACGAATTTCACGATCAGTAGGGTTCATAGGAAGCTGATAAATTTCAAGCATCTTCTCTCTAATCTTGTCGCTACCCTGTCTAAGAGTAATACTACCCTGAAGCTCGTTGTTTGCCACATCTCTGCAAAGTTGACTAAAGTCCATATATGTCGCTTCGTCAAAATGAGCACGAAGTACATCACTATATTCATTAAAGTTAAATCTCATAATATTTTTCTCCCTTCATTAAATTACGCCTCAATAGCAAGATTTCTTTTAACAAAAATTCTATAATTTCCATTAGACGCTATATCATAAATATAGCCAACAAAGCCTCTATTGGTGGGCTCGTCGGTTCCTAATGTAGTCAACTTATATCCAGTGCCAGTTACACCAACGTACTGACCGATTGCGGGGGAAGCTGTGTCATCAAAAGCTTCTGCGGAAAGAGCAAACCTGTCGTAACGAACAAGATCGTCAAGTTGCATAATTTCACCCTTGCCATTAAAGAAATTGCTTTCCTCCTGACACTTTTTTGTATACTCCGCATAAATCTTGGGTTCGGTTGCAACAAGCATAACTGCGTCTACAACAGCAGGCATTTCCGCCTTAAAATAATCAAATTCAACATACGACCCGAGCTTGGCCACGCTTCCATTATCAACATCGACTTCGGCTACGCCATTATAAATATGTGCTCCTCCATGAGTACAAACGAGGGTTGATGTTTCAACAACACCATGTTTAGTATAAGAAATAAACTTCTCTGCCATAATCTTAAATCTCCTTTAGTAAAAATTTTAGTTTTAATACTAAAAAAACACTTTTTAAAAGTGTTTTTTAACTTAGTTATCATTAATTGTTTTATATTGCTCAAAAAAATTATTTAATATGTCTTGCACAGATTGGTCATATCTAATTCGAAGAAGTGAAATATTGTTTGTTTTACAAAAATTATTTTTAATATTATCACGAGCTTGATACTTCAAAAAGCCATCTTCTCCTCCGAAATAGTCAATTGCCTTGAAGTGTTGGATGCCGTCATATTCTATACACATATTCAAGTCTGGTAAATAAAAATCAAACGGTAAAGGGCTCGTGCTACGACATTGGTTAAATCTATATTGACATATATAAGCTATATTATGTCTATCGAGATACAGTCGAATTTCTCTTTCTCCACGAGAATCGTTACAACGTGGGCATCCTGTTCCAGAAAGAATACTGTTTGGACTTACCTTCCATTCCGTTCCGTCTTTTTTACATCTATGTAAAATACGTGTATCAATATTTATATATGGTTCAATTACTTCGATATCAGGATTTATTTCTGCCACTTCTCTAATATATTGATCATGCGTTTTAGTTCTCATCCGTGTTTGTGACGCTACCCCACACTTAGGACATCCTTCTCCTCTGATAAGATTAGATGGAAGTCCCTCCCATTCGCACCCGTCAATCTTACATTTGCATAAAATTTTAGTTTTAGCATTAGTATACTGTCCAATAATTTCAATCGCATTGTTAACTGTTGCCATTTTAGCAACAAAACTTTCTGTCGTATAAGGAGCCTTCTTTGCGCACATCGGGCAGCCAACCCCTTTACACAAATTTGATGGAACTGCCATCCACTCATAGCCATCGACCAAACAATGACACAATACTGGTGTTCGCATATTAACATAATTACCAATCATCTCAATGTAAGGATTAACAATATGCAACTTATATTTAACTTCATCCACTCGATAACGAATACTTCCTGCACACTTCGGACATCCCTTCCCACGAAGAATGTTTGTCGGAGCGGCATCCCATTCGTAATCATCGATCTTACAACGATGTTTAACTTTTGTTTTTGCATTTATATATCTACCAATGACTATAATATTTGGGTTAATAAGTGCAACTTCTTTGACATAAGAATCATGTGTCTTAGACTCTGCTTTTACCATCTCTCTAGTTCCACATATAGGACACCCCGTTCCTTTCAAAATGGTTGATGGTCTCGCATACCATTCATGCTGGTCTATCTTGCATCTGTGTTTTATTTTTGTATCAGAATTAATATATTGATCAATGACTTCAATATTGGCATTAATTGTAGCTACTTCAGCGACATATTCTTCATGTGTTTTCTTTCTTAACATAAAACAATACTTCCTTCATAAATATCTTTCAAAATATACGGCGTTTACTTTTTATTCAAACGCCACCTATCAAGCAATTTATTCAATTGCTCTGTACCTTTAAACACCCAAAACTTCTTCTGGGTTTTTTCATGAATAGAATTAAAAATTGGATCAATGCCATTTTTAATTAAAAATTCCTTTAACGGATAACTGTAACAATAAAAATATTTATCCACAATACACTCTCCAAAATAACCACTTTGTTCTATAAATATTATACACCAACCACTTTATTTTGTAAATTGACATAACCACCAATTATTCAGGAAAAGGTATATAATATTTTATACAACTTAATTAAATAAATTTCCGTAAGGGTTCTTGTTTGTTTTATCAACACTCTTTGTGCTAAAGTGCATAGCACCCTGCTTCTTATCATCTTTCTTCGCAGAGAACTCTCCCGTCTTAATAACGAAATCTGCAAAGATAGATTTTACTTTAGACTCTACTTCTTCAACGCTGAACTTAGCGGCATCAGCCATAAGCGTCTTAAATGCCTCATCTTCAGCAAGAACAGAGTATTCATCTCTTGCGAAAATAGCATCCTTTTGTGCCTTTACTTGTGCTGCGTCATAGTTGTCCTTAAACGTCTTAAGCTCATTATACTCAGTTTCAAGAGCAGCATAGTCCTCTCTCATTTTCTCAATAGCAAGCTTCTCCGACTCTGTAAGAACCATTTTAAATACTTCCTGTCTGTCGCCACTAAGAGAAACATTATCTCCATCAACAGTATATGACTGCTTATAAAGTTTATTACCATCCCAATTTTCGAAAATAAAGTAGTTATCAAATACATTTGTGACCCAATACCACTCATTATCTTCCTGTTCATAGACCTCAAGTAAGGTATATAATGCACCACGGATATCTTCGTGTGAAATCTCAAAAGAAACTGTCATATTACCATCTTCACCAACAGAGCAAGTCTTCTTATGCGTAAATTCAGACGTAGATGCCACGCCAGTATCACCTGCAGGAACAGAAGCATCTCCTGTTTCCTTATTAGTACCTAAATCATCGCCAGCACCCGTACCATCTTCGAAAGCCTCTTTGAATTTTACCTCAAGTTCTTCGTCAGACAATCCTTCAATTTCAAAAGTAATATCTTCAGCAGTTACATTATACTGTTGTAGAAGTTCTTCAAATTTTCCCATCTTATCACATCCTTTCTCTTTAGAATTATTATTGAAATTAGATAAAGTTGTATTAAGTTTATCTAATACCTCAATCATTTTATCTTGAAAATCATTAGAAAACATACTGTTTTGTTTTGCGCTGAAATTGTCAAGTTTTAAATTAGATCCTTCCATTCCTGGTTGTACCACTGTGCCGTCTGGTGTTTTACCAAGGCATGTTACCCCCATAAATACAAAATCTTCAATGTTTAAATAATTTTCTTTTGCATTATATGACATAGCGTTTATTGCCAACTCCACACTTACAGAAACTTTGCCATCATATGACTTAATAATATCAAGCGCTTGATTTCCATAGTCATCATAAATATATCCATTAACAACAACATAGTTTTTCTGTTGGTTCTCATCATATTCAAGATGTGCATTGCAGCTCTCTGGAATAACTCCTATTGGTCTTTCCAAATATTCTAGACGAGATTCATTGCCATTTTCTTCTATTGACATTCTATGATCCCAAAAATCCCAAGAACCGTCGTCTAATTGATGCACATATCCAAGAATAGGTCTATTCGCAAATGAAGCAAGAGCATTATTCATAACATCATCTTCAATAAAACTATGATTTTTATTTAATTCTGTATGACAAGCTTGTAGCGTACAAGGAGTTAATCCCATAGTGGTTGTATCGCTAGTGCTAATTTCTCCAAACGACTGAACGATGATTGGGCCACCAGCTTCCTGTGCAGAAAATGTATTCATATTCGATTGCTTACAAAACATAAGCAAATCCTCAATAGTTAAATATTTTCTCATCAGCATTTCCTCCTTTCTTATTAAAATTCGGCAATATGCCGATATATGCAAACCATAAATTGGTATACATCAATTTTATAAATATTCAAAAATATACTTCCAAATATACCCTCCAGCGGTTTTATATTTACCTCTCGCACAGGCAGAAATACCAGAACCATCTATATTTAAAACTCTTGATGCTTCTGATATAGAATCCCATACTTTAATAAAATTACCATTTTTATCATATTGATAAATCATCCTACTATGTGGATTATTTCCGCCTTTTCTCATCTCTCCAAATTCTTTACGTTTAATATCTGTCCAATTAGCCTTATTTGACTCACTGTTTTTTCTTTTAGATTCTTCTGTATGGTGTCTTCCAAACATAGGATTTTTATCACCAAACATATGGACATCATAAAAATAGTTTTTTTCTCTAGCATATTTACCTTTCATTGCTTCACTTTGTTTTTTTATTTGTTCTTTAGGGCGATGCGTCCCATATTGAGAATTATTCTTCCCAGACATGTTTTTACTATGTACCTCAGAAAATTTTTTTCTAACCTCTTCGTATTCTTCTGGCGACACTTCGTATCTATTTTGATTTTCGTCTTTCACAACTGACATCATACGCCAAGCATAAACCAATTTCGCATTATCTGGGTTCTCCAAAGCTAATAATCTATGTGCTTCAAAGTACTCACGAGCAAATAAATCAATCAAATTATCTTTGTCATCAGCCCCACCCATACACCTAGGTGTAATATGGTGTCTCTCATGATATTCATCACCACAGGCAAATCTTCCACGAGACTCAAGTATTCCATTAATAAATTCTTCATAAGTTTGCATAATTATTTCCTCCTAAATACTTTTCAAAATAAAAAAAACAGAAGTCAATGTTTTCTCAACTTCCATTCGGTTAATAAATTATTTAATTGTTTTGTGCCGTTAAATACCCAATACTTTTTATGTGTATTTGGATGGATTCCAGCAACAATTGAAACTTGTCCATTAGACAGTAAAAACTCTTTTAATGGATATGAATAACAATAAAAATATTTATCCATAATACTTCTTCTCCGTCAATTATTTTGTATTGTTAAATACTAAGTTTATTATCATACACAATTTGTTTTCTATCTACTTTATCAAAATTAAAGTTTTTTGGCACTTCATTCAAAAAAGTATACACACTACCAATCTGAGACACAAGCCGAAAACCCGATGCTATAAGCTGATCGGCAGTTTTTTTATCAGTTGTTTTAATAAATTTCTTATCCTGTGACATTACAAGCACCTCACTTATTTCTTATCTCTTGTAGCAACACCATCTGCACTAATTTCAGTATCATCCTTCGTTGGAGCGCCCTGAGAACCATCATTAGATGGGTCAACCCCAGATTGAGTATTAGAACTAACTAACGGATGAATCCAGTCTGTTGTGCCAAGTCCAAAAATATCTTCCACATACGCCATACCTCGCTCTTTAACAGGTGTTAAATTAAGCAAAGAACTATATTCAAGCTTTACTGGCAAACCATAACCCGCTGCCTCTTTAAGTGTAGATAATCTATCCTCAACAAAATACGGAGACACGTCACTATATTCCACTACAAAGTTCTCAACATTATAATTTAATTTTAAATATAAATTAATCCACGCATTAAGTTGTGTAACTGGTTTCATAGCATCAAGGCACTCAACCATCATAGCCTTCTTAAAACTTTCACTATTAGTAATCCTGTTAGAATTAAGTACAATACTACCATTAGTTTCTATTAAATTTTGATATGCCTTATTTAATGTATTAGTGTCTTCTGCCGCAGAATTATTTTGAAACTCTAACACGTCTAAGTCCATTGGAGATAAACCCAAGGCAATACCTTCAGGCACGATTGTTAATAATTTTTGATAAAATTCTTTTGCTAAATCTAAATCTATTGCAAAATCATCGGGCTCCTTAGACCCAGAGATAGTTGGTATCTTTGCCCAAATCATTTTGTATGCACTCAATTCATCTACAACACTTTGTACAGCCTGCAAATCTTCAAGGTTGATAATTTCTTCCAAGATGCCACTCAGTGGAACTACTGGATAATCTAAGTTATCAATGTTAATCTTAAAGCATATAGTTTTTTCAATAGGCAATTCTTTCCATCGTACATTATCACTTTGGTATTGGTTGTATAACTTCTGAAATTCTTTGTCAAAATACTCTAAGTCATCAGGGTATGTTCTAAAATATGACATATCATAAGCAATACCAAGACAACCAGCATAATATGACGCACTATAAATACGACAATAATCAGGATTTAATAAATGTATATAAAAGCTACCTTCTTTTTCAGGATCACCATAAATATAGCCATAAACAACATCATGTTTCCATGCACGTAACATCATTTTTAAAATCTGAGTTTCCATATGCATATTATTGACAATGCGAGTAATGCGTTCATAATCTGATTTAATCTTGTCTGCGTCATTTTCATCAACTAAATTAACAACAGGGTACGCAGTCCATGCCCGACAAGTAATTTGCTCCGCCTTATAATTAATCATTCTTCGATAAATATGAGAAACCGTATAAAGATAATCACTAAGCTTACGTAAATTTTTCTGGTTAGTCTCGGTAGACGGTGCTTGCAAATATGATCTAAGACTTTCTTTATTATATGTACTTAAGTTAATAGTTCTATTTTGTTCAAGATTAATTAATTGCAATATGTCCTTCAATTTAGCAAAATTTGCTTTTCCTTTATCCTGATTTGAAAGATATTCATTTTGCTCCTTTTGTGACAAATATTCAATCTTTTCTTTTATTGTTTTTTCAGCCATTATCGCTTCACCGTCCTTCCTTATCCAAATAATTTATTAACTGGCTTTGCTCTTGTTAGAGTAAACATTTCAGCAAGATTAGTAGAACTATTGCGTTTTTTTGCAACCAAATGCTCACGACGTAATTGCTGTAATACCCATGCTCCCATGGCAGCAACGTAGGCACGGTCGTCGTTAAGTTTTCCTACTCGATCTGGTGCAAGATCAAATCTATCAGCACCACTTGCTTGTTTAAACCTATAGATGTTAACAAGTTCGGTCTTCATAGCGTCTATCTGTTTTAAGGCAATTTCTTCGTCTTTGTCCAATCGACGCTGTTCCCTCACAACTTCAATACCTTTTTTTAACAACTCTTTTATTTCTTTTTCTGTTGGTTCTATATACCGTGGTATCTTTTCTCCAGTTTTTGTATTCAAGTCATACATTAAACTTACATACCCACGATTATCATATTCGTTTGGCCATTCTATCAAATTCATACTAATCATTTCAATTAGTGCCTTAAACATTTCTGTTTTATATTTAACTGGAGAGATAAGATGTAATTTATTTTTTATTGCATTAGGATATAATCTTACTTCTTCTGGACTATACTCTTGGTCAATCAACCCTCTATGCATATGACCATTATCATCTTCCCAATCTTCCCATAGAAAGTCGACGATATTAGTTCCTGCACCACCACTACCTTGATCGACGCATATACTTGCTATATTCTCATAGTCAGCATTACCTTCTCCATTGTATGCTAAAAGTAGCCTTTTTAGCTCCTTAATCTGATTTGGTGTTGTCATAGGGGTTTTATTTTTTTTCTCTATATTAATTAAATTCACTACATTCTGCACTCTCATTTTCCAACCCACTACTGGATCTTGATAATATTCTGGAACGAAAATAACAGAATTGTCTCGTAACCTCGCTGGGTCGTACATAAGCCCCCATAAACTTCCATTTCCATCATTTGCGAGTTTAGGTAATCGTGAAACAGAATTTCGAATAATATCAGCCCTTTTAATAATCTGGCCATCTCCACCTTCTGACGTAAAAATATTTCTATATTCACGCATGGCTGCTTCTTTGTCTTCACGCATAGCTTGATCAACCTTTTCTTGTGTCAACAATGGCACTGGCCATAATTTATTATGTACCGTAGCATTAATAATAACATCACACGAAATATCTGCACAAAAATACCTTTTATCTCCTGCAAACATTCGTAATGAAAATTCTTTATACTTTTTAAAAAAATATTGGTCAGTTCGTCCAGCAGAAGAACAATATAATAGCTGGTTCGGAAAAGCGGAAGGTTCAGCTAAAACATCTTCTACATTATAATCCTTACCCATTTTAAATTCTGAGTTCTGAGTCGTAAAAGGCTCAGATGTATGAAATAATTCATCAGGAGAATTCATGGCCTCATCATACACATTTAAATTAGATCGTTTACTCCGGTTGTTATCGAACGCACCATTCAATGTAAAACACTGACTTCCGCCATAAGTTCTTACTGTATAAGATGCGGGATTATGAATCCAACCATTTGAATTAGCTTGCGATTTTACAACATTACTTTGAAAAACATCATTTAAATTAGTAAATGAAGATATATTTTTCATAGCGAATTGTTCCATTTTAGTGAACAATTCAATTGACTGAGAGCCTACTGCCGCCAAAATATAAGCTTTAAATCCTGGAATCAATAACATTTTTGCCATAATGAATAAGGCGGCAAGCAAACTCTTACCCCCATTTCGAGACATTGCCCATACAACAAATGGTTTATTCCATGAGCTATCAATAAGATATCGTTGATAATCCATTAACTGAACATTAAAAACTTCTTCTATGAACCGAGACGGATTCCGCCTACCCCATTGTAAAAATTCTGCCAAATCCAATTTTTCTCGATATTTCTTAGTAGTCATGTCATATAAATTGGGCTTAACAAAAATTCCATATTCCATGAATGTATCTTTAAGTTCATCACATAAATCTTTAAAACCCTCAAAACAATCTTCAATACAGCTGTTCAGCATCTCCCATTCGGTCAAAACAGTGTCACTCATCTTCAATCACCTGCCCGAACTCATCAATTAGTCCCTTTTCTTTTAAAAAGTCTTTCAAATCCCTATTTTCTACAAGTAAGACACGTGCTCTCTCCAGAGCCTTATCTTTTTGTTTTTGTAAATCATCGACAAGCTCACGCCGAATATTGTTTACCTCATTCATGACATTTTCATCAAATCCAATTTGGTCAATTTGTGCTTTAGCACTAATTTCCGCGACCTGCTGCATTCCCTTACAGTAATCAATGTCATACATATTAATTTTCGCCGCTCTAAAACCAATCAAATCTAAATCTTTCATTTTACCAGTTAAGGTATTTTGACCTTTAGACTTATTGTTATTATAATTCAAACTAATTCCATTATCTTTAGCAAGAGCATTCGCACCACTAAGTAACTTTGATATTGTATCTGCATGTTGTTTGATAGTACCATTATTGGCATTCAATTTCGATGTATCCGCAGACAACTCATTAATGGCATCATTTAATTTTTGTATTTGATTAAATGATTGTACAATCTGAATAACCGCATTCATTTTCATACCATCATTTTTAGTTTCTTCATCTATAAAACTAATTAACTTGGCATACAATACAGGTAAATCTTGTTCCACAGGATAGTTTGCAAAAGGATCATATCCAACAAGTCGAATAATATCCTTTTTATTAGTTTTATATTCATCTAAAACCTCGGGTGTTAAATTTCTCTCAAAATCTTCATCGATATTTTTAACTTCACCCTTTTTAAACAAATCTCCATCACGCCAACGCATTCCATTATATTGAGGCAATTTGACATTTTTAATATAAGCTGCCCATACATTTGTTTTTGGTCTATCTAAATCTGGAGCATTAACCTCTTTGTATGACGCTTCCCAAAGTATATCTAGATAAGGCAAATCCATTCTTTCAAGTGCCGCACACAACGATTTCTTGGTTACATCTCCAAACTGCTTCGATGTCTTATTGTAATTACGAGCAATTTTTTCTATGCAGTCCTTACAAAATGGGATGACGCCCACGGTATTGAACGGATCCGTAGATGCATAGAATTTCGACCTTACTTTTTTATTCCCACAATAATAACATAAAAATTCTTCTTTATTAATTGGGTCATCCGATCTCTTTTTTGGACCCATTGCACGACCTGCCACAGGTATCACTCCTTTCTTCGAAAATGACCACTATGGCATTAATCGACTATTTCAGCCGAAGATTCATTCTTGGCTTCGTCTTTTTTCTTAAGTTCTTCTGTAATTTCAGCAAAAGCCTTTTGAAACTCAGGCGTGTCAGCAAAAACTATCACTGGCTTTGTTTTATCAGTCTTGAGAGGCTTTATGTCTATTACCTGCAAGCCCTTCTTTAAAAGCGCTCGACACGCACGATAATCAAAAACTAATTTACTTTTTATATTCTGATTTTCTATATTCATATTAATTTAATCTCCTTAACTACTTTCATTTTTAATCTAATTTGATATTATAAGTACATTCTCTACCCTCAGAACTACTAAAAATCATCAATGTTTGACCTGGGGCAGAGTACAATCTGTTGTTATTGGAATATTCGTCAGTACCACATAACGAACGTGTAAGTATGGACTCAATACCTAAAGATTCAAACTCCTCAATATGATGCTTGTCTGCGCTAATAGTATAATCAATTGTTCTACCATACTTTTTCGAAAATAATGTATTAACTGTAACTCCAAAATTTTTAAATTTCTCTAAATCGCCATGTGCTGCTACAATATCATATCCAAGAACGTTTAAATAAATAAATTCATAATATTCACTTTCAATGATTGATATTTTTGGATTATCACGAAGTCTTTGTTTTAACCACCAAGGTATTAATTTTTCCATATTATCTGAATGAATACTATCATTTTTATTTTGCACAGTTCTTAAATGATTTCCGTATGTAGCGTATATATTCACTGTCTGAACATATTGGGATAATGTGTTGATTGCTTCTGCTATTATTTCGGATACATTAATGATCTGATCACAAACATTCTCCTCAGATGCTACTCTTGCACTAGCATGGATAGCTCCATGAGCTGCGTCGCCTAAAAGCAACACATGTAATGTTCGCACATCATGAAGCTGTAAGTACCTTATGGTCTTATTGATAAGCTCTTGTACACGCCAACGACAAATATCAGTATTATATTTATTCCAAATATTTTCCGTTATCATGCCATAATGGAAATCTGCCATGCAAAGTACCGCATCCTTATATGACTCTCCAATATAAAAATCATTAAAAGCTAGTGGCTGCTGTTCGCACAAAAAATTTACAGATTCTATTATTTTATTAGTTAAATGTTCAAATCTCGCTTCTGAAGTCCAGAACTTGCGACATTCACGTCTCTGATCTTCGAATTGTTTTTTTGCTATATAGAGTTCTTTGGTTGCATCAGATATCTTATCCTTGTGTTCCTCAGCAAATTGCTTTTTACTAAATACATCATCGTATGCCTGTTGCATAACTCTGTATTTTTTACGAAAGGCCGACTCACCCCTCCACTCAGTATCATCTATACCAAGCTCTATATTAAGCCTTGGAGCAAGTTGTTCCCAAGTTTCAGTAACTAAGCCTGCATCCTTTGCTTGTCCAACTTTCCAAATATATTGACTTTCATTTTCTTCAGGTAATTTCTTTAGTATCTCTTCCATATCTTCTATCCTTTCTTATATAACAAAAAAAGAGACATTACGTCTCTTTTGATGTTTTTTTTCTATTTTCATATGCTTCTTGAATACTGTCTCGTAAGGGCATACTAAATTTAGTGAATGGCTTACATGTGGGCGAACAAATTACATCTTCCCCTGTTGCGGGATTTTTTCTTTGTCTTTCAGGAACCACCTTAAATCCAACTTTAATTCCTTCGACGAGCTGAAGAACCACTTCTTCATCATCTGCAACCTCACTAAAATGCTCTTTGACAATTTCATCAAGTCCACGAAGCAATACCCTAATGTCTCGTTGATAAAACTGACATTTGTCAGACAGCTCATGGATAATCTTTTCTCTTGTAATAATCATATTATTTTTCTCCTTATCTTTATTTTTTTATTGTATAAAAAAACAGCAGAAGGGTTCGAACCTCCATTCCAAGCACTCGCACTTGATGCTACCAATTACTTATGCTGTTATATGCCTAGCGTCCGAAGAACCTTCTCTGCAGCGAATAGATTTCTTGCTAGAATAGTAGTCAAGTAATGAGCTGAACCACACAACCGCAAACATAATCAACTAGGCTAATTGATGTTCCGAATAGGATTTGAACCTATGACATCCTGATTAAAAGTCAGGTGCTCTACCGAACTGAGCTATCAGAACAAAAGTGCGGATTTGAAGGTTCCGCACCAACCTTTACGAAAGTCCAATCGGGTTGAGCATCGTTGAGAGGCTTGATTGATTCTAGCTACTATTCTACAATTTCTCCCGTTTCAACATTAACAACCTCTGGGGATTCCTGTTCCTCGTCATATACCGCTGTAAACTTGATAGGACAGCCATCAAAATCACGCAACAGTACATCAAGACGAAAATCTCCAATATCTTCTACTGAAATAGTCAAAATGCCATTTTCTATGTTTAAAACACCACTTGCCGAAACTGAATATTTCTTATTTACTCCCTGTTTAGCCATATCCTTTTACTCCTTTGTATATCAATCACTTTATGTTATATGGACAGCTCATATCCACGCTGCGCTACTACAACTTTACCTGTATTGTCATTATTAAAAATTTTTTCCTGCAACTCTTTAGCAAAGTCAAGCTTGCCTGACATTTCCCCATGTACCAATATGATTTTTTCACATTGTACAGAACTATAATAGTCTAAAAGCGTATCTCTCTGAGCGTGGCTAGAAAAGCTCATAAGATTAGTCACTTGACATTTATTTGCACATTTTTTGCCCGAAATGGTAATAGTTTTCTGTTTACCTTCTTTGATAATAGCCCCTATGCTTCCTTCTGCCGAAAAGCCACAGAAAACGATTCTATCTTTAACTTTAGGTAACATGCTACATGCCCAACCAGTAGACCTTCCTTTGACAATCATTCCAGAACTAGCTAGCACCACAACAGGAATGTTAGCATCTCTCCACTCTTTGCTTTCAACAGAATCCTCAACAAGATGAATATTCTTCCATTGCAAAACTGTTTCCCATTTTTTTGCATCTTCACCATCTAACATACGAGAATAAGCTTTACAACAACGTATTGCCATAGGCGAATCAATTAAAACAGGAATATCAAAAGCTTCATCGTTACCAAAAATATCGTACAAATATGTAAGTATATTTTGCGCCCTATCGTTAGCAAAAACTGGAATGAGAATTCTCGCACGGTCTTCGCAACACGTCTGTCTAATTACACTTTCGAGTTTTTCCAAATCTTTTTCTCTCATCTTTGCGTCTGCAATTTTAGGTTGACGAGCATAAGTAGTTTCCCCAATTAAAATATCCGCTCGTTTAATAGGTTCAAAAGTATTTGCATAATACTTTTTAATATGAACATTACCAAGATCAGATGTATATACAATTTTTTTAGTTAAATTACCACAAGTAATCCAAAGCTCTATCTGCGCACTATTCAGAATATGTCCCGAAGGAACAAATCTAAATTTTACATATTCATCTAACTGAACTATATCTCCAATTGGATATTCAGTATAATGCTGAAGACACATATTAACATCCGAATCTGTGTAAATTGGAGCATAATCTCTTTTAAATTTAAGAGATAGCTCTTCTGCATCAGCTCTCATAATATTGGCACTATCTCTAAGAAGGATTTCCGCAATTTCATATGAACCTTGTGGCATAATCATTGGTGCTGTACATCCTTTTGCATATAAACGAGGGGACAACGCGATGTGATCACTGTGATTATGAAGGCAGAACAAATAATCTATATTTTTGGGTTTAAATTCAAAATGCTTATTATTTACTTTGTATGTCTCAAGAGTGCTACCACAACTCTGAAATAAGCCACATTCTAACAGAATCTGCCTATCTGGAGTTTGTATCCAGATAGACGACCCCGTAACATCATTTGCTGCTTCGCCAACGAAAAAAATTTTAATCTTATCTTTATTTTTTGCCATAACTTGGCTCCTTTTTTATGAATTAAAACAAAACATCAAATGAACTAATAATTTCATCAATAACACCCATTTCAAGGGCTTCATTTTCATCAAAGAACCAATCGCTAACTGCTTTTTTCTTAAATATCTTTGGATCAACTTTAGTACGAGCTAGGAAATTGTCAGTGATTTTTTTTCCAAGCTTATCAAAATACTTTTTCATCGATTCCACTTGATCAACCTGCCCACCGTAATTACAACTTCCGTTATGAACCATAAAATTAGTCCCTGGTAAAGCAAAACGCCTATGTCCCGAGGCCATTAAATCTGCTGCTGCACTATAGGCAGAACAAAGATTAATAGTCCAGATGGGGGTCTTGCTAATTTCAATAGCCTTGATAGTCGTCCATAAACTTTGCACATCCCCACCTGGTGAATCTACGAAAACCTTAATTGGTTTTCTATCTTCAACCGGAATATCCTTGTCTTCTTTATTGCAACGTATAATCATTTTAACAAGCCCCAGAAGATTATCATCAATTGCATCATCGACCCAGAAAATTCTATCCTGCTCATCTCTATAATAGTCTCTAAGCTCTGGATCAGGAAGCTGAAGATTTGCTGTTGACTCTGGAACTTCCGCTAAAATATTCATAAGTTCATCCATAATTCGTTTTCTCCTTTTGTATGTTTCGTATTTAAAAATGTTAAGAGAATAATCATTTTCTATTTTCTCTCATTAGGAAAATCTCGACCTATTTTTTTATCAGGTGTATTTCCCCCTAAGTTTTTCCTAATCACTTTGTACTGTATGAAATTAAAATGGTCACTTCACAACCTATTCTTTCTCTCTAAGCTTTTTCATGGAAGCTCTTTGATATTCCAACTGCTTTTTTCGTTGACATTCTTCACACCGACAGGTTCTTGTGTTCATATTATCTATAAACACAGGCTTTTCGCAGTCTACACATAAAACAACTTTATTATCATCGGGAACCTCTCCTACAATTTTAGAACAATCTTCACAAAACCTCTTAGGATTCGTTTTAGATTTTTTCATAAGTCGTCCACAACATTCACAATAACCATATCCTTTGCCATTATTCTTCCAGCTTAAATAAACATACGCAAGTTCTTGACAATCAATATCGCCAAGATTGAGTACCACATCATCACTATTATCAATAAAATTGACAATCAAGCATTTAGTATTATTCTTCTTTGGGCATTCTAAAAATCCATGTTGTAAAATATAATGTAAAATATATTCTCTATCGTCAGCGGGGACTGATATTCTTGCCATTTTACACAAATCCACAATAGAATACTTTACAAGACCATTTGTAAAACCACACGAGACGCTTTGCTGCTTTGCCATGCATAACAACACAAACAAAATTTTTTCTGCTCTCAAATTATCTAAAGAAGATATGACGTCCAATTCAGACCGAGTGATCTTAATACTCTCAATATTATAAAATGGATATTTGTGTGCTTGTTCTATAGCATCGGAAATCAATTTAGAATAATAACTTTCCTCAAAATTTTCATGATATTTTTTCATCCACGCTACAGTATTTATATAATTTTCATCATCAGCTATATGTTCAACATATAACAGGTATCTAGTAACATATCTAAGTTTAGCAAGAGTAAATTTTTCTTCTTGATTTTTTCCATCATAGATTGTCTTTGCATATTTTGCTTCATTCAGAATCAACATCTAAATCACCACCTACTTGTTGTGTATATAAAGAGAATTTATGACCACAAAACTCTATATTCCCATTTTTATCCTTGATTGGATATTGAAGTTTATATCCATTATTTTTTAAAACATTATTAAAAATCTGTTCTCCAGCAATATTCCACGCAAATGACTTATTCTTATTTGATGTGTAACATATGTCGATAAGAATGTTAGTTAATGCTTCTGTATTTGGGCATTTCTCATAGCAAGCAATAGTAAAATCTTCAATCAGTCGAGACATAAATGCATCTCTCTCTTCCTTAGAAGACTCATTTTTCTTAATACCCTTTAAAAATAATTGCATATTTTTATTATATTCATCATACAACTGTTGAACTGATACGTATTCTTCGTGAGCATACGTCATATTACTTTTTAATATTGAATAATCAAACTCAATATCAGGAAATACATCTACAGTCTGAAATTCATCTTCGATTCTCCAACAAATACGGTTCATTGTTCCAGGTGCTCTGCTCACAGGCATATATTTTTCGTAGTTATATACAAATAATTCCTCTTCCTCGGTTTTGTCATTTGAAGTGTATAATTCATCTAAACTTTTACCAAACCTAATTTTACAATTTGATCTAACAGTTTTAATATATTCATCTAACTCTTTTTTTAACTGAGAATAGCGATAGATAAAAAACCACGGTTTAATTTCTGCTGCTATGTTAGTATTTATTTGCTTATCTCTAATAGTATCTTCATCATCATCGTCCTTAATTTTAAACATTTTCGAATTCAACCATTCTTTAGGCACTGGTCTTGCGACCACACCTTTAATTCTATCTCCTTTATACCCTCGGTTATCCCGATATTTATTAGGGGAGTAGACTATATCTTCATCCACTTTGACAGTGGAGTACGGCACTTCCATATTTGGAATTTCACCCAATATGTACGAACTTCATAATCTTGTGCTCAAGACCGTATGTTCTAGTCGTTTGACCTTCCAAATCATCGCTGATCTGGCTTGGCACTGGATTGTCATGTATGTGTGTGTTTAAATATATTCCCAATGGAATCCTCCTGCTGTTTTACTACTACCTTTTAAGCAGTTGCATAAACTTGTTCTGGAGATTCCAGTCTTTTCAGAAGCTTCTTTACAGCTTAAGTATTCTTTTTGAGTTTCGGTACAAATAATTGCTCTAGCTCGTGGGGCTTGCTCATATCTTTTACCATACATACAGTTCCTCTCGCCCGTTTGTGCTTCTGATAGCTTCTGAAGATGCTCTGTAGAAAATATTTTATTTTTATTTGCTTTTGAAATTCTTTTATTGCGAGTGCCGTAATTACAATTGTACACAACATCACACCACTCAAGATTACTGGCATGATTGTTTTGTTTGTTTTCATCAATATGATTGACCTGATTTAGATTGTTTGGGTTTGACACAAAAGCTATTGCTACCAGTCTATGAACAAATAATGTTTTTCTGTTTTCACTGTTGGTTAATGTTACTTTGTAATACCCACGAGTATCAACACTCTTTTTTAAAATTTTACCACTTTTAACAACTCGAACTTCACCATCATCAGAAACCTCATATTTAGGATAACCTTCTATAACTTTCCACATACTAATCACCTCCTTGTTTTAATATTTAATACACACATATTTAGATGTTCCCAGTTAGCATAGTCTTTCATCATCATTTCCTATGATTCCTAGCGTAGACTACACACCTTACATTTGTAAGTTCACCGTATTTTTATTTTTCGTTCATTACTGAACGCCGCTACCATTTAGTTCAAAATAGCGTTCTGCTGATAATTCATCATCGTACTAATTCTATAAGTGAGCCGCTTATATTCCTCACTATTTTTATCAAATTGTTCTCGTAAAGAAATCATGTTTGTTGCCTTGTTCGTAACACTACCAATAGCATCACCAAAACCATTAATGTCAGATTTTATATAATCTTCCTCAGTCGGTACTTTCTTGGACATACTATCCTGTACGCACATCAGAGTAGTTTTGTACTCAAAGGCATCCAGTAAAACTCTATTGTCTGTACAAAAATTCGAATCCGAATCATAATCTTCTCCATTACATCTCATTGCCGTAGTATCCCAACTATTAAGTATGATGCATGTTTTGATATACTTGTACCATTTTTCCATCTCAGAGCTAGTTACAACACTAAGTTTACACACATTCTCAATTGTTGTCATTGGAGCCCGAAATATACAAATTTCTTTTGTTCCTCTGTCCTTCCAATACTGATGATAACACTCTCCCTTTTTTAACAAACCAGTAACCTCTAGACCAAACATATGCTGTAATAATGAATATGGGTCATTGCCCGCAATACTATAATCACCCTCTACGTCCAATACACCTATCTTTGCCGAATTAATTCGTTTTTGAATCATCCTACTAACTTTAGATCTCACATAAGGATCTTGAACGAGTTCTGGATTTGCCATAATTGCCTTACACATAGGATCCATATACAATACATTCTTTTCGTCAAGTCCAGTACCACACATATATAAAATAAGTTTTGTCCAATCTAACCCTAGACATTCCTTAATTCCTGTAACAGTAGGTTTGATTAACTCATCAATCTGCGCATCTGTAAATGAAAAATCCTGAAGATATTGATAGTTTGTAGTGTGAACATTACGTAGTTCATGAGGTGTACTTTTTGCAATACAAAACTCATATTCATTTTTCATACAGTTATTATAATAATCTTCATAGCCAGCATACGAGTCCCATAATTTTAACATAGAAACAGTGAGAATAACGTCCGCATCCCTTACGTCTCTCTTGTCTCCCCATGCGTCTTTAATAATGTATGTATGCGCCATTTCTTCAGCAAATTTCTTAAAATCTACCGTAAATACCATCCCCTTCAAGAATGCACAACGAGTATTAAACCCAGATAACGGCTCATCGCCTTCATTTAGGGCTCTTGCCCACTCAGCACTCATTTCAGGAGAAATAAATCCCATACCATCACAAGTATTAATTTCTATTTCCGTCTTAATATCATCCGTCACGCTTGGCCATTCTGGATTATCACCACCAGTGTTCTTCACAAGTCTTACGACATCCTTGAACTTCGTATGCACATCATTAATTACAATAATGCGTGGCCAAGGAACGGCAATACTAGCAGAACATTGTAACGCAAAATAAGCATTGATTTTTGCTGCAATAAATTTATAATTTAAATCAATATCATTGTATTTTTTAGGTGCTTCGTCCCCTTTGGGTCCCTCATAGCGTCCATTATTAATTTTTGTCATTAAGATATCATGAACTTCTTTATTGACAAAAATAATAGTGCTCTTTTTAATAGAACCTGCGGTTCCAAGAAACCTTTTATATTCTACAGTCCTAATGGTATGCCCATAATCAATAGTTATTTTGAATCCATGTTTACATACATATCTATAGTCCTTTGGAGAATCCATAACAAGCATTAAATAATCTTGTTGAAATTGTTTTTCATATAACTGATCGTACAAAGTACTAATTCGTTTCTTATTCTCAATGCTATTCTCTTGTTTTTTGATTTGTTTAATTTCTCGTTTAATTTTTGTTGCTTCAAAATCATTATTTTGACGGCATTGTTCTTTTTCTAACCATCTCAATACTTGAGACGAGCCAAGACTAACTACCAATTGTGGCTGTTTTCTAATTTCACTTAGTTTAAAAGTTAAATGCCAATTATATTTCGATAAATATTTAGTATTAATTTTTAGCACAAAAGTTTGATTTTTTTGTGATTTTGCCATGTGTTCACCACCTCAATCACTTTGTTTTGTAATCAATCCGCAAAATACTGGTTTATCCAGTATAATTCCATCATGAACAAGGGTATGATAATAAAAAATCCCGACATCTCAACAAGTCTCCTTCCTAATCACTTTGTACTGTAAATATTATACAGCAAAAACAGACAATTGTCAATATATCAGGATATTAATTTACAAATCATTTACAATTATTTACTCATATTTTTCATTCCTTCGTAACACTTCGAACAGTAATTGCTCTTTCTGGTGCCTCAAAAACCCCACCAATAATCTCTCCATTATCATAAACATATTCCCTAACAAGCTTCCAACCTTGCCTAAGAAATCTATTATAATGTTTTGGAATAGTAGTATCAACACACCATGTTTTATCAATCTGACTAAAACTAACTAACGTTGCCTGTTTACAGTTCTCAACTTTGTTACCTACCACTATCTTTTCTGTCATTTTATTCACCTTGCATATCAAAATCCTTTGCCGCTGGAACCCACCAAGAGCCATTAGGCATAATAGCATGATATCTATCATGAGATATACTATTCATTTTCGCAAATTCCTCAAGAGTCAATTCCCAAACCTCAAAATGTTCAAACTTATCTATCTTGCCATGATAAATATTTTTTGGATAAATACCTATTCTCTCAAACACAGGCATTAGGTGTTCACCAGATATTTTAATTTTCTCCGACATTCACATTTCTCCCTTGACAACTCTTTCATTAACGCTCATAACAAATTTTTCTATTCGCTTCATATCTGGAATTTCCGGCAACATAGTGCTATTTTTCTTCATCTCTAGCTGAGATTCCAACTCATCCACAATATTAAAGAATTCTTCGGTCGGCTTATCATTTTCGTCTAAATAATCACCGTTTCTAATAGACATTAAAAAATTATGATCCTTTTCTCTATAAGTAACAATCTCTCCATTATCAAGAATGTCAAAACACATCAGATACAACCGTACTAAATGCATCATATGCTTTGCCAGCTTACCGTGAGAAGTAGCATGAGCATTGCGCTTGCCAAGCTTGGAATAATCTTTAACAATATTGTTCATATCAGACCACATACCTTTCCAATCTCTCAAAGGATAGTGCTTTAAATTAATGTCCATAAAAATTTCAGTGTCATAATCTTCCTGTGCAGACTCATCAATATACAGCTTAATTGCGTCTTCTTCGTGTTCAAAATAACGTTCTTTATACGAATAAGCTGCGTTTTTAATGCTGTTCAAAATATGAGCTTCCTGCTGAAACTGACCCAAGTCTCGTGCCGCCTTATTATCCAAACGACGCAACTGACTTGAGGCATATCCCCCAAATGAGTGTACACATTTCTTTGAAAGAAACATATTCTTATTATCTAAAAGCTCCTGACCAATAGGAGATATGTATAAATAATGCTCTGGTTTACAACCCAATAACTCAATAGTATTAGGATTCACATTCGTTAGAAGACCAACAATCTTATTAAATCCATAAATAGTAGTATCAGTTTCTTCATTTACAAACTGTTCAAAGTTCTTATTGGTTAATATTTCTTCCTTGGTATTTAAAGCACAGCCCCGGATATCTATATCTGAAGTTTCTATATTAGTTCCATAGGCATAACTACCACCAAGCGTAAGAAACATAATATTATCACCAAGATGCTCATTATTCCTTAAAAAATCATATGTAGAAGTACCGAGCATCTGTTTAATTGCTTCAATTGTCATTTTCTTTTCCTCGCTCCTTCTCTTCTTCCAAAATCTCAATAAAATATCTAACTCTTTGGAATGCTGACGCTTGAGCCATTACGATCATATCAGCAGATGTTGGATTTTCTCCTCCCGTTAGCTTCGAATAATATAAATCCTCCATCTGAGAAACATAATCATATATTTGCTCAACTTCTTTGATCATAATTATCACCCTTTCCTTTTCCTTTCTGTTCGTCATTAATATCATATTTTTCAAACAAATGGCGTTGAGGGGCAAAATCGCAACCGAAATATTTATATTCCGCTTTCAATCGAGCAATAATAGCATCTTCTTTATTTTCAAAACTTCCAAGACGTATATTATGATAATTAACTACAATTTGAGCAGACCACTTGTTACGATCCTTTTCCCAAAAAACACCGATAAATCCAGATGTGTTGTTAACGCCTATCGATGCATTTCTAGCATTTTCGGTAGGTGTTGCAAATCTCAAATTTTCTTTTCGATTGTCTAATGGGTTTCTGTTAATATGATTACAATTCTTCCCCATAATTACATTACTCATTTGAATACTTTTTTCTTTACTAGGCGAACATAAATCAGCACGCAGACATCTATACCGATTCCCCTTAACAGCAGTTAACCAACAATAGTCTTTTATTTTATCATAATCTTCTAAATCGAAATAAAATTCATCATTAGCATTTAAAGTCCAGCCAATTCCATATTCACCAGACAAATCATATTTATTATACTTTTTTAACCGTTGTATTGCTTGTTCTCTTGATAAGCATCCACAAGAAGTAGTATGTTTAGACACCAAATTGCTTCTTCGAACAATTATCTTGTTATGGTCCTTACATGAACATTCGCACAACCATTGAGTATCTTGGTGCCCAGAATGGCTAACGTAGTCATTTGCTCGTTCTAGAACGATAAGTCTTCCAAAAACTACACCTATTAAATTTTTCCGAACATTAATCATTTAATCTCTCCTGATAACCATATATTCAGACCAAGAACCAAAATCAACATATATTGCATTATTTTCTTCAGGAACGATCCACGTTCGTGTATAATAGCTTTTAAAATTATGCTCGTCCAAAAACTTCTGAATTTCACGAAACGCATCTTCCTCAGTATTTACCGTAGCAAGCAGCCTCTCTTCTCCCGAACGAGCTAAAAAATATAGCTTCATTCCACATTCCTCCTATCGTTACTTTATTTCAGTAAGCCAAAATTGACGTTTACATTGTTCGCAATTTTGACTTATTGGTAGATTATCGGTCATTAAACACTCCCTCGAACCATCAGGATCCTTTACAAAGGCTATAGGACATATATCAATTACTCCATCTATCATTCTTGTCATAGGAAATAATTTCAACAACTCAATTTGTCTTGTTTTCGGCGGATGCTCTATAGCCCATTTTTCTACTTTCGCAACTGTTTCTTCAGGAAATACCAGAATAAAATTACTACAATCACAATCAAGTTTACCATTATTGCAACTGGAAAGTGGACAATCCACACAATCACTAGTATCACACAATCTTGTTTTTTGTTTCAGAAATTCTACAGCATCCATTCTATTCTTCCTTTCATTTTCGCTTACTTCAGTATTCTCTCCATACTGTCCGAAAGTCTCTTATATGTATCTCCCGCCATAAGCATTGAAACAACATTATCTGACAGCGCTTTTCTTGTCGTTTCATCAAACTGAGTTTTTATGCCTGTGTTAACAGCAACTTTAATCCTTTCAACGTTGTCATCGATTGTTCTCTGACAATAGTTTCTAACCATATCTGTAACTTTTTCAGGGTTGAGCTTTTCGTCAATGACTTTAGCTGTACATTCAGCAAGATACGCATTCCTACTCAGCCTTCTTTCAGGTTCACGCCATCCACCACCTATAGTAATCTCCTTTTGCATATATGCTTTTATCTCATCATCGACAACTTTTTTAAGAGATTCGTCAACATATGCTTCCGCAATGTCTTTAATTTCGTCCTTTACCATTGACTTAACACAATTATCAATCATATCATATACTGCTTTTTCAACTGTATTGGCAACAGTGTGCTTGATAAATGTTGTAATATCGGGCATATCAAGTATGATTTTGCATTTATCTTCTTCCACATCTCCTTCACAACAGTATGGACAAGCCTCATATCCTCCTTCGTAATCACACTCAGGTGTGCCGTCATCATAGTCATATCCATTAAAATATTTGCAGTCTTTACAGTCTTTCATTGTTAATTTCCTTTCTTATAATTCACACTTTCATCTTCATTAACAGGGACATAATCTTGGCATCGCTTATAATTGCAATGAATATGAGGTATGATTTTCTTTTTAGACAGTTTACAAGAGTACTCATAGATCGGATGATCAAACACATCGCCGTGCCATGGCGTGATGTCTTCAATAATTAAATTTCTGCAATCGATCATTGTAATTGCCTCTCAAAATTATATTTTTATAATGCATCAATAATCTGTCTTGTGTAGCCACAGCATTCTATGTTAAACTCAATGCCTGGTGTACCATCATCACGCTTACAAGATAGCGCAGAACTAATATATCCTTTTATATCCGAAAAAAGAATCCATTTTTCTTTGCCAGTATTTGTTTTTACTTTTATTCTAAACTCTAATACTTTGTCAATTATTTCTTCATCAATTAATTTATTCAAACATTGCCTCATATTTTTTCACTAGCACCTCAATTTCATCATCACTCATTAGCTCAACCATATCTGGTAAATACACCCCGCGCCAAGGTTCCTTGTAACCAGAAACCCAAATTAGATATCCATCATCCATAACCTCGTATATCGCTACACTACCATAACGAATTAGATTGGATTCCTCGTCTTTCACTTTTACAAATGTTCCAAAATCATACGGCAAATCAACATGAATCATGTTTCGTCCTCACTTTCATCTTCAATTTCGGTCAGCCAGTAGGTTTGCACGCATTTTTTACATGCCAATGAATTCGTATTGGTCAAGTGGCATTTGTGTATTGCATCAACCTTGGCGGGACATATGACTACATTGCCTTCCGGAGTCAAAATCGCGTTCGGGAACATCTTTAAAAACTCGCTCTGACGCGTCTTTCTCAAGTGCTTTTTAACAACTTCTTCGGCATTCTGTTTCTCATAAGTCATATATGGATATGTCTGATGATAATTTTCAAGATATCCACATTTCGTGCATTTATGTGGATATGTAGATGGAAAAAGATCCAGACATGCCCCTGTTGGGCGCATTTTTCCTTTATGACACTGAGGGCATTCCATATCAACGTTATATACTTTTACTTCTGTCTTAATTTCCATATTCTTTCCTTTCGTTGATGATTTGATTACAAGTTGTTTGTGCTATACTACTAATAGATCTTTCCATTCCATTAAATATTCCATTGCAAACAATCTGCGCCATTGCCTTATGGATAATTTCATCAAAATTTTCTCTAACAACATCAATCATTTCGTCCCGTAAGTCATTTAACTTGTTTGTCTTAGTTGTTCTAAGCATAATCTCTTGCAAAAACTGTGTGGGTTTTATTTCATAACCCCAAGCGTCTTTCGCCATTATTAACTCTTTCAACACATTAGTGTTAGTTAAATACGTTCGAAAACCTTCTAAAACAACTTCCTGAAGCTTTTCTTCTGGTAGCGCAGCAAGCGACTTATCCATCAATTCTTTGAACTGTGTCTCATCAACATTAATACTAATTTGCATACTAAATCTCCTTGTAAAAATAATCAATCCCTTTGTGCTGTAGTAATTATAACACAAAAGGATTGATTTGTCAATAGCTTAGATGAGTAATTTACAAATTATTCATATTATGGTGTATTATACTGATTCATTTCTACTATTTTAAAGTACTCTTTGAAAGAAAACCACTTATCTTTCATTAAATGTCCAATTCGAAGAATTTTACCGCCTCGATCCTCGAACTCAACTCGCACATATTGCCCCTTAAGATCCTCCCAAGATTCAACTTCAAGAGTTTTCATGATTTTCAATTATTGCGCCATACCCATCACTAGATGAGTGCTCTCCAGCTTCAGCACACCAATGATCGAAGCAATAGTCCCCGAAGCCACAACCCCAACCAGCTCCTTCAATAGTCAGCTTGACAGAGAGACAACCATGTTCTTCACCAAGCCTCGTAAATGTAATTTTTCCATTAAGAATTTCAGTGCTCATATTTAATAGCTCCTTCCTGTTCAATAAGCGGCAGATTACCATCTGACTTCATCAGCTCATAAATAAACAATCTACCCTTCTGAGTCCAATATGTTCGAATATCCGTATGTGATTCTTCTTTCCAATCTTGATAAGTATACGTTCTAGTACTTGTATAACCACTCGAAGCATATTTTTGGTAAAGCAGCCAAATAGAGCCCTGCTTATACTGAACGCCCTTTTCATGCAAGTACTGATTCATGTGTTTTGCACTCCATCCATAATCTTTTGCAATTACAGAAATGGCTACAAGATCTTTACAATTAAGCACAATGTCATAATACGTTACTTTAGGCTGCATTTCTGAAATTTGCTGAGCCTGAACAGAAACCGTTTGCTGGAGCTGTCGCTTTTCCTCATTTAGCTGTCTAATTTTAGAAAGATTTAACCGAAGAATATTTTTGGTTTCTTCACTCGATCCTTCAAAATATGTTTCGATGAACAATTCGTCGCTATTTATATAGCCTCCAGTTTTACGAATGGTCGGAAGGACGTCATGGGTAATCCAGTGCTTAAAACGTTTTGCGGACTCAAGCTTGCTGCCAAAAACGAGTGCATACACACCAGATTCATTAATTATTGTCAAATCTTGCGTTCCTCCAAGGGTGTCGCATTTTGCTACACCCCTATCTTCATTATCAACATGCTTCGCAAGAGCATCACGACCATTTTTGTAACCTAAAACTACTGCTACATCTTTGGCCATAAACCATGGTTCATTGTCAATCATCACCGCTCTAATCTTGCCGAATTCTTCATTCTCAAACACCTTTAATTCATTCATCTTTTGTTGCTCCTTATATAAATATAAAATCTTTTATCAATTGTTATGAATTGTTTATTCTTTCTACTATCTCATTTCTAGCCTTGTCAATTAACTTTTCACATTCTTTTCGTGCATCATATTCATATCCAAAGGAATACCATTCGTCCGAACCAGCTTGCTGAAGAGTGTACATTGCACTAATGTCACTTAAAGCAAATGTTGTTTCATATGACACTCCAAGGGCATTTAACACACCACTGTAAAAACTAATTAATCTGTTCGCTTCTTCGTTATTATTTTTTAGCTTCTGTAGCTGAGAAATAATATTATCAATCCATTCGTTGTAATTCATTTTACTCTCCTTTCAAAACAGGACAAGCCATTATGCCACGCTCCTTAAGATACTGAATGCACTAGTCAACAGATAAATGTTTCATAATCCACTCAAGAGTAACATCAGTCCATTCTGTATACTTCAGTTTATAAGACAGTGTATTGAACTTTTTATACGAAATAGGTTCCCAAGAACTACTAGGGCAGATTCTTATAATTGGTTTACGACAAAGCAGCGGATTAGCTATCCAAAGACCATTAATAAAATGCTTGGACAGATATTCACATGCTCCTTCGAATGATAAATTTTCAAAAGATATCTTTTCATTCAAATCTTCATCTGAAACGCAATACCCAGTATCACCAACTTTTCGCCATTCAGTACCATCAATAGACACACAATGATTTATGTGATAAATTTTTAACATTTTTCCTCTCCCTTTTTCAATCCTTTCATATATGTTATTGCATTATTTTCAAGAAATACACAATTATTATACGGCTGATTTAATTCTTTTCTTATCTCTATATTCAACTCAACAAATTCGTCTACATGATGCTCAAAGTAATCAATAGCATCATTTTCACATTGAAATTCTTTTAGATATTGATAGTAGAAAAATCTTTGGTTTGTACAAAACCATGAATTCGTATCAACGCAATAAGCAATTATCCATGCTGGAAATTTTTTTGAAAAACTGTACCCCTCAGGTGGTACTATGCAGCTACCTTCATCCTCAAATATATTAAAATCTTTGTCTAATATACGTTTGTTGCCATAGTCATCAACAGCAACAAGTTTATCGTTTTTTTTATCACCTAATGTTATTTTGATGCCAACATCAGCAAGTGCTTTGACAATATCATTAATGTCTATCTCAACAACCTTTTCTTTTTTCATTTTTCGTCTTCTCCTTCATCCATAAGCGCACCACAGTACGAACAGTATTTTGCTTTTGTTAGTCCCCATCGGGTGTGTTTGCAGTTTGAACAAGAACATTGTCTAGTTCCATCGATATCTACCGTTCTTATCCAATGCGCGTGTATTATAGGTGCTACGTCTGTTACCGTAGTGGCTTCGATAGCATTCCTTACAATAACAGGGTAAAAGCCTTTGTCTAACAAAGTATGTACAAGTGCATCACGATTTATATATTTAATCATTTTCGTTCTCCTTTATTCAATTTCCAATTCATTTTTCATTTTCATGATTTTCAAAATAAAACGTTATTTTATGTGGAGTAGGGGTTACTGTACCAAACCTTACGGCAGTTCTATATGTTGCACTGTCTCTTAACAATATTTCAGGTTGTCGTTCAAGCATTGATCTGAAGGTTTCAAGTGTAAAAGTGCTTTTATAATGGTTACAGGGTCTGCACGAGGGCATATAGTTATCAAAGGTATCAAGATCAATGCCTTGGGTTTTATATATATCATAAAATTGCATTGGAATAAGATGATCAACTTGCATTGCTTTTAAGGTGATTTCGCAACCACAATATGCACAATGTCCATTATATTTTTCGTATACTTTTTTCCGCTCTTCTTGCGGAATAATCCGGCGCTTTGGTGGTGTATAGTTCATATAGTCTCCTTAATATCAATCTTTTCAAAACATTTTTTTTATAGATACATCATAGAGTTCACTTACTTGATATTTAGCCTGAACATAATCCCAAAATTCCAAATAGCAGTCGGAGCATAGTTCTATTCGTGACAGTCCCTCAGAATAGCCACGTCCTTCGCAATCATAAATTTTTGAAGGTATGTTAACTTGGTATAATGGATTGTTTGTGGTCTTGTTACCCTCAACTGGAAATTCCTTTTTACAGCAGTCGCAAGTGTAAATGGTTACATTCTTTTTTGCCATGATTTGTTTTCCTTTCTTTGATTTATATTTTATGAGGTACAAAAATCTATTAATAATATATCTATTTGTTCCCCATAGGGTATAATTATTACACGTCCGGGATATTTTCGCCTACCACCACATTGCAGGCATTACCGTTGCCCAAATCCAAGGAATATCACACACTGATTTTTCTTCGTCTTCTGTCAGTTTTTTATTCTTGAATGCTTCGGAGAGGGCAAGCTCACATCCGTGCAACATTTTATCTATAAGCTCTTTTTGAGTATATTCTTTGTTTTCAAAATTGAATTTATGGACATTTAAATATTTTCTTGCCATCGTTTTACCCTCCTTCTTACAAACGGTATGTTTCAATAACTTTTGAGCACCTAGGCACATTCCAATATTTACACTTACAAGATGCTTTGTCCTCACAAATTGAACATACTTGGTCACGAATATCATCCAGCACGTCAATCTCATTATATTCGTCATCTGATCTCAAAGTCTGAATATAACGATGCGTCAAATCATCACAAGTAAGATGCATTTTGGAAGTATACAAATCTTCGCAATAGCATTTACAAACAGTATAAACATATTCTTCACCCTTCAATATGGGTTTTCTACATAAAGTGCATTCGTGCTCTTTTCGTGCGGTATGAATATGTTGGTTATAAAAATCAATACTCATTTTATGCTCCTCTATTCAATAATATTTTTTTATGCAAATTTAAAACGCAATTGGTAGAGCATATAAATTTACCTTAAAACTCATTAATGCGTTTTTAGAATCATTTTTTTACACTTCAGATGTACGTTTCTGACGAGCATTTTTGAGTCTTTCGGATGCCGCCGCTTTCTGTGCATCAGTCAAATTGCATGTTCTAGGTGGACTGATTTTAAACCACGATTTGGGTAGCTCAACCAAAAGCACACCGTAGTTGCTATCTGGGTGCTCAAGAATATGTATCTCGTTAGGATATTTGCCGGCAAGTCGAAGCAGCTTGTTGATCCATACCGTTTCGTTAGTCGATATCTCTGCTGTTTTATGGTCGTTGGTTTGATTGTATGCGGTTTCTCGTATTTCTGTCATTGTGTCGTTCTCCTTTTGAGTTTGAAATTTTATCTTTTGGTAACGGGTGGGATGGGTGATTCAGCAAGAGGCTGAAAGAAAGAACCAAAGAAATATAATATAATATAATATATATATATATATATATATATATATAATATATATATATA